AATCAGACGGTGAACGCACGACTTTCTACATGACGTTCTATCGTCTTGAATTGATTCCTATGGGTTCACCACTTCCTGTCGGGTCATATCCTCTTTACGGATCGTGGACAACGAGCGATACGCGCAAGAGAAAGACCTTCACTCAGGAAGTCATCGTTCCATATGCGGGCGGATACCAGACGGGAAGCAAATTTGCTCGTGGTGTTCAGACAAAGTACACATCGGTCGGATTGGATTCCATGACCGATGGTGGCTCTCCATTCATAATCAAGAATAGCGGATACCTCACAGGCTCCATGTGTGGCATTCTATTGGGATCGATGACTGGATCGTTCGATGACACGGTTGAAAAGAAGAACCTGCAATATTTCAGATATTATGAGTCGCACTCGGTCGTAGGTTCGGTCATTCAAGGATTTGAAGTTTATAACATTTCCACGAATGACTTCTTCCTAGTCGGAAAAATCATCGGCAAGTTCACCTCCGGACCACTGGCAGGAGAATCGCTTGTTCTCGGAGATGTGGGAAGTTACGTCTCCGCAACAGGTATTTCTGACAACTATCCAAACCAATCGTTCACATCAGCGTCGGTTATTTGCAAACTCACCAACTCGGCTGTATCAGCAACATCAGACCTTTATTTCAGCGGTTCTATCTCTGCTGGTATCATCACCGGTAAAGGAAAGAACAACGAAACCGCATCCCTTTCCGTCAACGGTAAGGTTCTTGGAGAATACGGCAATCTGATTCCAAATATCGGTCGCTATTCTGGTTCATACATCGGCTGCTTCACCGGGTCTTTTACCGGATCATTTGAGGGTCTTTACACCGGAGTATATAAGTCATATGATGACTTTGAAGAGGAAGTGGTCGAAATCGTCACCGGCAGCTCGGCGGCGGGCATCACCCTAGAAGACATTCAGCGTTTGGGCATCCAGTCGTTGACCAATGCACAACTCGTTGCCAACAACAAGTTGGCTGTTCCTAAGAAGAAGAAAAAGAAGAAGTTCCTCGGATTATTTTAACACGAGATTTCTTTAGATTTCCCATATTTATGATTTGAACTATGAGCTATATCGACAACAGAGTAATCACCGTGAACGCAGTTCTCACAAAAAAGGGTAGAGAACTGCTCGCCCAAAATGGAGCACTACAAATTACATCGTTTGCTTTGGCTGATGATGAAATCGACTATAGTCTCTACAACCCCAACCACCCACAGGGGTCGGCATACTACGATTTGGCTATCCGCAACACGCCAATCATGGAGCCTGTTTCAGATGAAACGCAGGTTCTCAAGTATAAACTCGTAACTCTCAATCCCGGAGTCACTTCCATCCCTGTCATTACCCTTGGGCAGACCAGCATTGAAGTCGATAAGAACTACCGTGGTGAAATCGTCATCGTTCCTTCGACGAACCCTGTTTACAACACCACGCTCGGATACACCGCAATCCTTGCCAACAAGAATGCAGGCCGTATCATCGGAGAATTGGTTCAAATCAATCAGGCTGCAACGATTCCTTCGTTCCTTGGAGATATCGGTTCGACAACGGCTCAGACAGCAGTTGGTCTACGCTTCCGTTTCATTCCAAACAACGGTCTAACATCAACCCTCCAGACGAACTTGACCATCATCGGAAACGAATCCGGTGGCAGCGTCACAATTCCAGTCGTAGTCAACGTCGATACAAACGCTTAATCCTATGGCAGCAACAGGCTCATCAGTATTCAAGAATTTTGAGGCAGGAGACATTGTTTCCGGAAGAAGTCAAACGGTTTCGTTCGGTCTCTGGGCCGATGGAGCCATTTCACAGTCTGCTTTCTACACCTCAAGCATTCAAATCTCGAACAGCGGTTCTTCTCTATCTGTAGGGAATGGAAGTTACTATTGGGATATCTACAATCAGGCGCTTCCCGACACGAATGCTCAATCTCAGAAGTACTTTGCAATCGCACATGGTAACTTCTACGGTTCCGGTTCGTATTATGCCGGGGTAACCGACGCATTGGTATATCCAGCCCGTGCCATCTACAATCAGTACAAGAATCTTCTTCTCCTCCCATCCGATACCAAGTTCAGTTTTAAGACTGGTAGTGGTGATGAGTTTGTCGATTCCGATGATATCTACGTCATCAACTTTGCAACCGACAAATACAAGGATCGTGTAGACGCCGGTCAATGGTCGATCAAACTTCAAGGTTCAGCCAGTTTTGTAACCCTAACCGACGATAGCGCATATCCTGCAACGGTTCGCGGAACCAGCACATCGGTTTACAATGTCGTTGGAAGCACTCCAAGTGGAACATATGATGGTCTTGGTCTATTCTACCCAAGTTTGGGAACGATTGTTCTAAATCCATCAAAGGTTGCCGCCCGAATTGGTTCGGAATTCCTTCCATACACATCGAATGTTTCCGTCACCACAAAGGCTGATACCAACTTCCAAAAGATTTTCAACGCTGTTGCCACAGGAAGCAACGTCACCGTTCGTGCATCTGAATTCGTTCCTTCCCGCCACTACTTTGTGCGCGTTAAGAACTCGGAATTCAACTATTCGAACAACCCAAGTTTCGTGACCGGCTCTGAAGGTGCATTGAGATTCGATTCGTTCTCGAACGACCCACAGGTTTACTTGACCACGGTCGGTCTTTACGACGATAACAACGACTTGGTTGCAGTTGCTAAATTGAGCCAGCCTCTATTGAAGACCTTCGACAACGAAGCGTTAATTCGTATCCGCCTCACATTCTAAAATAACTAACTTCTAACGAGAAGTTGGTGGGCGGTATATTTATAGAGGTATGATCAAAACTCTCGATAGAGCATCTGTCACAACCGTACCGTTCAAGACCCACAAAGCGTGGAATGTAGACACGGCTACTCAGGCTGATATTTTGCTTTTGGAGCAGAGTGGCAGTGATAGTGGCATCATCATCAACGATTATTATACATCCTCGTTGTTGGCTATCGAACAGCAATCATACTACTCGTCTTTCCGTGTTCTTGAAGGTCTCCACATCAGCGGAACTTTCTTTGAGACTTCCAGCATTCACTGGAGTTCCATTGACAACCCGATTAATTGGGAAGGCTCTTACAAGGGCTTGGTATATGATTCCGTTGACCATCTTTTCTATCGCAACCAAGAAAGCCCGCTCACAATGTTCGGATTGCGCATCTACAAGGATGTGTCGTATCTAGGAAAGCGGGAAAATCGAAAGATCAATGATCGCATTCTCACCGCTCGCCTTCCCATTGGATACTTCGGCGAGAGAATCCTTCCAAACAGCGTTAACGTAACCGACTTCTCAAATTTCCACGACAAGTACACAATCTCCGATGATGGTCACACAAACCTAATCCTCAGCGGTTCAAACTTTGTTGATGTTGGCGTGTTGTCGGGCATTCCAAATCTGTCAGGATCGGCTTCATATTACAATCCAATCGATGAACGGTTTGGCGTTTCCGTCTCAGGTGATGGAGCATGGGTGGCAGTCGGGTCACCGATGGATGAAAACTCCTTGTCGTTCAGTAAGACCGGTCGTGCCTATCTCTTCAAGAGAACTGGTTCGGGTTATCTTGGGATGCAAACACTCTATTCGCCATTCTCACAGGATGCCCTCACAGCCGAACAACTGGCTTCTGGAAGCGATGATCCTCTTTTGCTTGAAACTGAATTCGGTGATTTCATCATCTCCGAAGGAACGTCTTCTTGCTCTGGTAATGATACCCCATTCGGTCAATTAGTCGATGGATTTGGAAGATCGGTATCTTTGCAGGGAACGCACTTGGCAATTGGTTCACCTACCAGTATTGTATTTCCATCGGGGTCAACTTACGTCTCAACCGCATCTGCCTGTGTGACCGGTTCTGGCTTGGTTTTCTGCTATGACATGAACTTCGGCGGCACTGAGAGTTGGGGAAGAATCAACATTCTTTCGAGTTCAAACGATCCCGCCGCAGAGCACGAATTCGGATATACCGTGAGCGTTTATGGAGACACTTTGGTTGTGGGAGCACCCGGAACAGGCTCGATCTTCATCTATAACTACACAAGTTCAAATTGGGCTCTTTCTCAGACGTTTACGATGAACGTCACAAGCAGTTTCGGTTCCGCTGTCAGTGTATGTGGCGACAACTTGGTTGTCGGAAATAGAAACGCTGCTGGCAAGGCGTGGTATTACCACAGAAGCGGTTCCTCATGGTATTTCGTCAAGGAGTTGATCGGTCGCACCGACTTCACAGGAAGCATTTATACAAACGGTCTCAATTACACAAGCAGCATCGATGGATTCGGTCACTCCGTAACCGTCAATGATAGTTTCATTGCTGTTGGGGCACCGACTGACCGAATCTTCACCCCATCAGGATCGTCAAACAACTATTACGCAGGTTTGGTTTATGTTTACGGTCTCACTGGATTTGCATGTGATCAGCCATTTCCGCACTCCGGTTCATACTTCTCCGAAGCAAGTTATCCAATTCCAATGCAGAGAATCTTCAGCGAAGATTCGATTGACAATTCTTACTTTGGTCAGAGCGTTTCCTTGAACAAGACTCGTCTCGCAATCGGTTCTCTGAAACCTCGCGGTTCCCTGCAAGTAGAATACTCATCAAGCCTGTATTATGTCGAGGGTATCGAAGATGAAATCAACGATTTCGACGACACCCGCTTCACAGATGGATTTGCTTACCTCTACAAACTCAACTCCAATAGAACCGAGTATCTACAAGAGAAAATCGTGCGCAGAAACAAGGAGCGCAACGTTCCTTACAAGCACTACGGTCAAGCAATTCACCTGAGTCCGCAATTCATGGTTGTTGGAAGCCCTCTATACACCATTCCAGACCTATCGGGAAGTTTGTTCTCACAGAGCCTCTACCCAACCGGAGCATATATTGATCAACAGCAGTTGAGAGAGTCGGCAAGTTGGGCATACGATGTTGGTCCTAACATGTCGGGTAGCGCATTCATCTACAATCTATTCGACCTCAGTTCTGAATATCAGGTTGGAAACGTTTTCTACAATCAGGGAACGTTTGTCATTACCACGACGGGTAGCCAATTCCAAAACATCCTGAACAACTCAGGCAATCGAGGCTTTGATCTACAATACCGTGGAGAGCACACAATCTTTGAGCACGAAATTCTCATCTCGATTAATCCGGGAGAATTCAATGTCAGCACCAACCCGTCAGCCCTTGTTCGAGATGCAAGAATCCCACTCGACATAAACAATGACGGTGTATTCGACTGGATCGACGTTGACCTTCTCCTTCAGTGGTTCAATGGAATGGATGCTAACAGCAGCCTTTCACCAGAAACGGCAATGATCGTGGAAGCATTGAACCTATCACACGCTCCGAACGTTTTGACACAGGAGATGATTGATTACATCGAAACGGAGTTGAGCGATACCGGAGTTCTTGATATCGATGGAAGCGGTGGAGTTGATAGCCGAGACGGAAACATGATTCTCTATTGGTGGTTGGGTCAATTGACACCGGCACTTTTGAGTTCATTCATGGTGCCAACCAGCACCAGAACCAACGTCAAGGATATCGACACCTATCTCCGTGGAATCACCGGAAAGAACAAGCCATACCCAACCAAGGCACAGGCAGAAACTCTCCAAGCCAACAACAATCTTGACCTCCTACCGGCTTATGGAATTCAAAACGGCGAACTGATCAAGCCCGATTTCTTTAACTATGTTGAAAGTAGTTCGCTTGACCGCACCGGCAGTTATCTTGCCCCATATATAACAACGATAGGTCTTTACAATGGTCTCGACCTCGTTGGTGTGGCTAAGATGGGTCGCCCGGTCAAGAATATGATCCAATACCCTCTGAATTTCATCGTTCGATTCGATTTCGGTTAATTTTCAAAAGGAACGAGATATTTATAGAAAAGGAAAACACCCATGGCAGCAAACACATCAAAACTCCCTCCTATCCAGACAGGCAGTCCACAGAGATTGGAAGACCTTTACGCAAATCACCCAACATCACGTAAGGATTCCAAGACAGGACCTGCGGGAGCAGTTGTTTCCAACGTGGTTGACATTCCAAACCAGTTTTCCAAGAACTTTGTCGCCAAGCCAATGCCTCGTCAGACGCAATTCACAGCCATGGCACAGAACTACGCAACACAACTTGGCGTAGGAACGAAGAAATACGCTCCTTCCGGTCGCGGTTAAGCGAGGGAAGTCTAAAAAAAGGTTATGAATCTCGGGCTTGATGCAAGTACTTCGTGTTGTGGATATGCCTTTTCCGAAGGCAATGTAATCGTTGACGCCGGTTGGATTGATACATCCAAAGAAGACACATTCCGCGCCAAATCAGCCAAGATAATCAATTTTCTAAATTCGACCGGGCGGATGGGTCAAGTTGAATGTATCTATTTGGAATCGGCTGTATCCGGGTTCTCACCGGGCTTCACCAGTCAACAGACAATCGTTCTCCTTTCTCGATGGAATGCTGTGTTCGAGTATATCCTTCAGGAGACGTTCGGATTAGAAAAAGTGGTTCTTTTAACCAGCAATCAGGCACGCAAGGCTGTATTTGGAGCATGTCGGATTAAAGGAATGAAACCGAAGGAGTTTGTGAGACAAGAACTCGCCAAGTTATTTGACTTGACGCCGTACATCAAGTTCAACAAGATCGGCAACGAGGACAAGCGCAACTCGGATACCCTTGATGCAATTGTTCTATCCCTTCATGGACACTTCTCGCAAAAAACCAACTCAAAAGACAAGAAAACTGGTAAGAAAGTTGATAGCACTTCTGTCAAGCCCGAATAAGGGTGAGGCGGATGCTGCACGTGTCAAACTTGAGAGGTTGCAGAAGAGGTATCTGCTTGACGATGTAACGTTGGAGCAGATAAGCGAGCAAAAGCAGAATTACATCATCTCGTTCAAGAATGCTTGGGAGAAGAAACTCCTGACGGATGTGATTTGTTGGGTCATGAATGATATTCACCCGAAGGTGTCTGGAATCGGCAAGGATCAAATGCTTCTATTCGTTTCACCGACGCAGTATCGAACCATTCTCGGAGCGTTTAACCACTGCCGGGATCAATTCAACGACATTGCAGAGGTTATTTCAACCATCATCATCACGAAGGCAGGAATGATGGTCAATCAGAACGACCCGAGCAATGTTGATGACGATCCTCCTCCGACTGATGTTATCCATAACGGAGAAGAGCCTACACCAGATTCAGGCTCAAACGAACCCGCCAAGGAAGAAGAGCCTCCACCGGCACCACCTCCGACTGACGACGCGTTCAGTAAACAAATCAAAGCGCAGAACCTTATGTATCGTCTCTTTGGAGCAATCGATGTTGAAAAATGGAGCAAGGCAGAGCCACTTCCTTTAGGATTGCCAGATGAGAGTGACTCAAAATAAGTTGACACATCATCCTGTGGATGAATAGTGTTAATGCATGTCTGAACTTCGATCCAACAACATACAAATTCTACTCAACAAAGCGTTGGGGCAGGAGGGTTATGTTCGAAGGAATACAGGCGATATCAAGTATTTCTGCCCGGTGTGCGGTCACAGAAAGCAAAAACTTGAAATCAACTTGGAGAGTGGTGCCTACCATTGTTGGGTCTGCCACTTTAAGGGTCTCTCGCTCTTCTCTTTGTTCCGCAAGTTGTCGATGCCAGAGTCATTGGTGCGCGAACTCGAAGCAATTGTCGGCAAAGAACCGGCAAGAAAAACCTCAGAACTTGACAATCTATTCGGCGATCATACACACGAGACAGCAGTTGAGCACGTTGAACTTCCGGAAGGATTCAAACCACTCGCCCATATAGATAGAGATAGCATGACATGGCGACGCATCTTCGCGTATGCCAAATCTCGAAACTTTGATTGGAATCACATTTTGCGATACAACATGGGATTCGTCGAATCGGGTGAATATGCAAATCGATTGATTGTGCCAAGTTACAATGGCTTAGGCAGATTGAATTTTTTCAGCGCACGGTCGATATACGACAACACGTTCTTGAAATATCTCAATGCCGACGTAAGTAAGAACATCGTGGGCTTCGAGTTGTTTCTCGACTACAAACAACCAATCAACTTGGTTGAGGGTGCACTCGACGCCATTACACTTGGAAGAAACACAACACCTCTTTTCGGTACAAGCATCTTGAGTGAACTCAAGAAAAACCTTATAGAAAACCAAACTCCCGAAGTTCGTGTTATTTTAGACGACGATGCTTTGAGTAAGGCGATAGTTATTTCTGAAGAACTAACTAAATACAACATCAAGGTTCGACTCGTAAAGTTGAATGGGAAAGACCCAAACAAATTAGGTTTCGATGCAACGATAAAATTGATTGACAATACTCCGATTTTCTCGTTGACTGACTTGATCAAACACAGACTTGCATTATGACAGAAACGGAAAAGTTATATCCCGACAGAAAGATTAAGGCAATACTTCACTTCAGCGACGCGCACATCCGACTGACCTCTCGTCATAAAGAATACCGAGAAGCATTTGACAAGATGTATGATATTGCATCGAAACTTCCGGTCAATGAAACGCTCATAGTTTTCTGCGGAGACCTTTTCCATAGTAAGGTCGATCTGAGTCCCGAGGCTGTTCAATTGGCTTCGGAACTTCTCGTCAATCTTGCAAACATCCATCCCCTCGTTTTGATTGCGGGCAATCACGATGCTCTTCTCAACAACGATTCTCGAATGGATTCGGTGTCACCAATCGTTCAGAATCTCAAGCACGAACACATCCATTACTTCAAGAAGACCGGATTGTATGGCGTAGGTAACGTTCTATTCAACAACTTCAGCGTGTTCGATAACCGTGAGAACTATATCAACACGAAGGAAATCCCGAACAAACTGAAGGTTAAATATGACAAGTTGATCGGTCTCTTCCACGGCCCCGTCTACGGAATGATGACTGACTTGGGATACGCCGTTGGTGACAAATCTATTTCCGCCGAACTATACGACGGTTTGGATATCGTGCTCTGCGGCGATATTCACAAGGCGCAGACGATTTACATCGAAGAATTCACCAGCAAGGAAAACCAGCACAACTACAACGAGAAGGAATGGTCGTTCTACTATGACGATCAGAAGCGGTATATCGCTCGCAAGAACACTCCTATCATTCGTCAGGCTGGAAGTTTGATTCAGCAGAATCACGGTGAAACTCTCGACGGGCACGGCTTCTCGGTGTGGAACCTTGAAACAAATCAGTTCCTCCACGTTGAGATTCCAAACGACTATGGTCATGTCACCATTGACATTGAAGGCGGAAAACTGATAACGGATATCAAAGATATTCCGGTAAAGGCTAAGATTCGTGTTCGATGCAAGGAATCCGTTTCATCGGAAGTCAAACAGGTTATTCTCGATATCAAGAAGAAGATTCAGCCAAGTGAAATCTCATACGTCAGAATTGACGGTGAAACCGCCGAGTCAAACGCCGTGGCACAGGATTTGGCTGCTCTCAATCTACAGAGTTTGGCAAGTGTTGATTATCAGAATCAACTCATTGAGTCATACCTCCGCTTGAATTACGAGGTTGATGACGAAATCCTCGCGACTATTTTCAACATCAATAAGCAGATCAACGCTGAGATTACAAAGGATCAAAAGGCGACCAACATTCGCTGGAATCCAAAGCGTTTCGAATTCTCCAACATGTTCTCATATGGAGAAAACAACGTCATTGACTTCGGTCAGATGAAGGGAACGATGGGTCTCTTCGCATCGAATGCTTCAGGTAAGTCGAGCATCTTCGAGGCTCTTATGTTCTGTATCTTTGACAAGTCGTCGAAGGCATTCAAGGCAGCGAATATCATCAACACACAGAAGATGGGATTCTCCTGCAAGTTCACATTCGAAATCAACGGCGTCGATTACACCATCGAAAAGTCGGGAGCCAAGGATAAGAAGGGTCACGTTCCGGTCAAAATTCAGTTTTACAAGACCGAGAACGGCGAAGTCACCAACCTTGAGGGTGAAGACCGAGACAAGACAAACGAAGCAATCCGCTCTTATGTAGGTTCGTATGAAGATTTCATCCTCACAACCATGTCTCTTCAGGGATTCAAGACTAAGAACATCGTTGACATGGGACAGACCGACCGAAAAGACCTTCTATGCAAGTTCATGGGTCTTGATGTATTTGAGAAACTCATTGCAATTGCCTCTGAGAGAATGAAGGAAGCCAACTCAAAGTTGAAACTCTTCTCCCGTGAATCAATTGACAAGAATTTGGTGGATATCAACTCTGAAATTGAAACGCGTGAGAAGAAGGCATTGGAACTTGCCGAACGCATCAAGCAGGGTAACGAAATCATTGCTACCATCAACAATCAAATCGTCGAACTATCGGAAAAACTTACTCCGTTGAGTGATGTTCCGACCGATATCGAACGCGAGCGTGAAAAACTTTCCGACGTTATCGAAAGTATTGCCGAACTTGAGAAGCAGGTTGAAGAAAAGACCGAGTTGGTCGCTTCCATCGTGAAGGAACTCGAAGCACTCAAGGCATCTCTCAAAGATTCCAAGTTTGATGACATCGAAAACAAGATGAAGGCATACAATGCCCTTGTTTCCGAAATCAACAAGATGAACACAGTAATCGACAAGTATGAGGCTACTGTGTCTGTCAAACTCGATCAACTGAAGAAACACACCGATCAGCACGATTTCGACCCAAACTGCGAATTTTGTGTCAAGAACAACCAAAAGCGTGCCGATGAACTCGTTCGCATCAAGGAATCCTTGATGAAGGATAAGGAAGCGGTCACGAAGAAGGTTGAGGAACGCGATGCAAAGAAGGCTGAAGCGGATACTATGGCTTCTGTGGTGGCATTGTATGATGAATGGAAGACGATTTCATCCGCCGTTTCCGCCAAGACGACTGCACACAACAAGGAAAACGTCACGCTCCTGAAGAAGCAGAATGAACTTCTCTCTCAGAAGACGACGAAGGAAAAACTCGAAGCCTCTATCCAGAAATATGAGCAGTTCAAGGAAACTGTTCAGAAGAACAATGAAATCAATGCACAGATTGCGGTTCAGAAGAAGTCGCTGGGCAATGCTCAATACGATTTGAAGACCGCATCCAAGGAGCACACCGAAAATACGTCTCGGTTGGTGTCTCTTAAAGACCAAATCAAGGAAATCACCAACAAGATTGAATTGGTCGGCAAACTTGAAGACGAATATGCTGGATACGAGGCTTACCTGACGGCAATCGGTAAGAACGGTGTTCCATACGAATTGATCAAGAGCATTCTTCCATTGATTCAGAAGGAAGTTAACAACATTCTCAGCCAGATTACCGACTTCACCATTCGCCTTGAGTCGGAATCCAATAACATCAACATTTACATCGAATACGAGAACGCAACATGGCCCGTCGAAATGGCTTCCGGAATGGAAAAGTTCATTACCACACTTGCGCTCCGTGTTGCAATGTTTGATATCAGCAATCTACCCCGCCCGAACTTCTTGGCGGTTGACGAAGGATGGTCGGCGTGCGACGGAAACAACATCGCGCAGATTCCAGTTCTTCTCTCCTACCTCAAGACACAGTTCGATTTCATCGTGATCATAAGCCACCTTGATCAGATGAGGGATTTTGTTGATAAACTGATTGAGATTAAGAAAATCGATGGCTATTCAGCCGTTGACTTTCAGTGATAAGCGTTTTTGATTAGATACGCTTATAACCAGCATTATTTTAATGCTGGGTAGGGTATTTTGCTCAGAATACTTGACAAATGCTCGGGTTCCTGATTACTTAATCTTGAACAACTGATACTGGAAGGCTTGATCAGCCGGAAGGTGGAGGTTCTTAACAGTAAAGGATACAATGATCATCGAAACAATGACGACCATCGTATCTTGGGGAACGGTTCTCGGAATCCTCGCTATCGCACTCGCTGAGTACGGTCGCAAGACGAAAACCGCTCTGAGATAACAAAACAGATAACAAAAAAGGGGAGGGTGTAAGAACACCCTCCCCTTCCTATTTACTAATTGCTGGGCAGCGGTTACGCCTTGGATGGGGCACCGGCTTCGCCAGTGGAACCGAATCCGCCGCCACGGTCAATGCCGGGCAGTTCATCGACAAGTTCGAACTCGATATCATGTGTTTGAACCGGGAGCATTTGAGCAATGCGGTCACCCTTTTTATAGAGACGCTCCGGATTGACCGTTCCATTGAGGCGACGGGCAACAATGGCTTGATCGCCTGTTGGAATCATGTCGGAAGTGATCGTAACGAGCAAATCTTCGGGTTGCCACACATACCGGAACCGAATCAGAACTTGGTTCATGTAGCCACGGTCAATGAGACCAATGGAATTGGCAAGAACGAGGTTCGTCTTGGATGAAATGCTTGAGCGTGGGCGTACATCCGTGTGGAAGTTTGCACCAATATAACCCAACGTCTGAAAATCGGCGAACTTGACGGTCGATCCTTCGAACTTGAAGTCAGGCGACTCCGGAACGAAGTAGAGATTCGTCTCGTACTCGATATAATGAACCGATGCGAACACGTTCGACTCGGGTGGCTTTGCACCAACGATGATTGGATCACTTGTAGCCGTGATATCATATCCAGCATCGTGAGGGTTGGCTCGCATTGGAACGGTAAGACCGTCAACTTTCTTTAGGTAGTATTTGACTTTCATGAATAAATTAAGTTGCCAATGTCGGAATATCGACAAAATCGCTTACCTTAACGTGAACGGATTTCAGGTGAAGGCTGTTCTGCTCATCGTCTGCAACGAATTCAAGAAAAAATACCATCGCCATCTTGCTTGGAATTGTGCTCAACTGTTTCTCGAACGTTTCTGGCGCATCGGTATCTTTATGTAAGAGAGCCGAATATTTTGCCGAGAACATTTTCTGTCGGTCGGTGTTGAGTGGATAGGCATTGTTCAGATATTCGAGCAACTCTTCCTTCGTTCCCTCGTATAGCGTGTGTATTTTCATATGATTCATTCCGTAAAATATTCACGAACAGTGTTCTCGAAAATCTGCTTCAACTGAGCATCCATGTTATATCTCTTGGCGTTTATTTCAATCGACTTTCGAATGTTGCCATTCTTGTTGCGTGCCGTCGCGGCTTTCCAGTCGGCAAGCATTTCAACCAAGTCGATAAGCGTCATGTCATTCACGCCCTTGGGATGATGCTCGGGATGGTGACGATTTTTGGCATAGTGATGCTCAATTGCGGGCTTGACCTTTTCAAGCAGCGCGTGGTATTCGGGCGAGCCGTATTCCGTTTGTGCCAACAGGTGTGTATTGTCTCCGAAGATTTCCGCCTCGGGTGATTCGAACTTGGAATCATCGTGCTTCAGAGAGCGCGAGAGCAAGTCGTTAATGAACTTTCGCATGTTTTCACGAACCTCTCGAACGTGTTTATACGTTTCGATGGTCGCGAGAGCACGCGTCAATTTTTGTTCAGCGGTTAGTTCTTCGGGTTGCATAATCTTATCGTGTTGGTGGCGGAACTCCGGATTTCTGCATATCCGCTTTGGGTAGAATTTCCAAACTACCATCCTTATATAGACGCAATCGGAACTGGATTCTCCTACCGACGTTGATATGCCAGTGAACGTCCTTAAGTGCTTGTGGTATTTCGGAAGACGGAACTTCCAGTGGAATCGTTGGAGTGCCAAAGTAAGCGGTGTTTGCCAACGCACGCCATTTCTGTGAAGCCACTTGATCTACAACCAATGGCATCGAAGAAACCACTTCAATGTAATCTTTGTTTTCTTCGCTCACTTCAGCCTCCTATATTCGTCGAGTTTGAACTGTTCGTAACGGGCTTTGATTTCGGGAGTGATGATTGGGTGCCGGTATTGATCCAGTGGCGTCCACGTTCCCCATTTCTTCATAAAGTGATCGTGTGCTCTCTTGCTATAGAAAGCATACTTGTCATGGTCTTTACCCACTTCTTTAGACCATCCACGATGACCACGAGAGCAGAAGTGGTAGCACAGAGCATCCCACGATTGAATCAGATTGACTTCCTCACAGCCAAGGCGAGTAAACCAATCGTGGTCCTCATGTGGGTAAGGGGCAAAGCCCAAATCCATTCCACCAAGTTCGAGGTATTCATCCTTCGACATGAGCCACGGAGCAAAGATTCCCTTCGTGTATTCTCCTGCCTTCTGTTCTTTGATGGCTGCACATACCTCTTTGAAGTAAGATTCATCGAACTCTTCGGAATACATCGCAAAATCCACCAAAATCTTCTCGGGTGAAGGAGGATACAGACCTTCGGGTTCAACACGGGTACCGGAGACAACCGTCCACGGTTTCCACCACTTGACCAAGTTTGGAACGTAATCCTTGTCAAACACCATGTCAGAATGGGCAATGCTGAACAAGTGTGTCTTGCAGAAATCACGAACTCCGATGTTGTAGGTCGTCGTATGACCAACTATTTCTCCGGTTGTATTGTACCAGCAAGTCAAACAATCATCGTGTGCCAAACTCTTCATCCAGTTCTGTGTTCCATCCGTTGATCCATCATCGAGAATGACGATATCGTGCTTGACTGGCATAGCACGAATTGACAGGTATGCGAGGATTGTGTAATCCAGTGTGTTAAACGATGGTAAAATAAAAGTAATCTTCGTGTTGTTCATCCTTCGCCAATACCTTTCTTGTTGGTTGGATCGCGTGACGGGTCATATTCCTCGTTCACATCCTCCACGATCATTACATCGGCAGATTGAATGATGAAACGCGCAGTGTCACCGACAATGTAGATTCGGTCACCTTTCTTTAGGAATTTGATTCTCGGCTCGTTCATCATTTTGGGTAGACAATCAAGAAATCAACGACCTGAAATGGCTCATCTTCTTTACGAAACGCGACGGTGATGCCAACGGTTCTGTTGTCGATCTTGTACATTCTCGTCATGGCGTCGCAAACTTTGAACTTGTCGATCATATGATTGGTGAGTTCTTCCACCGCCACGCGCTTTGCGATTTCATCGAAGCCATTCTTGAAGTGCTTCGGAGTGTTTTTGATGATGAATGCCTTGAGTTTTGTTGAGTTCATACTTTGAGAATCTTTCCATCCCGGAGGTAATCCATCCCGAGAACTTTGTCGAAGTAGCGAATTTCTACTCCACATTCTTTGCACATTTCCAAAGAACGCAAGCCTTGTTCATACCACTTGTCGCCAAAGGTATTGACGGCTTGAGTGTGCAGAACAAGTTCCTTGATTCCAGATTGAATGACGCCACGGCAGCAATCACAGCACGGGATCGCCTGTGTGTACATTGTGGCACCGACGAGGGAGACTCCGGATCGGCAAGCGTTGTAAACGGCATTGCGCTCGGCGTGCTCAAACCAAAAATACTTCTCGGGGCGAATGAATCGCGCAGGAACGCTATCATTAAGACCGCGAGGAAATGAGTTGTAGCCGGTGCTGAGAATCTCGTGTTCTTTGCCGACTACGACGGCACCGATGTTCGTGCGGTTATCCTTGCTCTTGTAGGAAGCAAGATACACCATACGCATGAAATATTCATCCCAATCGGCGATATAGGTTGGAGAACGCTCGATTACAGGAGCATTCACAACGGAATCAGGCAAGCAATGAAAGTTCTCTTCGGTCATTTTCCACTCCTATCCGCATTAACCGTTGCAATGATGATGCAAAACGGGCAAAACAAAAGGTTCACTATGAATGCCATCGGAACCTTCCACCACGACTTTCCATAAAGGATAATCTGCATTCGAGTGGCGTAGATCGCCCAAAAGATGCAAAGCATGACGTAGTGTGTGTAGTTGATATGCAGGTCGGTCATGATTTTTTGACATCCTCGATTGCTTGTTTGAAATGGGCGATAACGTTGTTCATCTTAAACCATTCAGCGGTAAACTCGTCAACTTGCTCTGGCATCAAATCCAAGTCATACAAAAGACTCATTATGACGCTGTTTTTATTGGCGTAACGAACAAGTTCATCCGAACGCTGACGTTGCTCGAATTGTTCTCGGGCATATAGTTCTTCTGGCAAGTCTTCGGGTCGTTCGAATGATTCTGGCATAGTTACGTCAATTTACTCCTGATATCCTTGAGGGATTTGATCAAACCGTCAAGTTCTTTCAACTCTTCTTCGGTTGATAGGCTTCCCCACACCTTGAAATCGGGAGCATCCTTCATGACAATTTCAAACCACTTATTGTGAGAGCCTTTCGTCTTCTTCGAGTGATCCTCAAAAAAGTCAATCTGGAATGGTCCTACGATGCATGTCGTGATTGGGTACATAATGCTCCTTTTTTTAGTGTTATCCTTGCAAGAGAGACTTCGGGGCAGATGGAATAACTGTGCGAGGAACCGAACCGTTGTTTTCCATAGCGGCAACAGCAAGAGCACCGATCTTCCGCATGATTTCAGCGGCTTCTCCATCAGCAACTTGCTTTGGCTTTGTAGAAAGGGTTGCCTTTGCCAGACCAACGTAATGGTCAATATACATTACCCACTCTTCCCACGAATGATTGCCATCGCTCGTAGTTGTTGCCGGATTCCAACGGGAATCCTGATATGCTCGCTCACCTTCGATCAGGTCGAAGACCTGTGGTCTTGTCATAGTTCGTCTTGTCATAGTGTTATCCTCAATGAATGTATTTGTATTCTACTTCCTTCATAGCCTTCAGATCGAGACCGCCTGCGTATGAAATTGCAGATTGCATGTCTTGTTCGATTTCAGCCACGTATTCGGTGTAGGTCATTCCATTGCAAGGAATGATGATTTCCCTGCCCTCAACGTGCTTCTTCTGCCCACGCTTGCTCTTGGAGTGTGATGATGCAGAACCAAAGTATCGCTTGTGCGTCACGACGCCTTCATCGTTGACAATGCTTTCGGCGGGCGAGTCGATGCACGCAGCAAACAAACCTCCAGACATACACATCGTAGCACCTGCTACAAGAGCCTTGGAGAAATCACCATTGTTCCGAGCACCACCATCGGCGATGATTGGTAGACTATTCATAGTTCTCGGTCCACATGCCAGAACAGCGTCAAACATGGGAACGCCGAATCCGGTATGATTGTATGTTGTGCACGCTGCGCCTTGGGCAATGCCCACCTTGGCGGCATTGGCACCCCATCGTTTCAAATCATGTGACGCCTCTGCGGTGCAAATGTTTCCCGCAATGATGAATGGCTTCTTCCACTTCACATTGGTCGCCGAATAGAGAGTGTTGATGTATTTCAACATATTCTCCATCAAAATGGAATGACCGTGGGCAATGTCGATGGTGATGTAATCGACGCGCCATGCCGGGTTTTCTTTTTCTGCCTCAATGCAGAGTTTGGCAATAAGTTCGTAATCTTCCTGTTGAACGCCAATCGAAATTGACACCACGCGGAACTTTTCTTCGTTGGCACGCTGGATAAACTCGCGGGTATCATCAAAACGATGCATGACGTAGAACGTTCGAAGCATGTCGAGGAGTTTTGCAGTGTCAAAATCAATGCAACACTCCATATTTGCTGGCATCACAGGTGTTCGAAAACCGAAGTTGCCGAATTCTACTTCTGCATCGCAGTCGAGTGCTCGGGATTTTGCAATCCCCTTCTTGGGAAATAGGCAGACATGTTCGTATCCGTGGCTATACATAGTTTCCTTAATTGGTTGGGTAGAGTTCAGAGTATCGCTTGCGTAGACCGTCTGTCAACTTGATAAAACCAAGTTCATCATGTTGAAAGTGCTCACCCCACTTATCCATCCACTTCTTAAAGTTGACACGCTCGGCTTCGATTTGTCGTGGATGGCGCTTGGTGAGGTCATCGTCGCGGAATATTGCTCCTCGTGAGCCAAAGTGATACGTCACTGCCTTGCTGGTTGTGAGGAAATCGACACCTTGGCACATAAGACGAATAGAAAGGTCGTGATCCTCATACGAGGCGGGAGCAAAGAGCGGGTCATTTCCTCCCGAATCCAGAAATACCTGCGTTCTTCCGAGATAACTGACGCCTTCGAGTTTTCGGTGAAGTTGTTCTTCATTGGAATGAATGAACGACTCTGCCCAATCCTCAAAATACACCTTGTCGAAGTTGTGATGAAACTCGCCGAAAACGTCTTTGGGAACCACAATTGTTCCGGGGCGAGAAGTTGGATTGCCGAAGATATCAGGCTCGACACGGGTCGCGCTCACGAAATGTGGCACGCCTCGCTCATCTTCATACTTTTTGCATACATCCAGAAGTGCCTTGTCATACCCCGGTGCAATGAACATATCCGAATGGATAAGGTTGAAGTATGGAGTCTCAACATGCTTCATCGCTTCGTTCACGCCACCACCGATTCCCTTTGGAACGGTGTTCTCTTCAATGATTGCAGTGACGAAATCCTGCGTCATCAACCAATCGGCAGTTTCCTTGTCGTTTTCAACGTAGACGATGACCGGAGCATCGGTATAATGCGCATTGCGAAAGATTGATTCAAGAGCCAACTTCAGATATGGAAGGTTCTTGTGGGTATTGATGATCCAAGTGTAGTCGCTACTCATACTTTCCTTAATTTGTAGATACAAAAGTCGTGTGTGGTGTGAACCACAGGTAAATCTAACACCACAAGTGTCTGGTATGTCAACTTAGAAGTATATCCATTCAACCTTTTTCTGTCTCGGCGAACGGTGATGTATGCAATCCCACCTTTTTTCAAGTATGACTTTATTTCAGTCAATATGCCCTCCCACTCGTCTTCGGGTAGTGTATTTAGAACGTAATGGCAGGTCACGACATCAAACAATCCCACCGGCTTCCTTGGAAAGTAGTGAGGGTCGTAGCATTCCCACGTCGTTGACGGTGTAGGAAGACCGTTCATCATACTACACACCGCCAAGTTGCTTCGAAGATGAACTACATCATCACCCCTTCCACAGCCAAAGTCGAGGTTTCTATCGCCATACAGAAGATTGGCGGCGATATATTTCATCGGCAGCGACAACTTCTTTCTTTTAATCGCCGTCAAGTATGATTTCTGCGACGCAATGCTCATAGTTTGACGTTGTAGTTGGTGCCTTCTGCCCGAACTTTGTGATACTCTTCCATCATTCCAGACTTAATGAAATACTCTGCCTGACCCAATTCCGCCAACCGGCAATATTCTTGAATGGTGAGCCCTGCGACGCCCCTTTTGACCGTAAGGGAGTTGTGATGGAGCATCAATACGCGATCCGTAACGCCCATTTTCCACCCATTACGCTTTGCCATAATGGCGAAGAGGGCATCAATGCCCCACCCATAAATCAAATCAGAGTCTATGGCACCAACCGTTTCAAGGCAATGCTTCTTAATGAACGGTGCTTGGAAGTCAATGAATGGAACGGGTCGTACTTCTTTTCTGCCCCAATTCCACATCGTCTTCCAGTGGCATTGCTTGTCGGGTTGAGGTTCAATGTTGAGAAAGCAGCCGGAAAGAATGTCATAGTCTTCGGTGAATGCAATTTCTCGGAGGGTCTTGACGAATGACTGACCGTGAACCGTCAGGTCATTGTTCAAAAACAGCATTGAGTCATACTCCGAAGATTCAAGAACATACTGCATGGCAGCATTGAACCCGCCGCCGAAGTAAATGTTCTCGGGAAGTTCAAATGTTGTGTTGATACTCCGACCCTCTCGGGTGGAACCATTGTCGATGATGAACGTGTCATACACCTTTCCACCGTGGGGTTCGATTGAATGGTAGAGCCAATCCGTATAATCCGGAAGGTTGTGATTGAGGATGAATACAGCAGTCTTCATAGTGTGGTTAGAATTTCTGGAGCACCGTCTGTGATAAGGACGGTGTGTTCAAAGTGTGCAGAACGCTTTCCGTCATCGGTGACGGCGGTCCATTCATCGGGAAGAATCTTGATCTTGAATTTTCCTTCATTGACCATTGGCTCGATTGCGAGCGTCATACCCTCTACCAATTTTTCACCGGTTCCGGGATGCCCAAAATTAGGAATGACGGGCTTCTCATGCAATTCCTTACCGATTCCATGCCCGGTAAAGTCTCGCACAAGGGAGAATCCATTCTCTTCAATGTGCTTCTGAATGACAGAGGCAATATCGCCAATGCGATTACCTGCTCGCGCCTTTTCGATGCCCATATAGAGGGAACTTTCGGTAATGCGCACCAAATGGTTGGCAATTTCATCACCTTTACCGACAATGAGCGTTCCAGCGGTGTCGCCATAGAATCCATTCTTGCGAACGGCTACGTCAATTGAAATAACGTCGCCTTCTTTGAGAACAACATCCTCGGAAGGAATGCCGTGAACAACAACGTGATTGACCGATGTGCAAATATGCGACGGAAACAGTCTGATGCCCTTTCTGTATTGATAACTGGCGCTTTCGACTCCGAGAATTCGCATCTCTTCAATCGCCATACGTTCAATTGCTGCCGTGGTCATTCCGGGAACCACTTGCAACATGAGTTTGCGAAGCACAATCGCAGCGGCACGACATGCCGAGCGCATCATAGACAATTCAATGCTATCCTTTTGAAAAATCATACTGTCTCCTCTGTGAAAAACTGTTCAACCTTTTCCTTGGCTCTCTCCTGCTCGAAGTAGAACTCCACACAGCGACGATTTGCCATGATTTTGTGAGGTGAGAATGCCTTAATGCTCAATGATTCCAAATCACGAACTCGGCTCAATGCCACATAAACCTGACCAGCAGCGAACGCCTCTGAAATATCAATCTCCGCACGGTCGAGCGTGGCACCCTGCGACTTGTGCACGGTGACTGCCCAAGCGAGTTTGAGGGGAAGTTGTTTTCTTCCTGCAATCTTGACTTTTTTGATTTCACCTGTGATGAGGGGCTCGTCTTGCTTGACTTCCCATTCAAATGGTTGCACGACATGATCACCAGTTGTGAAGCGGACCACCGGTCCCTCGTTGGAAAAACTCTCAACGACGCCGATGCTTCCATTGACGAGACCGTTGGCAACGTCAACGTTTGTAAGCAGCATGACCTGTGCACCTACACGGAGGCGCAATACCTCCGGAGCCATACAGTTCTTGTTGAAGAATTTCGTCCACTGCTCTCCACCCGTGTCTATGGCGTAGTAAACCTTTTCCTCGGAGCCGATCTTTTGAAGTTCTTTGTTGTTGAAGCCGTCAACATCGATGTTCTTACAGAAGAGGCGAACGGGTTTGATTCCATCATCGGGGAACTTTCGGTCGATACATTCCTTCAACATGGCATGGTCTTCCGCCACACCGAAGCGAACCTCGTTGAGATACTCCGCAAACTTTGGCTGGCTATGCTGACGAACGATTTCGGTCAGGTGAACCGTTTGAATCTTGGCACTTGCCCACGCATGAGAGTCAAATGCAAATAGTTCCTTCTGGAATCCTTTGAACACAGGAGGCAATTGAAGAAAATCACCGACCATGACGACTTGAATTCCCCCGAATGGCTGGTCATTGTTTCGAATGTATTGGCAAACGATATCCAATTTGTCGAGAAGGTTGGCATCGCACATCGAGATTTCATCAATGAACAGAATGCGCGTTCCCTTGATTCGATTTGTTGCCTTCTGATTGTTGGAGACGCGGGTCAATAGAGCCATTCCTTCGTCATCAGCCAATCCCATACCGCTCCAAGAGTGGAGGGTGGAACCGCCGATGTTCAGCGCAGCAACTCCCGTCGTCGCTGTCTTTCCATAGAAGACATGCTTGGAGTCAAGGAAGTCGATCAATTTCTTGATCACATACGACTTTCCGGTTCCAGCCGCTCCGGTAAGGAAAATGTTGAACCCACTGAAGAAGAACTCGAAGAATTCCCGCTGACCCTTGTTCATGGTCTTCCAAGCGGGAGTCATCTTGAACTCTGTCTTGAATTTGAGATTAGCCTTCCTCGTCATTAAGTCTGTTCTCCCGTTCTGCCAGAGTTTCTTTCTTGATTTCGCGGGGCTCGTTGAATGAATTCTTCTCGGTTGCCCTGATATCAAACTTGGTTATGACGCCTCTCTGCACAATTTCAACTTCGTAATCCTCAAGGTCGCTGTAAAGCAATTCCATGTATAGATCAACCTCTGCCTCGGTATCCCCAAGAATGAATACCTCGAAGTCATCCTTGAAGCAGCGATAAACGTTGGAATTTTCGGCATGAAGGAGTTGAACAGACACCTTTTCAACAGTCCGACGCGACTTGTAGTTCTGGAAAAGCCAGTAGAACGCGAATAGAAGCGAAAACATCGCGTGTCCCTTTGTGCCTTCCAAAAATGAAAGAACGGATGAGAGTATAGAAAGTGCCGCTAAAGGAAGCGACGAGTAGTACCAAAAGGCATCGTAGATGCTGTCGAAATGTTTTGTCGAGGTGGTCGTTTTCACGAAACAACCTTGAACGCTAAGTTGCGAACCGTCAACTTATTTCAGTAGCGAAATGGTGCGCCCCAATTGGATTGCATCACGATTCCGGAATAGACCTTTGCCAAATCGGCTTCCGTGTAGCCACTTTTTTTAGCCTCTTCGTATTGTGGCTTGTAATGGAATACCTTGAACAAAGGTTCGACCGGCCAGATCGGAATGGTCTTATCAACTAAAAGAAATTCTCCGTACCATGTAAACTCGCTTGGCACTTCTTTAATTACTTGGGCGAGTGTCAGGTCGTTTGGAGATAGATAATTATTCTCCAGCGATTGCCAGACAGCGGCAGACCATATTACGGGCACCGGTCCGAAGTCATAGAGCCTTCCCTCACGCCCAAACGTCTCCATTATTTTAACCCGACACTCGGCAAAACTCTTCTGCGGATCAAAACCGAGCACACTTGCCTTATTGCAAGTCCACCCGAACATGTCTTTCTGTTCGTGCATGACGGTGTATGGCACGCCCGATGGATGAATGAAATCCGACACGCGAAAATGGCGGATAAAATAACAATCACTATCCAAGAGAAGGTATGCGTCGCAGCCCGAGTATTTCCAGTAAAGTGCTTTCGTGACTTGCTGAGAAACCCAGCCTCTCATAGTCGGATCGTGAAAGATTGCTTCGTCTTCATGGATTGAGGCGTTTCCACCAAGGGCGTGCTTGAATAGTTTTACGTCTTCCTTTGGAACGCTGACAATGAAAGGAATCAGATCAACGTTAAACTTGTAGACCGATTCGGCAAGAACCTTGACTCGTTCAAGGTCTCCACGATATGATTTGCAGTAAAGGTGAAATTTCACGACACACTCTCCTTTTCGATCCAAATGGAATCGGATTGCCCACCGAGGTCGATGCAATGCACCAAATGATGTGTGGGAAGGAGTTTTGTGATAACGTCGGAGAACAATTTCTGTCCTTCCCAAAATTGCTTGCGCTCCGCTTCAAGGTGAATGACCTTCACATCCTTCAATCGGGCACCGAATCCGTCAAGCACTTCCCAAGTCTTTCCTTCAACATCGAGTTTCAGGAAATCAATCGACTTGATTTCATATTCCGCCATCCAGTCATCCATACGGATGGTGTCAATGTTGACCGTCTTGTACTTGGTCGGATCGTCATAGTCGCTACGTGGAGCGAGACTTGACATACCGTGGTTGTTGTTTGCATCCATAATGCAACTGTGGAACGGTAGAATGCCATTTTCATTCGAGCAGGCATTGTTGAAAACGGTTACGTTGGGGTATCGTTGGCGAATCTGCACAGCAAGATCGGGGTGTGCCTCAAAAATAACGACGGATGATTGGAAGACGCCCAATAGCCTTGCGATGTCAACAGCGTCGTGTCCATCGCGAGAGCCAATCTCGAATACGTTAGACGGAGTGAAACCAAGATTGGCTTTTAGCACTTCAGGAAGGAATTGGGGAATCATTGTTGTAGGTAAATGTTTTTCTTCACGGGCGGTTGACCGAGCCACGATAGGAGTTTGTTAACGTCTGGAGAACACAGAACGCCAGACAAGCCATCAATTTGCTCTTTGCTCAAATCCCACCACTTAACTTCAAGAAGACGCTTGATGGTGTCTGGATCAAATCTATACTTCAGGTGTTTCGCAGGGTTTCCACCAACGATGGAATACGGGTCAACATTTTTTACCACGTGGGAGTTCGCCGCGACTACGGCACCGTCACCAATGGTGACTCCGCTCATGATTGTGGCACCGGCACCGATCCAAACGTCGTTTCCGATGATAACATCACCCTTGCTCGTGGGATGTTCCAATGCCTTGTGTTTGGTGAATACGCTTTGATTTACGTGACCAAACGGATATGTCGTTATCCAATCAACCCTATGATCTGCGCATAAGAAGATCGTAACGTCGGATGCAACAGAGCAGAACTTTCCGAACCTTACGTCTCCCTTTTCAGGACCGAAGATTCGAACCTTATCCGCACCGTATGTGTAGTCGCCAATGATCAGCATGTCAGATTACCAACACACCAGTTCCCGATCCGTGACCGATACCGGTAATGTCATACTTTTGAGGATAAACCAAATCTGCCCAAAATGATTCCATCTCCTTGTTGAGATGAATATCATCGAATAGAATCGTACCAGAGAATCCTGCATCGCACAATGCGCGAAAGAATTGACGCTCCGTATGACCATCGTGTGTGGTATCATACATAACGAATCCTGCCTTGGCAATCTCGTCGATATCCTCCAGAGGATTCTTCACACGATGATCGACCCATGGATTCTTAACGCGAACCTGTGGATTGATATCATAAGAAATCACGGGGCTCTTCATTCCTGATAGAGCAAGGGAAGACATACCACGGTGGGTGCCAATGTCATATACCGGACCTTGAATCTTATCGCTCAACCAGAACAGAAGACGATAATGCTCTTTGCCAGATGCCCAGCGGAAATAGTCTTTGTAGTCTTCGTCAATGTATGCGGCAAATTGCTCCATGTCGAGAGCATCTAGTTCTTGGTTGGTTGGTAGTTTCATAGGCTATTGGCAAAAAGTTCTCGGGCACGAGAGATTACGTCGCATTCACTTGTGGTATTGAACCTCTTCAATTCCTCAACGAGTTCGTCTATGTTGAAGAAAATATCGGTTGCAAACTGATACATCACATCCCAGCGTTCGGGTTCCTTATCGAAGAGAATGTATCCCCTCTTTCCCTTACCGAGAGAGTATCCAAGTTCGAGGTGCCCCGACTTTCCTGCTGGCATGAGCATGACAACGATATCCGCACGGTCGATGTGAAACTTATCAAACTCAAACACATGCTTGGCTGACCAATTGTTCAACGCTTCCTTATAGGTGCTTCCACGTTTCTTTTCGAACTTGCGCCAAAAGTCATCCGCCTCGGGTCCGGGAGAAAACCAATCATCGAACACTTCAAAGCCAGTCTGTTCGCGAAGTTGCTTCGCGACAACCGGCACGTTTTCATTTCTCAGACTTCCGATTAGATAAACGACGGGTTTCTTCATATTGTCAGAAGTTTCTCAACCATCGTCTCACATGTCAAGAATTTTTTTGTGTAGTCTAAAAGATATGCGGAGTCTTCTGCGTATCGTTCAATTTCGTATTCCTCATTGGCGAGAAGATTATGAATCTCAATCAGCCTTTCTTTAGGAAATGGAACCATCATTGACGCAGGGCATTTTTCTAACTCAAGGAAGTATGGAACACAGCCATCCGCCAGAATTTCGTAGTGACGGAGGCAATCCCAACCGGCTTTTTTCATAGTGACGGCAAAATAACTGTCTCGGTAGTCTTGATGATATTTCACTTCATCATCCATACCGTAAATGTACGTCGATAGATCGCCCGGAATGATGTGGGCGAACATTTTCGTCTTTGCTGGCACATCATCGACGATCAACCTGCGCGGAATGCTAAAATTGATCGGATTGACGCCGCCGTATGAAAAGTCGAGGAGTTCTCGCTTAAAGTATCTACCGTGCTGGGTGAGTTGAGTGCGGATGTAATTGTCATCCTCTCCGTCGATAAAAATGACGCGCTCCTTCGGATATGTTTCGATAACCAACTTCAAGTAGTCATTGCATCGAGATACGGAACCGTATATGACAAAATCGTAGAAACGGGAAGCGATCTTGGCTTCGATATCCGTGCGATCAACTGGAATGTCGTCGAGAATTCCATGAAGCGTGAATCCTCTTCCATAACTGTCTCCACCATTGGGAACGCGCTCCTTCCAAAACTTCTGCTTGTCTTCCTTGTAGGAATACCAATTTCGATTGGCGTCAACGAAGTCGGCTCCGAACAGTTCTCTTCCTCCGAGGAAGGTCATGTCAGATTGGAAGTCGGGTAAGTTTCCCTTGGCTATGAACAGAATTTTCATCGAATCTTCTCCCACAAGAAGTTTCCTTGAAGCAGTTTGTTGTCAACATACGTTGGATCGCAAAGATCGACTATGGAGTATCCTTTCGAGCGAAGGTAATCGTTGATATCGTCAAAGAGTGGTGCGCCCTCGTTGAATGACACGAATGACACTTCCGCATAAACCCAGCGGGCTTTAGACAAAACGTTGTCGGCACCTTTCATGATATCGAGTTCGGCACCTTGAACATCCATCTTCAGGAAGTTGTAATTGGGGTAGTTCTCCATGATATCATCCAAACGATATGTGTCGAGGTTGATAACATCCGCATTCTCGAAGTGCTTCGACTTCTCACGATAGATTGAGCATCCCGTTGAAGTCGGGTCATTATGATCGACGTAGAAACTTTTCACATCACCACTTTCAGAACCCAACAGACAGATTGCGTAGTTGACACGCTTCGCACGGATTGCTTCTTCACACTTTGGATTTGCCTCAAACGAAAGAATATTGGCATCCGGGTAAACCGCACGAATCATATCGATGGTCTCTCCGAAGTGCGCACCCGCATCAATGAAACCGGTGGGAACCAACCCACGTGCCTTCAGTCTGCTCAAAACGTGAACTAGATAGTTGCTCATTTCAGGAATACCTCGTTGAATTTGTTGATAACGTTTGTGCGAGAGAATGGAACGCTGAACATATCCCAATCGTTCTCAAGGCAGTAAGGTCGGTCAATTGCTCTGAACAAATCCATCAACTCGGAGGCATTCGAGTATTGAAGTGCCCGGTCGCCCAAGTGTTCGATGTGTGCCTTATCTGTGCCAAAACTGTTGGTGAGAACCGGCTTGTTGGCAACCGAAAACTCTCCGACTGCCAATCCAAACGTCTCGCCGATCATTCTGGCATGAATCATAGCATCGCATGAATGGATGAAGTTGAAAATGTCTTGTTGAACACCAACCCAAGGGATGAAAATGACTCTTTCGTGCTGAATGAATGGCTGTGTCGATAGAAAGAGGAAGTAAACGTCTTTTCTCTCCTGTAGAATCTGCCGAATACACTGATAAACAAATGGAACGTCGAAGGTATCCATACCACCGTGCCTTCCATAGACCAAAGCATCTGCGGGAATTCCATACTTTGCTCTCAAATTCTCCGTTGGTGCGTAGTTTGTGATGATATGGGGAACATAATCCGTCTTACCGAATTTGTTAGCAAGAAAATGAGACACTCCAGCATAACTATTACCGTGTGGCTGAGTCATGCTGAATACACAATGGATTCCAACCTTACAATTGGTAGGATCGATGCCATCGTTTTCGCCCGCCTTGAGCATATACATGAAGTCGATCTTCTCCTTTTCAACCAACTGCGACAGAACGTAGGAGATTTCGGATGGTTTGTCTTCCCCAACCTTCAACGCATAGTATGTCATCGGAAATTCCTTGGTGATTACAGCAGAACCTTCGTTCTTACTCTTTCCCGATGTGATGAACGTGACTTCATGGCCGAGAATATCCCGAAGGGCAGTTGCGTAGTCGTATGGAACTTTTCCACTACCTCTACCGTCAAATTGATTGCTGTGAAGTGCTATTTTCATTTGGTTAGGTTTCTATAATAGTCGATGACTGCCTGTGTTGTGGGTCCTAGATAATCATCATTGATGATTTTCAGATCGGCTTCATCTTTCCAGAAGTACTGAATCTCGTCTCTTCCCTGCCATGGATTTTTTGCTGCCCATTCATGGATAAATGGCATGTGTTCGATGAATGGTTGCTTTGGATATCCGATGACAACGCCATCCACCAAGTCATAAATCCATCTATGGTGAATGTATCCGGTCCACTGCCCCTCTGGCTTATTTAGTTCGATGAACTTGCTTGGCATTGCAATGAAGCCTTCGTTTGCGATCTTTCCAAACATGTTGGAGACCATCTTTGGAGACGAAATGTCTTCCAGCGTATGTGTGCACACCAAGAAATCAAACTTTCCGTGCCATTTTACGTGCTCCAGCACCAAATTCCATACACGCATGTCGCAAATGTTTCCGGTGAAGTAGGTCGCCGCCAATCCACCCTTGGCAAAATCAACAATGTGGGTAACGAAATCCTTCGTCCACGGGTTGGCAGATGCGCCAACATCAATGAGCGTAAAGTTTGGCTTCGAGGCTTTCCTCTGACGAATAACCTCTAATGCCTTCGCATAATCTCGTATATGCGTGAACTTTGCATCATAGATCATTTTTGGATGGTACCACCCATATTTTCATTTTGGGTGAAGTTCTTTAGGTAGAATTTGTTTTGGTTTTCCTGACGATCAATCGTTTTGTGATGAATCAATGCGTATGACACTTCCTTTGGAAGTACTGCTTGTGTCTTGTACCCCGTCAACGTCTCATGAAGGCGCTTGAACCACCGAATATCAGGAGAACGACGATAGAGGCGACGTTGATAGTCGCCCGAGTTCCAGTTGATAACCGGATCGGTGAATCCGGGAATCTGAGAAACGTGCCAGCCCCACTTCTTAGCGGCTTCCTCGGTCAATCCTGTAATCAGGTTAACACGCGGGATAGCATATACATCAACTTCAGGATTGGATTCGACCAACTCCCGAACAATCGACAGTAGGTCTTCGTGAGGAAATTCGTCAGCGTCGATTTGGAAGACGAAATCTCCGGTGCACTGGTCGGTTCCGAAGTTTTTGTGGGCTCCGAAGTCATTGTTTAGTGCGTGCTTGACGACCTTGTAGTGAAATACGTTTTCAGCCTCAGCCAAACAAGCGAGGAAATCAGGGTCAGATGAAAAGTCATCGACAACCACCACTTCGTCTTCGGGGAAATTTTTTCTATGTTCATTGAGTCGGGCGAACAGTTCCTTTAGATAAAAGGTCGGTTCGTTGTGTGTGAATATCAGAAAACTTATCTTGGTCATTGTCTGTGTATTTTCCTTTAATTACTCGGTCATTGTCAACACAAATAATCCAAGTCTCTCCGTCAGCGAAGGTAACCTTTCGTGAACTCCACATTAGGTCACAATTTCTCGTGTTGATACCGGTGTTGAGGCGAGGATTTCTTTTCCAGACTCGCTAAAGACTGGATCGGCTACGCCTGCGAGTTTTTTATACTCTTCCGGCGTGCGAAGAATTGGGTATGCCTTGCTGTTCCACACAAACAAGAAACTACCCCAAACAAAGTAGCGATTGCCAGCATTCGACTTACCGAATCCAAATCTCTTGATTTCAGCAACCTCGTCTGTAGCGATCTGTCCGGGGCGCTTCTCCAATCGACTGAATTCCCACAAGGGGGGAAGAGAAGTCATCTTTGCAAATACATTGTCATCATTCTTCGTGGCGCGAAGAATCTCAAACTTACCGATGTGGGCAAGTGATACTGCCTTGTTGTTTGTGTTTCTGATTCCTACGTCGATCATGGCGTTGCTGCGGATTGCGCCTCCGGGGTTGAGGTTGGCTCTTTCTTCTTGAACTTCGGAAGAACAAGTTTCTTACGTGTTGGGAAGGCTGGAATAGCCTTTTCAAGAGTTTCGATGAGAACCTTCTCCATTGCCTTGAGACTGAACTTCTCGGCGTTTTCCTTGCGAAGTTTCTCTGCGTTCGGAAGATATTTGTCGTAGTTCGTGAACACATCGTTGAGAACCTTCGCGGCAACGCTGTTATTCACGGAGAACCACTTACTGTTCTCAATGATCCAATCATTGATTGTGCTTGGGTGAACCGGTGTCAATTCTCCGGGGAGGAGAACTGCAAGGTCCTTGTTCAAGAAGTCACAATGACCCGACCATGCCGGTGCAATTACTGGCTTTCCACTCAACGATGCTTCGAGGAGAGGGCGACCGAAACCTTCACCCTTGGTGAAACTAACGTGTGCCTTGACCTTGGAATGATTGTAGAGAGCATTCATCTCCTTGTCGGTCAAATCACCGTGCACGAGATAAACATTTGGAACCTTGCCCACAACCGTTGACTGAGCGTGCTTGATCTTCTTCAGCATTTCCTGACGATCCATGACGCTGAATCCGGCTCCGCTGGTCTTCATAACCAATGCAGGAGCATCCGGGCGATTCTTGAACACTTCGGAGAAGGTGCGAACCAAACGACCAACGTTCTTTCGGTCTTCACCGAGTTCTCCCTGTAGCCAGTGACCAACGAAGAGGAATACGAAGTCTTCCTTGATTCCCTCGAAGATTTTTTCAATCTCAGGTTCCTTTGGAGCATTCTTCTTGTAGATATCCGTGTCGGCACCTTCGAAGATAACATCCATAGGCTTTTCCATAGCCAAGTCGGATTCACGACCCTGTTGATCCTTCTTCTTGTACTTGACTGCGCTGAACACGCTCTTCGTGAACGTCGAAGGAACAATGTTGTAGTTCATTCGATTCAAACCTTCCAACCATTCTCCACGTGGAAGAGTCGTTTCAATACCGGCAGTGATACCGATGTTGAACTTGGCAGGGGTCTGGAATTCGTTCGGGATGGTGATCTGGATAAACACCTCCGGTTGTTCAGTCAATGGCTGACTGAGAACCTTTCCGAGAAGTTGGCGCAACTCTGCGTCGGTCTTCGTCATTTCATCGAGATTCAACTGTGGGCATCCGCCCCAACGGGTAGGAACGATCTTGAGGTCATACTTGTCCCAGCGGTGAAGGCAGCGAACAATGTCAAGAGCGTGTGCTCCGTATCCCGAGCGTGTGAAGAGTGGTGATTGAACCACCATTACCGGTTTGATTTCGTTATCCATAACTGATTGTGTAAGGTGTTAAACTGCTACTTTTTTCTTGAGGTCTTCGACTTCGGCTTGAATTGCGGCTTCGTCGAGGGTTGGAACGGTGAATCCCATTTCGTTCGGATTGAACATTGTGTTTCCAACAAATTCACCGGTCTGGTGAACGGTGACGCGAGAACGTGGGGTCCAAGCCTTCATGGTTGCATCGATGCATCGTGACATTTGCTCGCACATGTAGTTCTTATTGCAAGCACCTTCCTCACATGCCCAGCGACGACCTTCAGCACCAGCCTTGGCACGAACCTCTGGTCCTGCCAAATACCAATACTTCATTGCGCTTGCGATATCTTCCCACTTTACCAAGTCATCAAAGATGTACGGGGTGATTGGGCTTCCCTGAATGACGCGGGTCGCCGGCCAGAGAGGCTTTGCCCATACTCCGTGTGTCTTGTAGCGACCGTCGTGGTTGCTTCCCCAATTTCCTTCGAAGCGGAGAGGCTTACCATTTTCATCAACTTGACCGATCTGATCCTGTTGACCACCGGTTACGGGGATAATGACGGGAGTTTCTGCCATAATCGACTCGGTTGTTCCGATACCCCAACCTTCGTTGGATGTGGCGGATACCGTTACGTCGGCGATGTTATACATCATGTTCAACTCTTCTGGAGAAACCTTACGGTCGGAGTAAACAATGTCATACATCGGGCACAACGCCTCTTTGACAGCAACCAAGTCGGTTCCTGCATCGTCAACGACAGCGGTGTGAAGGAGAAGCACGCACTTGGCGGATTGTTCCTTTGGCAAACTGTCGCAGAATGTGCGATAACCGAGGATGATGTTCGAAAGACGCTTGCGCTGAATGTTTCTGTTGTTGTAGAACAGAACGAAGTTGTAATCCTTCTTGAGAAGGCTCTTTCTCAGCGCAGCAACCTTGGCAACATCCTCCGAAGAGGTGAGTTTCTTGAACTTCACGGGGTCAACTCCGTGCGGAACCCAATGGCTGATCAAGCGACCATTAAGTTTCTCGCCACGTTCTGCGTCAGCGAGTGTGATCCAATTATCCTTGCCGACAACATGACGATTGATATTGACCGTCTGGCGGGAGATTCCCATCAAGAGGTCGCATGAGCGATAGAATGAGTGGTTATACATTGGGTATGGAACGTCATCCCAAATGTTGTAATACATGATTGGTATGAATTGACGGAGTTCGTGCTCCATCTGATACAACCAAATCCAGAAACGCGGATCGGTGAAGTGAAGAAGGGCATCCGGCTTTTCCGACATGATTACCTGTCGAAGCAAATCGGGGTTGCCATAGCCATCGACGGGAAACAACTTTACGTTCGCATCCTTGATGCCTGCGGCTTCGTTCACGGCTTGGCTCATGTCAAGGATTTTGCCCTTGTCAGGATGCTTTACGGAACCCGCGATGTTAACCCAATCGTATTTGTGCGCCGTACCGGTGACAAACTCTCTTGCCATCGTAGCGATACCTGACATCATGCGAATATCATCGCAGAGGAGTAGAATCTTCTTTTTGTCTGACATAACCTTTTTCGTTCTGTTGTTAAATTTCAGTCGCTTCTATCAATTGATTTCCCTGTAACTTGAAAACTGGAGTATCGCCGTCAACCTTGTTAGGGTGAATGTAGAACCACACGCCATCGTCCGTTACACTGCAACGAACGTCGTGATCAATACATCCCGTCTCGGTCAAGGTCTTACGGAAGTACTCCTCAAGATTCATGGATTCGTGCCAGCGGTGTTTTGCTGATTGGCTTCTTCAAATACAGCCTTGATTTCAGACATTACGTCGCCGATGCGCTCTTTGAATTCCTTCATAGCAGCCTTCTTCTCAACTTCGATTTCGAGAAGACGTTGCGTGAGGTTATAAACCTTTTCCTTAGCCTGATCCGGTGTTAGTGGTTTGTTTGCCATATGAGTGTTTGTTTAGAATGAACTTCCCGTTGCCTGTAGGTCTGTCGTTTCGTTGATCTTTTTACGAAAGTCAGGATCACTGTTGTAAAGAAAAACCGTGCGATTGACCAACTTCTGTAGGGTCAACTTATCGGCAGCACCAGTTGCCCGGAAAGTGTCGTACTTATCGACAAGAATCTTAACGCTGGTCAAGAACGTCGGGTGTTGTGGGTGCTTTGGCTTCTTCTCCGCAACTACAGCAGCAGTTGTTTCGGTAGATTCGGTCGGTGATGTTTCTGTTGTAGATGTTACGTTTTCCATACCAATATATACTGACAATCTGTATATAAAAACAGGAAATCTGTATATATGACTTCTTTTATTCCATCTGGTCGCAAACTGGTGTTCCATCCTTGCGAAGAATTTCCTTGAATGGGCAATACTTGCAATTCTTCTTGCGCTGACCGGGGTTCTTGGGGTAGTTCGCCTCAGTGTTATAACCCCCGCCAGACTTGAAACAGGTGTCTACGAATTCGTTAAAACGAGTGGTAAGGTCTTTGGTCGTGTTTACTCCCGAAGGCGGCACAACTAATTGGACGCGGCTCTGTGGGAATGCTACATTTTCCATCAACTTGCGCTTGAGGATTAAGAAAACCACTTCGATTTGGCTTTCCTTAATGTTCATCTTCTCGGCGTAGTATTTCTTGTAGAGAACAAGTTGATCCAACTTGGCGGGGTCGGCTTTCTGATACTTGTTCCAACCCATCGACGATGTTTTGATATCGATGATCTTGATCTTTCCAGTGGTCTTATCTTTGAACACCAAGTCGAGGAATGCGGTGAAAAGAATGTTTGGCTTGAGTTCAAACTTCAACTCACGTTCGATTGCGATCAATTCAAGCGTTTGGGTTGGGAAATACTTGGCACGATTCTTATATGACAGAATGTCTTCGATGATTTCCTTACCGTGCATGATGTGCTCCTTGATGGCATCCATATCATCGAACACAACACCATCCTTGACGTTTTTCTCAAACTCGCGCATGAAAACCTCTTGAAACTTGCCGAGTTTATCCATGCTGTCTGCTTTCGGCGCACCGTAGCAATATAGAATGTCTAAGTAGGTCTGAATAGTTTCGTGAATAGCCGTTCCGAATACCGTGGAAATGGAACCTTCAAATTTTCCAAGTTTGTCGATCTTGTCGAACTTCCAACTTGCCGGGCATGTTTGCCACTTGCTGAATTGGCTGAAACTGACATACGTCTTACCGTTTTCGTAAGGAGTCTTTGGTTCCCACTTGGTTTTTTTAGGCTCTTCTGCTGGTGTGTCGAAAAATTCAGTCATCCCTAAATGCTACACCCACATTTGCCGTTGTCAAATATTTATAGCCATGAGAAGACTTATTTCATGTATCATGTTCATTCTGCTTTGTATTACCTCCTATGGTCAAAGCGACGAGCCGAAGGATGGAATCATGGTTGTGACGCGTGCAGCAACGTCAATAACACTGAACCACTCGTCTACGTTTGAGGGAAACCAACTTACCCTTGCACCGGATACCAACGTCTTCTTCTCGGGTGTCACGAACATTCTGATTCCTTCAATAGCCACCCTCAAGTTTCTACAAAAGTCAGAGTTTGAAGTCATCAACTGCCAAACGTATGAAGATGGAATGTCATCCACGACTCTAAAAATAGTGGAAGGAACCATCTCAGTTGAAAGCAACGTCAAGGATGATGATTGCTATTTCACATTGGTAGTTCCGGGAGCCACCATTCAACTTTCCAAAGGTGCCATCGTTCAAATGAACCGCTACAACAATCTTACCACGATGATCGTCACCAAAGGTGTGGTGAAGATCATTCGTGATAGTGATATGGTAGAAAAAGAAATGGCAGTCGGTATGACTGCCAGTATCTTTATGAGTGATTCCGGTGCGGATAATGTCTCCGTTAGGGAATCTTCCGATTACGACCGTAGCCTCTTTCGAGAACTCAATCAATAAAGCCCAATTCCCTCAATGCTTTTCCAACGACTTCGTTGAGACCGGGATGGTTAACAAGTTCTGCTTCGCTGCTCACCGTTTGGTGTTCCCACTCAATTCGATAATCAGCCTTAGCCTTGAGTTTTGGATCGTTGTTTCGCTCATCCTCGTTTGGTGCTTCTACGAAAATTCTCACACGGCGATAATCCTGTGGGCTGTCAGAATTGATAGGTTTTGATGGATCGCCTGCCCAATTTACACCCCACGTGTATTTTGATACGTGAACAAGTTTGCCACCCATCGTCTGCTGAAGCCATTGGATTTCGTCGTGAGGAAATACATCATAACGAACATCCGTTACGATTGCTACGTCGGCGTCGGATTCGTTGATCTTCTTCGTCACTCGGCTTGTCCAGTATGTGCCATTGCTCCGCTTCCGTTGTACGCCACCATACCACACCAAGAATGGGCGAATGATAGTTTTGTTTTCAGGATCGCTTGTCCAAGCACTAATTCCGAACTTATCCAACAGAAACGCGTCAACGTCAGACTTCAGATCGTCGGCGAGAGCAAATCTCTGCACCCTCAATCCTCGTTCGGTCATAATCTTCCGAGCAACCGCGCAGAAGGTATCTTTTCCTGATCGTGCTACACCTGTTAGTCCGAGTACTTTCATGGATTTAGTCTCCCAAAGTTCCGTTGTCTGCTTGATCGTCGTCGTCCTCTTCCGGCGCGTTCATGTCAACGATGTTGCCATCGTCATCCATAACATATCCCATAGATTCGAGATGATCCATGGCGGCATCTTGATTCAAAATGTCATCAACGGTCTTCAATCGTCTCGTGGCTCTATTCAAGAGACCGTTGGCGAGAGTCACCGACCCTCCCCAAGTGAAAACGAAATCCTCTCCGTCTCCATTTTTGTCTTCGTCAATGTCAACTTGCCCGGCAAATACAAAGCCGTGGCATCGTTCTCCTACGAGTTCTTTGATATCGCTGAGTAGTTTGCGTCTTTCTTCAAGATTCATGTGTTAGTTCTTTTTCTTTGACTTCGATGCCGTATTTTCGATAGATGAATCTAATGTCATCAGTCGAAAGGAGAGGAAGGACATCCCTTATCTCTCTAGTTGAACAACCATAATGGGTCGCCAAAAATTTCAATACGTCGGCGGGATACTTTTCCTTCTTTCCCTTGATATAAGGGGAAAAGACGGGTCGCTGAGGTATGACAGCAATAAGCACTCGATAGTAATGCTCATTGGAAAGTAGTGCGGCAAGATGCTGAACGTCATTAACTGTCTCGGTATATTCCGGAGTCATGCTCAAGAATCGGTTGATCATGTAAGATGACCACGTTTTCTTATCAGCGTCATTCAATGTGCTCCAGTAGTCTTCATTTTGATACGTCGTGACCTGTTTCAAATGGTCGAATAGAGACTTGCACTTCTGCTTCTCTACGACGGGTTCATCCGATGACTTTTTCTTTGGTCTTGCCATGATTACAGAGTAACATCCTTCTCAGGATAGCCGGGTGTCAAGTCAATATCAGGATGTGCCGCTCGAATCAGGTGTCTCATGTCATTGAGAATGCCGGTCGGTACCGCATTGTACGACATTTTCCCTGCGGTGAAAGGAGGGCTGAACTTCACGGCAAGTGTAGCCATTCTCAACAGAGACCAATACACCTCCGGGTTGATTGCCGGTTTTGGCTTTCTACGAAAGCGACTGAAAAACTGTCTAATGAAGTTCATGTGTTGTATGTTGGTTGATTGTTGTCGATTGGTCAACTTACTTTATCCGGAAAATACCAAGTGCACCTTTCAATGGATAGAAAGGAACGGGGCGAGGATTTTTCAATACGAATCCATACGGTCCCTCAAACCACGGTGATGTATGACTTGACACGCAATCCACGAGGTCGGCGATACCGAGTATTCCACCTGTCGGAAAATCTTCAACATCCTCGTGAAGAAAACTCATTGGAAACTTGATCTTTCTCTCACGAACGAAGTTCTGCCACCCAACCATTTCTGCCATGCGAATGGATGCTGATGACTGAATGTAGATTGGTCCGCGATACTTGGTTATCCAAGTTCTGTTCTCAATGTCTTTTCCTCCGTGAATGATCGACGATGCCCATGGCTGGCGAATGGTGATTACGGGGATTGTTTTGTCTATATTCATGCTTCCTTTCTGACCCATCCGAGTTTTTCCATCTGTTCCGGGTCAAGCGATTCAATTTGAAAACTTGTGGGAATGACGAGTAGAGAAAATTCAATGTTGCGCTTCTTGAAAGCCTCGTGAAGTGAACTTATTGAAGTGAGAACCTTGTGTGCCTCTCCTTGTGTCAAGTGCTCTCGGTTCATTCTAATCACCAACACACTGTTGTTGGTGATGTCCATTTTTTCTATCGTCTCCAATATTTCGTGATCGGTCATGCTGTGTATTTCTCGATTCTGATTCGGTCGTTTTCGAACGTGATTTCTGGTTCCGACTTGAAATACTTCGTATAGTCAGGAAGGAACGTGTCTGCCTGATACTCACCTTTGACTCGTGTAAGTTCAAACTCGTAGCATTCCGGGAAAAGAAGTTTGTAGATTTCGGCTCCACCAATAACCCAAGCGTCATCGGGGATTTGGCTCATGTCGGTCACGAATCCACGACCATGTTCAGGCGTGGCTTGCCACAAGGCTCCAAAGATTGTATCCTTCGGGGCGTTGAGATATTGCCGAGAAAGAATGAATACCTTTCGGTTCTTCAACATTGGAAGGGTGTCAGCAGTCTTTCGACCACACACAAGATTTCCACCTACCGTCTTTCGCTTGAAGTGTTCAAAATCTTCCTTAATGGGTGGCCAAGGCAACTTACCATCCAAGCCGATGCCACCATTCAAATCCGCAGCGGCGATTGCACGAAAACGACGGGTACGTTTTTTCGACCAGTTGATTGCATCGTAGTTCACCCGAAAATCTTCGGAGAAACAGTTTCTCGGCGATGATCCTTTCCCGTTCATACAGCAACCTCCCCGGTGAGTTTGGGACCACTGACATAGTTCAACAGTTTGGTGTCTGAATATTGCCAGTCGAAGATTGATGTAAACGGATCGGTGGTGATTGTTGGGAGAGGATACGTCTCTCTCCTCAAAAGTTCCCTGATCTGATCCATGTGATTGGAGTAAATGTGAGTATCAGCGAGGAAACCGGTCAGTGTACCTTCCTTCAATCCCGATTCCTTAGCAAGAAGGTGGAGAAGCAAGGCATATGAAGAGATATTCGCCGGGAGCCCGAGAAAAACATCGACCGATCTTTGATACCAAAACAGATTGAGTTTTCCATTGATGACCGTAACCTGCCACAGAAGGTGGCACGGAGGAAGAGCCATTTGGTCAAGAGCGAGGGGATTCCACGCAGAGCAAATCATGCGTCTGTCGCTTGGGTTCTTCTTCAATCGGTCAACAATCACCTTCAATTGATCGACGGCGTTTGCGGGGTTGTATGGGTCTTTGAAATCTCGCCATTGTGCACCATATACCGGACCCAAATCAGTTTCTTCACGCATCTTGCGCTTGGTTTCTTCATCGTTGGCATATGGAACCTTCGTCGGGCTGCACCATTCATCCCAATACTTGCAACCACGTTCCTGAAGCCACTTCTTGTCGGTCAATCCCTTAATGAAGAATTCCAACTCAACCCGTGTTGACTTGAAAGGAAGTTTTCGACATGTCAATAATGGAAATCCATGAGACATGTCGTGTGTGATGGTGGCACCGGGAATGGTTAGTGCATCAATGCCAGTTCGATTGCCTTTCCATTCTCCGTTGTCGAGAATGTTTTGCAGAATACTCAAATATCCAAGTTCAGCGTTCATTTATCTTTCCTCTTCTTTATTGGCTTCTTTTCCGGTGCGGGTGCTTCTGCCGTTGGTTTTGGTGGCTTTACTCTGAGGTTAGGGTTGTTGAACAGATTTGGAAGTTTGGCAGGAACCGCCGAAGCCTTCTTCTTAGCATCGTTCTTGTGAACGAGTTTTTCCAGTTCATCAACCTTTCGGTGAAGCGTCTTGAATTCTTGCACGGTGTTGACTTGTGTCTTGCTGACATTCTTTATCAGAAGCATCAGGTCGATTGCATCCTTTCGGAGTGCATCGTTCTCGCGAATAAGAGACCCGATAGCATCTCCGGTGCGAACGTGACCGGCACGGAAATACACAATCGATATAAGAAGTGCAAAGGTCAATGCCAGAACTTCACTTCCCATCACGAATGATGTAATGGCGGCAATCAGCAACCCCAATACACTTCCCCACCCGATGACCCGCCACCAATTGATCTGCGTTTTGATCGTTTGGCTTCTTGTCGGGTCGTTTTCTTTTACTTCATCCTCTGCGTTGGCGAAAAGCACAGCCTTTTCTTTTTCAGTCAGGTGAACTTTCGTCAAATCAATCTCTTGCTCATCGGTTTCTTGTTCGCTCATTCATGTGATGGTGCACATGTCAATGATATCCGTCAATTTATTTCAAGACAAAAAAACACCGGAGGTTTCCCTCCGGTGTTTTGAAATAACTGATCCGATTACTTGTTATTGATGATGAACGGAGCCCAAGTCGGGTGACGAACCTCCGTCAGAGCAGCACTTACAGGAACACGCATCGGCTCAACCGGCTTGCGAATCAACTTGAGACCAACTTCGTGGTTGAGTTGGTTACCCTTCATCCGGTTGACGTCCTTCTTGCAAAGAACCATGTTCGCGAAGGTGTTCTTACCACCACGGGAGACCGGGAGAACGTGGTCGATATCGCTATCGTTCCACGAAACCTTCTCACCCGTGTATTGGCAGATTCCACCGTCACGCTTACGGATCGCGTCCTTGGTCGGGCGAGGCGTACGAACCGGCATCTTGCTGAAGTTCGGAGCGATGATGACCGTTGGAGCACGAGTCACCAACTTGGCAGAGTGCAGCGCGATATCGTAGTCACGAATTTCGAGTTTCACCCAATCATCCCACTTCACCGGGTTCATGTAAACCGGGTTGGAGAAATCCCACTCACCGTCCGCGTTCTTTTCAAACACGAGGTCGAGTGCCATGGCTGGCGGGGTGCCGCCCATGTTGCCACCGTTCATGTCGATCAATGCCTGCTTGATCGTGCAATACGAGATTGGCAACCAGTTGGCATTGAGTTTGAGTACGATTGGCTTATTGATGATTTCTGAAGTGTTCATGTGACCTTTCTGATATGACTTGACAATACATATCTGCTATAAAAAGTCAAGCCCCTATCTATTTTTTTACGAATTAATCTGTTCCTGCGTATGGAAAATCCTTGCGCTCCAACCACTTATCGTCATACAACCAGTGGTTTTCGACGAAAGAAAATGTCTCGTCTTCGAGGATACCGATGATCTTTCGGGCACAATCTAGGTTCCAATTGTGGGAATTCTTCTGTCGTATGCACTTGTTACCCGGCTCTTTAGCCGATTCCACGTAGGTTTCCCCATACTTGTTGAATTTTGTGACGGTAACGACTGTGTGCCCCACGATTTGATTGATGTTTTCGGCGGGACGAAACTCCTGATTCCAGTCACACCAAGTCAATCCACCAATAAAATAGTGATGGTTCTGCAATCCCATACGTGCGGAACTATATTGAACCACAGGCGAAGGAAAGCCGCTTACAATCTCCCTCTGGAGGGCTGCTTGGGCTTGTTCCTGCACCCAATCCACCGACATACCCTCCGTAGGGTGGGTAAACAGTTCGGGGTGTGCTCCAGCATGGCTAAAGAGGTAGTTATTTTCAAAATGGCAGAGTTTCAACTTCTCCCGAGTTTCAAACAGGGGGAGAACGCTCAGAATTGCCCGTTGCTTCTCCAAATCAAATCCGGGGCAGTAAAGATACCGGTTTTGGGGGAAGAAGTAGGGCATATCATGGTTGCCAAAAAGGTGAATTCGCTTCGGGTCTTCCAAAGACGCACGAAGCCACTCGGCGGTATGCTTCGCTATGCTCGGACCGTCGCCGAACGAATCGAAGTAATCGCCAAGAAACACAACTCGGTCGTGTGGAATTTCCTTTAAGCAGGCTTCCACCCAATCGACTCGGTTGTGTAAGTCGGGGATGATGACTATCTTATTACTCATCCTCACATTATGGCACAAGTGCCACGAATGTCAAGCCTTTAGAACTTGATGTGAGCGTAGAGGTAGAAGTAGTTTGTCGAATTCAACTCAATGACCGCTTTGATGGAATCTTTCTTCGAGCGGTGTTTCACGACGAGCAAGATACCCAAATTTTCTTGGTTGATTCTCCAACTTGGTCCGATTCCATACTTGTAGCGGCTCTCCGAAGGATGAAAAAACAGCACACCTTGAGCAACGTGATCGACGTTCGGAGAATAATACTCGGAAAGGGTCTCATGATACCACGTTCCGGTGTATTTTGCCTCAAGCGACCATGTATCGTCCCAGAACTTATAGTAATTCAAACGAATACGCTCACGGTAGTTTCCATCTTCGATGAATGTGTGTTCTGCGATTGCCACAAACTGACCATCGTCGAATTCAACCGTTTGCATCAATGCAATCGTGTCTTCGTAAATTCTCTGATCGAACGCCGCTTCTGACTCCAGAAAGTTTCGAGAAATGATTCCTTCCAAGCCATTGCCGAAATATCCGTATAGATATCCGGTTCCCAATGTGTCGATTTCAAAATCCCAATTCTTTCCATATCGACCGTAACCGATGCCGGTTCTACTGTGACCCTGTACGACGACGTTGTGAATGAACGCTCTGTCACGATCAACTGACCATCCAAAGCGAAGGTGATTTACCCACGTTTGATCTTCGTCGATGTACAACTCTTCGAGAATGTAGTTTGAAACGTGAAATTTGTCGTAGTGAACGGGTGTAGGCTTTGGCGTTTCAACTAATGTTGGCTGTGTGATGACAACCTCTGGAAGCACGGTGGTCTCGGAATCCTGTGATCGTGCTATGTTGGCGAACAGCAATGATACCGAGAAAATGATTGATAGGAATTTCTTCATGTTATTTCGTGCCCCATACTTTTGTCTTGGAGAAGATTTCATCGACGTATCCCATCACACTTGAGAATGACAGAATGAACTGGTAAATGAAGATGAAGTTAAGCAAACCGCCAATTGATCCCTTGATTGGAATTCCCAACTCGTCGAGTGTCTTCTTTTGAATTCGGCGCATCATGTAAATCATAAACAGGGTAAATGGTAATACCAACAAACTGAATAGACCCACGATCCAGAATTTTCCGAACAGCGCCAAAATCACTCCGGGAAGAAGACCGAAGAGCACGGCAAGGTCCATGATCGGGAGGAAAATGTTGTTGAAGATGAATGGATAGTTTTTCTTCATTCGGATCAATGTCTTTGGGTGATTTTTGAAGGCTTCAATGAGACCACGCGCCCAACGCTTGCGTTGTCTGAAGTATTGCCCCGATGTTTCTGGAACATTCGTCCAGATGACGGCGTTTTCGGCGTGATTAACTTTGTATCCCAATTCGAGGATTCCCCAAGTCAAAACGATATCCTCCCCAACGACGTTCTTCCATCCACCAAGTTTGCGAATTACTTCCGTCTTGTATGCGGAGAATGCTCCCTGTGCGACGAGTGTTCCTTCCAAGAAGGATTGTGTGCGTTTGCTTCCGGCGATACCGAAGAGGTAGTCGAAGTGCTGTACTTTCGTGAGCCAGTTCTTGTCTTTGTTATTGACCAATACCAATCCAGCGGTTGCGGCATATTCTTCGCCACTACCGACGATGTTTCCCATGATATTTTGAAGTGCGCGAGGATGAAGGTCGCTATCACCGTCGAGCGTAACGAAGTACTTCGTTCCGACCAATTCAAGACCGGTATTCAATGCTGACGACTTTCCGAAATTCTTCCCGCGTCTTACCAATGTATAATTGAACCGTCTTGGATGCAACATCATCCAATCGGTTGCCAACTCGGCTGTCTTATCCTTGGAACCATCGTCAATCACAATGACATGAATGCATCGATTGTATTGCTGATGTTCGATTGATTCGAGAGTGTTGATGATGGAATCCTGCTCATTGTATGCCGCGACCAAGATAGTCACCGGCTCGTCAAGCACCGGCTTGAATTTCTTTCGTCGATCAAAGAGAAGGCACAGAATGTAAAACATAACCGACCAGCCGGGGATAAGTGCAACTCCACCAATCACAAATGCGGCATACCAAGTTGATGTTTGAGCCGACAATTCACGAAACCATGGTATTGCCAAGTAGATAGAAAGTGCCTCCCACATTAGAGCGAGCAGAAGGATGATGGAGAATTTCTTATGAAGATTCATAGGGTAAGATACATATACACGCATGGGGGAAATACCCCAATCATGCGTACAAAATGAGGGATAATACCCTAGACGCAAGTTAAAATAACGATGCTACTTTACACTTCGTAAATCCATTTGCCAAACTGATCGGCAAATTGCTTTACAAGAATACCCGAAGCGGCATTTGCTTCGTTTTCGACGGGACCACCGATATTCGGCACACGCGTTCCGTCTTTGAGATTTCCCTTGTCGTCAAAATATCCTAACTCTCTCTGGCGCAAGTGAACCAATTCATGTGCGATGGTTCTGATTACATCCAGTGGGTGACGATCTTGAAGGCGGGAAATGACATTGTGATTCGATGGATCATAGCCACCGGTCGAGATGCCCGGATACTCGCCCTTTTTGCAACAAATGATATCACACGGAGTAGTCAAGCCCAACTTATTATAGCACCACGCAGAAAACTCGGTGATGAGTTTCTTACCTTCAGGCGTGAGTTGCAATCCGGAGGAAATCTTTAGTTGTGGCATACTTGTATAAATATGTCGTCATCCGGGAAATGAAGAAAAAAAGGCGAGGGGGTAAACCGCCCCCTCGCCTTCACTTTGGTCGGATAGGAACCGACCTAACCGTAACCTGTTGTTTTGTCTTATCTCACTTACAGCACGATCTGCTCGTATCGTGCCGAATTGATCACTTCGAGCATGAACTCGTAAGGCGTTTGTGACGCGCCCTCAAGAACCTGCTTCATGATGGATGGCGAACATCCCGAGACGAGGGTTACCCCACGCTCGTTCTTGGTCACCGGAGATTGTGTCTGACGCGCCTGCACGTTCCAGAAGACTACCTGTGGCAGTTCATATCCGGCAGCAGCGTACTTGCGCTTCATTGCGTCGAAGTTTGTACCTCCGTCGCTGACGCAGTTGAATTCCATGTCGGAAATGATCATCAGCGTGGCTGGCATTTCGTCGGCAGGAACATCGTTCTCAACAGCAGCCTTGAGGATGTTGTTGAATGCAGCCTGTAGGTTGGTTGAACCTCCCCACTCTGCTTGCGACAGGTTGTGATACTTGCTCCAAAGGTCGGAACCCTTGAGAGAAACAAGTTTCGAGTCGTCCGAGAACGTCATGAAGTGATTCGCGAAGAATCCCTTGTTTCGCTCCGCAAAGTAAATTGCAAGAGAGATACACACATCGATTGGCTTTGGTGACGAACTTGCCCAAGTCATAGACCCGGAAACGTCGGCGACAACCAACGCATTGCGCTGATTCTTGCCAAGGTAGTTCGGAAGTGCCTTCCATTGCGCCTCAAGAGTCTTGAGCGCAGCATCGCCACGGCTCGTCGAACGAACTTCCCGAAGGATATCGTAAGGGAACAGGGTAGACGCGTTGACCTTGGAAGTTCCCTTTGCGAGACCTTCCTGCCACTTCGAGTAACGCACGCTGTCGTGCTTTGCGAATGCCTTCTTATAGAGTTTTGCCGCGTAAGAAGGAACGTGGTCGTAGTTTACACCCGACCAGCCACGAGCCGACATGAGTTTTTCAACGACCTTGAGTCGCGAACGGAGACGCGAGAGCGTCTTGCGGTAACGCTTGTCGTTCCACTCAAGCAACTGAACGAGACGGCGAGCCTGAGCACGCGTCTGTGCGCTTGAAGTGTTGATCGAAGGCATCCACTTCGCCACGAGGGTAAGAGTGGAGTCGTCGTCATTGGAAACGTCAACCTTGAACTGCTTGAGCATTACCCAAGCAGCCTCGTCGAACACCGGGGTTCCCCAAGTTGCGTCGAGAAGGTCATCCCAACGTCCGTAGAGCGGGATGTGCTTGAGAGTCTTCATTGCCACGGCTGGGTAGTTTACACACAGCCACTTGAAGGCAATACGGAAAGTGTTTCGCTCACCCTGACCACCACGGCAGTCGCGGAGATAGAAAATCGTACGGAGAGCCTGAACAGGATTCTCGTCGAATGCCTCTGAGAAGAGGGTCTGAACCTCAGCCTCGGAGCGTTGGCGGATTGCACCACCGGTTGAGAACAAATCCAACACCTTCGACTTGGTTGAAGCGAAAGTAAGAGCGCCATTCTCAGTTTGAGTCATGACGGTTGGGTTCTTGAGTGCCGAAAGCAGGGCTGACGACTTTTTGCGAGTCTTTTGAGCAGTATTCATAGTTTGATTCCTCGGTTTAGAAGGTTTCTGTTTGTGAGACGTATAACTATCCACACTTTTTCACGAAAGTCAAGCACTTTTTGGATGTGTGAATGAGAAAAATGATCGATGGGCTTCCAAAGCGTCTTCAATTGAAGACACAGATGCTATGCAATGATATGTCAGCCAAGGAGATAGGGGTCTATCACTTCGATTGATCAATACCACCGGTTTTCTTCGTTCCCAAGCGTATAAAATTTCCATTGATGTTCCAACGGTCGGTTTTTCGAACCAAACGATGACACCATCACACTCGTCTATGTCTTTCTTGTCGCCTTCGACTATAAGTGCGGTGTGATTGCCCTCAACTCCGCGAAAATCCCTTGCCATAGGGTCAAGAACATCGGGGTGAAGTTTTTTCACTTCGGTTCTCCAACCGTTTGCTTCTTCATCGGTGCACCCGTTGATTGGTCCTGCTAGGTAAAGTTTCATTCGAACCATCCCTCTTGTGTATTTGCTTTAACGAGGGCATCAATTTCATCCTTCGTCATGTATTGAACGGTCGGCGTGTCTGCCAACACCTCCAATTTTGCATTTTGTGTTGCCCGCTGTGCGGTGCAGATCGTGTCATTGTGGTCGCCGCCATGATTGACGAGTAGAATTTCTTCAGTATCCCATCCCTTTCCCATGTGGGCGGTGTTCCAACCAAACGAAATGATGATACAGTCGGGGGTCGCAAGTTTTCGGAACAGATTTCTACAATCATGTTTCAACTTCGACAACTGTGTGTCTTCGCGGGTAGCCTTTTTTCCCGCCTTTTTGTATGCCCGAGAAATCTGCACCGGTCCATGTGGAGGATCGAAGATGATTCGGTCAGCCTTGACCTTCTTTTCAACGAGCATGTTAAGGAAATCACGTGCTTCCATGTGATACATCGCCGTCGTTTCCGGATCAATATCATTGGTGAGTGTTCCGAACGTCTCGTTCGCAGCAAATGGGTCGATAATCACGTTGCCACCGACCAACCATTGTCGCAAAAATTTGCGAACGGGTGGCATTGTAAATGTAGCCTTGTTGGGCCACGCAAATATTCGGTCGATACGCATAATCAAGCATTCTTATGCGAACACGTGCCAACGTCAAGATAAAAAAAGAAACCCACGGTATGCTACCGTGGGTTTCCAAAACAACAGGGTTACGAAATGATTAGGTTCCGGTCTCTGGACCGGCTTCCATGTAGAACTGAATTGCGTTGAACTCTGCCGATGTCCACTTAGCAGAACCGCTGTTCTCCTTGGTGTAGATGCTTCGAACGTGGCTTCCTGTTGAGGTATTCCATGTCGATGCTGTTGTTCCGAGTTGAATGTTGGTGTTGCTATCACGAACACCGATGATGAGCGATGCGGTGTTGTTGCTGGTTGCGTTGTTGACCTGAACGTTGAGACCTTCGTATGTGAAACCACTGAAGAAACTTCCAGTTGGCTTTGCAATTGTGATGTTGCAAATGTCGCCGGATGCTGTGGCTCCAGCACGGAGGGAGTCAGGGTTGAGGAGGGCGTTAACCACTCCACGCGACAGCGAACCTTGCATCGAGAATACCTTTTCTTCGTTGGCGTATAGAACTGCGGCATTTGCATGGCAATATCCACCGTCGAATGCGTTGAAGATTGCGAGCGTTTCGATGCGAGTGTTTGTGAGCGGGTCGAAGATAAACGATTCAACTTCCGTGAGAACGTAGATTGCGTTTCTTGCTGGAGAGTAAACCATCTTACGAACAGGGCGAATACCACCGGCGATTGAAATCGATGTAGCCACATCGGTCTGTGGATCGATCTGATAGATCGTTCCGGAGCCGAATGGTGAAACGTCAGGCTTCAATCCGAGGTAAATCTTGTCATTGATCGTCGAATAACACAACGAACCCGTCTTGTTGGTTCCAACGTTGATGTAAGATTCGACCAACATTGTTTGTGGGTCGATCTTGATCAAAGCAGACGAGTCGAATCTCTGACAGAATGCGTAAATCTTCTCGTTCGACGGGCAGTAAACCAAGTCGGCTTGGAAGTTCAAGTTGTTCGTATTGTTTTCATTGAACGTGGCGTATGCATTCGACGTTACCGTTGTAACGAGAGTGCTTGGATCGTGTTCGATGAAGCGGATCAGTTTGGCAGAATTGTCAACGGTGTATGGATCGTTCAACACTACCAAACTGATGATCTTGGAGGTCTTATCGACATACAAAGATTTCAGCGTCTTGAAATATGTGTAAGGCGTGTATGTTCCTGTGAACGTGGTGACCGCTGAAGGGGTCTTTGTGGCAGGATTAAACGTCAAGAACTGCCAGTTGGATGATCCACCGATAACATATACTCTGTCGTTAAATGGGCTGTACACCAATCCGTTGACGGGATCGATTGTGGTCGTGTTGGAATAACTTTCGGAGTTTGCGTTGGGCTCAATTACAGCAAATCGATTTGCGGTGGATGTTCCGTCGCGATTTACCGTTGAGCACATCATTTCGCCCGTGCTTGGAACATAAATGAAGTTTCCTTGGTCTTCCCGAATGTAACTCTTTGGGAAGAGAGATGCTACGTTCTGTTGCCAATTTTGCGTCGTGCCGTTTGCACGGAGACCACCGACCATACCAAGAACGGCGTTAGGAACACCGTTGTCAATTGATCCAGATGCATCGTTGATTGCGATATCATCAAGAGATGCAATGTTTCCTTGCAGAGAGTAGAGAACGACATTTGCATCTTGTGCAGAAATCGAGTCGCCGCTCCAAGAAGTGCGAAGGGAATTGAATTCCATCGAAGCGGTTGCAGTTGGTCCCAAGTCGATCAAGAATCGAACGAGGTTCCAACGATTGTTTTCGATGACGGTGACTTCCTGTGCAACCATCGTCGATCCGGTGACTTTGATCGCCATGGAATTACTCGTCTCCATTACCAAGTCAACGTCGCCGAAACTCACCAATGTTGCTGGGTAAACGAGACCACTTGCTGCACGTGTGTAGAAACTACCACGAACGGATGAGCCGGATTGAGGAAGAGGTGCTACGATCTGAGCCTGATACGTGCCTGATTGCGCATCGGCAACAAGTGCCGACGTATTGTTGCCAAAACGACCGGCACCAAGCCAGATAGAACCACTGACGATGGTGATGCCGCTCGGAACGATGCCGTTTTCAAAACTTAGACGATAGATTGCTGACATAGAGATTCTCCTGTGTGTTATAAATATGAACTAAATGACGAAAGGGTGCCGATTTTATAGGATATCGGGGTTGAATCCTTCCACCGCTGGGGGATATACAAACGACATTGCGCCTGCGCCAGAATATGATGCCGATGACCATGTTGAGGATGACACAAAGGCTTGATACTCTTCGTCAGTTTCTAACAAAATGCCCGGAAACTGTGATGGGGATGGATTTGCCGGGTTCGCAATCCAATCCTTCGCTGCTGCCTCATTGAAATTATACCAATCAATGATGGTTTTGCCGGAACCATATGCTGCCATGTAATCCCGAGAAAATTTGTCAAGAATGTTGTGGAATAGTTTCATGTTTTTATAGTGTCACGAGTTTTGCAATTCGAATAGAACCGGCACCACCAGAGCCACCGTTTCTTCCTGCGCCGCCTCCGGTGCCCGGCGAGCCCGTTCCACCGGCTCCACCGTTTGATTGTATGGTACCAAGATTGAATAGATTTCTTCCGTAAAGAATGGTGATAGGTCCTCCACCCGAGCCACCACCGCCCCCGCCGCCCGACACACCGCCGCCTGACGCTCCTCCGTTGCCACCAGCAAGACCATTTGCTTGTATGGTGCCACCGATATACAAGAAGTTTCCAACAATTAAGTAAATAGTACCTCCAACACCATTGCCTCCGGATTGTGCTCCACCTAGACCGCTTGAAATTCCACCGGGGTTTCCTGCTCCACCACCGCCTTGAGGACCAGAACCACCGGGAATATATCCGTTTCCACCTTGGCCAGAGTTTGCTGTTGCATTTCCTCCTAAAAGAGTTCCGTTGCCGCCGCCACCGGAGCCTCCACCAAAACAACCTCCTGCCGCGCCGTCGCCTGCGAGTGATCCTTGCCCGGAACCTCCTCGGGTACCTCCGGAACCGCCGCCGCCGCCTTGTCCATTTGTGCCTGCCGAGCCCGGATTGCCCGCTACGCTATCCACACCAGTTCCCCCAGCGGCACCGGTTTGTGGAATTCCGAACGAAGAAGATACTCCCTGCTGTATTGGCTGGAAAAGTTGTTCTACAGATAGCGTTAGACCGCTATCCAAACTTGCGCTCATGATATTGAATGAGCCTGTGGTATTCTTGAACATTTTGAACCCACCGGTCAGTGTGCCCAAAGCACCCTTTCCGTTCATGGAAATCACACCATTGATGATGCAATTTTCCTTAACGTAGATAACGAGTCCTCGACAGCGATTGGATACCGTAAGCGTTGCACCAGAGTCAAGGGTCAAATTTTGATATTCGAGAACGTAATAATCGCTGTCGTCTGTAGTTGTGAACGTGACACTGGATGTATATCGAACATTTCCCAAGTTTGCTCTGCCATAGAAGTTAGCATCGACGAATTGACGAGAGTCGATGCCAACTTTCATAGCAGAATAGTCAGTCAAATTAAACGGAAGACCGTTGTCTTTTCTGAGAATCGATGTAGCATTGCTTGATGGCAATGTGTTTGTGATGTAAGACTGGTCGTAGTTGAATCTCTGCGATCCTGAAGTAATGTAAGGAGTGAAATATGGATTTCCACCTCCCTGCTTCAACATATCGATTGCATAAAGGTTGATTCCCTCGAATCCTACCACGTTTGCACTTGCGGTCTGAAGATTGAATCTATCTTCGGTGTAAACACTTGGGCTATATGCATACTGACCGGGATATCCGCCGTTCAGAACTTCTCTTGCCGAAGCAACGAAATCTGTTGACAGCCACGTACCGAATCCCGGAGCGTCTGCGATTAGAGGAACTCTATCCGCTCGAATTAATGGAGGATACGTCGCATCATCTACCGGTCCCCAAGAGCCAGTCGAATTGACGACTGTGATATTGTCGTTTATGGCAATGTCATCGATGTTTAACTGGCATCGGGTGCCGCCTACTTCACCCAAACCAAATGATATCGATGATGGGTTGAGCGTGGCAAACCCCTGCTGAGAGTTTCCAGAAAACAACATTTGATTTCCATCAACATCGAGAACAACCGTTGCCGATGTGTTTACATGTGCTCGGCACTTGATTGGAATGTAAACGTTGGTCGGTAGAACCAATCCAGACGAAGTGAGAAACACATTGTTTCCAAAAAGGTAAAGTCTGGTCTGACTCGCGGAATATGCCAATCTAACCGGACCGAAATTGATCAAGTCGGTCAGCATTCCGGAAGAACCGGTATTGACAATTTTTAGATAGTGAGACGAAAATACGAGACTTGTTGGAATTGGCAGTGCAACATTAACTGCGCCTACACCCGTTCCGGATGGCGAACATGCATAACTGCTTCCACCCGCTCTTCCTTGAACGAATGCATATTCCCCACTGAAAGATACTCCAGCGGGTACCTGCTGCCCTTCAAATCCAAATCTGTAGATTGCTGCCATAGTTGTTCCTATAAATATCTAAGGTCGTGGGTTTTCTCTTTATTTATGGGTTGGCAAGAACTTTGAAAATACGAATCGAACCAGCACCACCGGGCGCACCGTTCGGAGCAGCATCGGCGGAAATGCCACCAAGACCTCCGTTTGCCTGCACCGTTCCGGAGTTGGATAATGACCCGCCATAGAGAATGGTAATGGAGCCACCGCCAGAGCCGCCACCGGCTGAACCGTTGCCTGCATATGGATTTCCACCGTTAACTCCGTTTGCTGTGATGGTTGCTCCGGAGCGAATCGTTAGATTTCCTCCGACAATTAAATAAATGACTCCACCAACACCATCGCCGGTACGATAACCCGTACCACCAACAGCAGAACCGCCCGGATTTCCAGCGCCTCCACCACCGGAGAAGGTGAATCCTCCCGTGCCTCCTCCATTTCCTCCTTGACCTGAGTTAGCAACTGCATTTCCTCCGTTGGAGTCTCTTCCAGCACCTCCACCACCCGCTCCTCCACCAAAACATCCACCAGCGGCTCCGGAACCACCAGAGCGTCCAGGTCCACCGAAGTTTCCACCAGACCCACCACCGCCACCGCCACCAGAACCATTGGTTCCAGCGGTACCGGCAACATTTCCAGAACCACCGGCTGCTCCGGTTTGTGGAATGTTGTATGCCGTCAACGAACCAGTTAATTGATTTGTTTGTTCAATGGTAAGCGTTGAATTGGAAGCAAACGTGTTATACGGAATGACCGATCCCGATGTGTTTTTGTGCATCTGGAATCCGCCTGTCAGAGTTCCGGATGCTCCGCGTGCAGTCATGGAGATGGAGCCTGAAATTACACAACTTCCACTAACATAGATGATGAGACCTCGTTTTCTGACAGAAGTTGAGAGCGTCACTCCACTATTGATCGTGAGATTACCATACTCCACGACCACATAATCTCCGTCAACCGTTCCGTCGCCCACATTTGTATTGGTTGTGTATGTAACGTTTCCAAGAAGGGCTCTTCCAAAGAAGTTGTTAGATGCATTCACTTCATTGTTGAACGCTGCTTCAACGAGCAGTTGAGATAGGTACGCTTTCGTGAAAAGTAGATTCTCCTCGTAACTAACTTCCGATAGAAGTTGCGCCAAGTATGCCATTGCCGCAGTTGAACTTTCTTGAAATGCGATTTCAGGCAGCAAACTTCTCAAGAACAGATAACTACCAGATGGAGGATTGAAAAAGAATTGGTTCAAGAAAATCTCGGGAGTAATACAATCGACAACTCTATTCAAATCGATGACCTCACCAACGATGATCGATTCATCACGAACAAAATCCACAAATCGTCGCGCAGCCAAAGACTCCGACGACACGATAGATTCCGGGCTGGTGACAAAATCCACAAACGAATTCATTACACTCGATGTGGTTGATACCCCCAACTCAACGCGAGCGTGTTCGGTGTGATACTTTCTTTCATCGGCATCCTCTGACAAAGTTTCTTCTATCACGGTCTTGTCAACGGTGCGGATGATGGCAGATGCCGTTTCAATGGGAGAAAGATATTGATCGACGTGAAGACCTTCCACGTGTCGGGGATATGCAATCGACTCGGTTAAAAGTGATACTTCGTTTGATACAACGTCAACCGATCTATCCAAAACAACCTGTGATGCCGATTGGATCAGTGCAGTTTCATTTTGAATCTGCTCAACGTGATAAATGTCATCATCGTGGATGGTTATTAGGTTATTTTCGATTCCAATGTTGTCAACCGATAGGGGATATGTAGACTCGTGTTTGGATGCAGCAGATTCTACCTTAGAAACGTCAGATCGAACATAAAGGTGCTCGGTAATTGGCGAACGAAGCGTCTCGGTCTTGGTTTGGTCGGCACGAACATACAGATTTGGAGAAATCGGAGAGCGAATTGTCTCCAACTTGGCAACGTCGGCACGAACATACAAATTTGGAGAAACGGGTGCTCTAAATGTCTCAAGTTTGGCTCCCTCCACACGAGAAACGATTGCGTCGAAGTCTTTCGACGGCATCACTTCGATGAATGTTCTTCCTACTCCATAGTTTTCTGCATCTCTTGGAATGGAAGGCATCTCTTCCAGCAAGATTTGATTGACGAATCGGGTCGGAACGGGGATTTCTTCACCCTTCATGACCTCAAACAAGGCTTGGTTGACGAATCGATCAGTTCCAATTGCAGTGTGAGACGTTAGTGCTTCAATTCCGGCACCATTTGCTACGCTTGAACTAACCGTAAGAGCCTGTCGAGACAATCCGACTTCAGTTCCGGTAGGACCGACATTCTGTTCGGCTGGGACTGGTACGGGTTTTGCCTCTACAGTTTCTATTCCTACCGTCTCAATGAGCCGGGGAAGGAATTTGTAGGAGCGAACATAGAACCATTTGAAACCGCTTGACATTAGGCGTTGATTCCATCAACCCTTCTACGGAATAGGAGGGTGAAAGTTAGTCTTTCCGATCCAACCGAAGGATTGATTGCCATTTCGACACTACTTCCGGTTTGAACGAATGCTGATGATGTGTTTGACGCGGTTACCATCTGCCCAGCGGATGATGATGCTATGAATGACAGACCGGCTACGGGAGAACCATTGATTGTTACTGCCAGCGAACTAGAACCAAGCCATGTTGCGGCAAATATTCCGTCAATGTACATTTGGTTTGGAGCATAATTGACCAAGTGCATCACGTTTGATGGAACCGGAAATTCGATTTGACCTGAAATCATGTCCTTGAACCACATTTGGGTCGCATCGACAGATTGAGTTATCGAATAGAAGTTTCCAGTTGCCGGACCGTAAACACTTCCCGAGAACGAGCCTGAATAACTCTGATAGAAACTGTTGGTTATTTCAACGGATTGAGAAACTGAATAGAAACTTCCTGTGTATGATCCGCCTGTGAAACTTCCCGAGAACGAGCCACTATACTGGTAGAAATATTCTACATTGTAACTGTTTGTGACTTCGAATGATTGAGTGACTATGTAGAACGTTCCCGTCATCGGACCGATGAACGTGCTGCCCGAGAAAGAACCCGTGTACTCATTGAAACTCTGTGTGATCGATGCTCCACCCGCTGAGAATGGCTCGTACGTAGCCATTGGTGGTGCTGATGCCGTAGTCAGTTTGTAATAAACACCATCAGATTGAACGTAAACCAACATACCAACACGCTGACGTTGGAGAGGAATCTGAAGCATATCGGCTGACGACGAAACGCTTCGCAAACCGTCAACACCCAACAGTGGGTCGATGACGGCATAAACGTCCAACGGGCTGTTGGTTGAGAGTAAGCCTGAAATTGGTACTTCGCCTGCCATGGTTATGATACGGTCACTGAAATTGCATTACCCACACTTGGAACAGCAGAGTAATACAGATTGTAGTTTCCTAAGTTGACTGAATACTGGTTGATGAAATTGGAAGTCGTCTGCAAAATGGTTGGATATGTGAGAGCAACTTGCATGAACGTTGAGGTTCCGAATCCTGATGGGTATAGCCAGAAGATAAGACCTCCGGGCGACGTGAAACTGCTCAAATCCCACACATTCGTTCCTGTAAACTTTCCAGAAGCAAGTTCGCTTGTGTCGAGAAGAATTCCCGGCACCATTGCCAATGCTGAATGGTTCGTGACTGCCAAAAGTTGTGGCAAACTGCTTGCGGGGATTCTTCCTCTGTAGCGGCGTGCTCTCCATGCCACAGTGTAATTGGAAGAGAATGATCCGGAGTTCGTGTTCGTTCCGGAAATTCCAAACGTTTCTGTGGCATTGATGGTGGTTTTGTTAATTGCGGTCGGAATGTAAATGTTTCGATTTCCCGTATTCAAATTCGGTCCGTCTGGATTTACGGGAAGGTTTGGATTGGAAATATAGATCGACGGGTTGGCGACATTTGCTGAATTGCTGGTTGACCATGAGAATGTCTTGGTTCCGGCAACTATTGGATTTCCAACTTCCATGGTAGTCGATTGACCGACAATGCCAAATGATGTAAACGCTGGGTTCTGATAAGGATAGAACATCGCGTCGAACATTTGTTTAATGCTTCGAGAAACAAATGTGGTTCCCGCTGAGATACCTCCGACAGAGACCGTTGCCGGGAGAGGGTTGGTATATTTCTCACTCGGGCTTCCGGCGAGAATCCATTGTGATCCGTCGCAGTAATAGAGCGTTCCGTTGTCTTGGTCCGTAGCCAGATAGAACGAATCATCGTACTGTGCCAAGGAACTTGTGGGGAAATAGATGCCATCTCCACCAATAGGTCTTGCGGCTAATGAACCACTTAGAAGAATTCTGTTTACTGCGATCATACGTCAAGTTATAAATATGACCGGTGCCAACAAATGAGACGACCAAAAGTAAAAAGAGATGGATGGTGGAGTTGAAGGGATTGAAATGTGCAGTGAAATCCGATCACCTCCATATTTATTCACATGAAAACAACTAACGTTCAGTGTGAGTGGTGCAATATCAACTTCAACATATCCCAATCTGAATTTAATAGAAAGAAGAAGAAGCGAACTTCGTTCTTTTGTAGTAGAACATGCTCCGCACATCATAGAAATGCAACGGTGCCAAAAAATTCGTGGGCAAAGCAATATGAAAGAAATAAGAGTGTGTTTGATATAAAAACCCACGCAAGCAATAGGCTCGATGAATACTCTCCATTTAGAACATTCTTGTCATCGGGAAGAAGGAGCATACAAAAACATGAGGTAAAAATCACACCAGCCCATCTCAAGGAAGTATGGGAATCACAGAGAGGTATTTGTCCATACACCGGGATAAAAATGCTACTGCCGCCGACGACGAAGGATTACACATCAACAAGAAATCTGTCCAAAGCCAGTTTGGACAGAATCGATTCATCCAAAGGATACATAGAAGGCAACGTAGAATTTGTGTGTATGGCAATCAATCTTGCCAAGAACAATCATTCTAAGAAAGAGATGGTCAATTTCATCAATAGTATTGACCGGGAACACATTCAGCATTACTCAAGCGCAACCACGTGAAGGTAGTGTTCATCTGCGCTCGTGGACTTGGCGGGATTTGAACCCGCATCTTCAGAACTTTGCCCCACTCGTTTACAAGCGTATCCCTACTTAATCGGATGGTGTGTCGAAAGGGCTCTAACACCAAACTTGTTTCAGTTCAATTTGACGATTACAGAAACCTCTATCGTCCTCATTCGTAGTGTCAATGATTCAACCCTACCACGAAAATCTCGTGCTGAATCATACTGCTTTTTCTTTCGATTAAGCAGCAGCGAGTTCCTCAACATTGCTGGTGAGGAAGTTCGTCTTTACCAAGTTTGACTTAGCGTTTATGTTTGTGCGGATTCTTTTAAGGAAATACCGTACGTCTTCCTGCTTGTGGATATGGGACTACGCTATGAATCGAATCCATAACAAGCCCAAATTGCAAAAGTCGGTGAAGAGGGGTCTACTCATTCACAGGTCTCGTTGTGGCAAAGCCTCACTTTCGGGGAGACCACCTATTCAGCACTCCTTCGGATTTTCGACTACATAAGAGATTCCTACTTGACTTGTGCTGACCGAACCTAGGAATGTCTATTGCTAGGTTAAGGAGTTAAAATGGCGACCCCTCTACACCGACTTCTACATCATTCAAAGAACATGAATAAGTATCGCCAAAAAACGGCTAATGTCAATCACTTTTTGAGAATTTATAGAACCCATTAGTAGAATCTTCTGTACTTATAGGTATGGAATACCAACCATTTATCGTCTCCAACATCACCTACCTAGGTCACGACACCGGTCCGGGTGATGAATCGTCTCTCGGCTTCACCGAAGACAAGAGACCCGTCAATCTGGTAGGCTGCATGATCGACGGAAGCAATGGCTCGTGGGGATTGAAGTTCAAAGGCAATAAGGATGTTCATGTCTACGAGTGTCGAGTGTTCAACGGAACCGCAGCAACAATGGATGTTGAGGGCGGATCGCACTATCAGTTCAGAAAGACAAGTTTCGAAGACAAAGGATATCGCAAGATCAAGCCGAAGAAATTCTGGCGCAGACAATCCGACGTGTGCCTTCGCTCTGGTGCTAGTTTTCTCGTGTTCGACGAATGCAAGATGAACGATGTTTTGGTCGGAACAATTGAAGATATTCTCCTCGGGAAACCGATGGTTAGTGACGTTTTCATCGACAAGTGCACTTCATTTGACGGTGAGAAAATTGATGTTCGCGTTTTGCACGGAAAGAACATCGTAGCGCCAAACTGCAATGTCATTTATTACAACAAGTATCTGGTCAAGGCTTACTGCCTATGGTTCAGAGCAAAGACGTTCATCAAATCGCGGATCACGAAGAAAAAATAACCATGTCTGAAGCCCACTATAATGAATATTGGAAAGCCGTTCCGGGTGAGCGTGCCGCCAAGTCATTTGGATCAATCAATGGTCTCTATCTACAAGGTTGTCGAATTGACGGTGATATGTCGGAGTGGGGATTGAAGGTATCAAACTCAACCGACGTTAATGTGGTTGGATGCTATTTGAAGAATGGATTCGACCGGGCATTTGATATGGTTCGTGGTGCTGATGTGCACGTTGACGACTGCCACTTTTCCATCACAAACGGATCAAGAAAGAAGTTTGGATGGCTCCGTTTGTTTTCCAAGGAATGTGACATTGGTCTCAAGGGAGGAATTCAAGGCGGTTTGATTGAAAATAGTGCCGTTGATAGCATTTTGATCGGCGACTACAGCCTATACGATCAAGCGAAGAAATTTCCACCCACTCGCAACATCGAAGTAAGAAATTGTCGCAATCCTTATGGCGGAAAGGTAACCGTTCGCGTTTGGCACGGCGAGAACGTCAAGGTTGATGACACGTGCCGATTGATAGTTTTTCCAAAGTGGCTCACGTGGATTTACTTCACGGTGAGAAAGTGGATAGATAAGACACCCATTCCACCCGCTTGATCCGGACACAAAAAAAAAGGCGAAGGAAAAATCCTTCGCCTTTTGTCTAACTGGATTGTTCTTCGCGATTAAGCCGTCACCGCAAGACCTTGACGGTCGAGGCGGGTAGCGAGACGCGAAACGTTGCGGGAGTTGACCGTGATTCCGAGGTTGCGGAGAACAGCGGAAACGCTATTGGCGTTGCTGACTGCGACTTCGAGGGTTTCGGTGCCAACGGCACGGATGCGATAGCCCGCTGGGAGCTTGGTGAACTTGGATGTCTTACTCATGATTTTGTCCTTGTGTTTTGTAATGTTCTTTTGGTGATCAAAAGATACATCCTATTAAGAACAGACCATTACGGAAGTCAACAACTTTTATGCCAAACACTCGTTATTTTAAGTGTTTTTCCATGAAGTATTTTAACTCGTTGATGGTATTGAACGGAACTGCCGTCTTGACCATTCCAACGATTGCAAATCCAGCGTGTGTCACCCACAAACCCATTTCTTTATTGAGGCGATGGAATTTGATCACGTGCCCATGCTTTCCCATGTCCCAAATCTCTGCATTACGGTCGAATTCCTTTCGCACATAATCAAGCAATGGCTCAGAAACTTTTTTTGCGTCGAATTCAACCTCGGGTTCAAGAGATGCAATCTCCATAATAAGTTCGCGCACAATCGATTTCAACTCTTGCTTGGTGATATTCATGGGTTCGTGAATAAATATACGCGTTTTCCCAAAATCGCCCGTATATATGATTATGGCATTCTCATTAGCACTTCTCCAACAAGACCCCGACTTCGCCGCTTTGTTTAAGCAAAAGACGGAGACGGTAAAAAAAGACAAGACAAACCTTCTCACCGCTGCCCGCGACTTCAATCGCGAACATGAGCGTGAAATCGAAGAGGGAACAAAGAAGCGTGCACTTCTTCTCGAAGAGGGCAAGCGAAAGGGTCTATCGGAGGAGGAAACCTTCCAAGGCAATTCGTTATTTATCCCAACGAAGCAAACCCCTATCCTGAATTTTCTTTACTTCATGATGCGTGCGGAGAAGGATAGAGAGGAATCCAACAAGCGTGGTCAGATTCTCGGTCAGAAGTTGATGATGCTCTATGAGCAGTTGGCTTCCAAAGAAGGTCATGAAGCGGCTGAAAGAAAGATTCAGCACATTCTTGAATCCGAAGAGCACTTTGCCAGCGTTACTCCGGAAGATCACTCCGTTCAAGCCCGCCATGTCGGTGAGAACGAAAAGGAATTTCAGGATGTGGTCGGATTCCTCTACGGAAACGTCACACAGGATACCTTCGTCAAGATAAAGAAACTCAAGGCTCTCTCTCAATCGAAGAATGAGGCTGAAGCATTCTCCGCATATAGAAAGTGCGTCGAAATGTGCAAACAGCACGGGCTTGAATTCGACAAGATTCCAAGCGCATAAAATGGCGGAAGGCAGAGGTCTCGATCCCCAGCGGCTATTAACCGCCCACATGTTTTCGAAACATGGTCAGCACCCCGGCTGATTTACCTTCCGTATGAGGAAACTGGTTCTTTTTGTTAGTCTCTGGCGCTCTTTTCCGTGGCAAGTTCCTTCGAACTGCCTATGAGCCTGTACAGCTCGATTGGATGATACCCTCTTTCCCATTCCTTTCCATTCGTCATGTGGAAACGTTCTGCTTTCAAATGACATTTGGGGCATAGCGAAATCCCGTTTTCCTTGACGTATCCGCCATTGGGCATTTCGTTTCTGTCAGTTATGTGATGAGCATCCAAATTTTCCGTGTTCTTGCAACACCGGCATCTATAACCATCTCGCTTGAACACGGAGCATCTGAATTGCTCGCGTACGAGTTGTTTTGTTTTCATAAATGGCGGAAGATAATAGAGTCGAACTATTGCGTTTTTAGGCGCACCATGACTTTCCAAGTCATTTACCGAAACCCCCGGCGGTACCTTCCAAGCGAGACACTTCTTTTTGTGCTACCATTACACCACACCGGCATCCCTTGCCGGGTCGGGATTCGAACCCGATCCTTTCATTTATACGATGAGTTAGAGTTATTTGCTGTATGTGCCTCTTACGGGAATTGTTATTCTTTCGCGTCAATGGAGGTTGTGGAACCATCCTTTGATTTGTAGGTTGCGATCATATCGACGCCGGATTGCCCAGCGACGTAGACGCCTGTCAAAAATAGAATTGCTGAAATCATCGAGCCTACCAGTTCACCCGGCACTTTGAGCCAGATAGAAACGAAGTAAACGATGTTGAGGTTTGCCAGAGAAATCAGAAGTGCTCGGGCTTTCTTGCTTGATGTGAGTTGTGATGGCATACAAATAAGTATATCCAAACTCGCTTAAAATGGAGCCACCGTAGGGACTTGCACCCTCCTATCTTGTTTACGAAACAAGTACATCGCTATCTATGCGTCGGCGGCATATGGTGGACCGAACCGGGGTCGAACCGGCAACCTCCACAATGCCATTGTGGCGATCTTCCAATTGATCTATCAGCCCATATCCAACACTACAAGTGCTGGGAAAGTTTTCACGTTCAAATACTTCAGTGCATCGATTCGATGCGATCCTTCGAGAATGTATGCCATTCCATCGGGATGACCATCGACAACCACAATGAGAGGATTGATTTCACCGCTCTCCTTGATTTGGTTTGCCAGATTGACCTCACCGGGTCGAAGGGAAAAAATGTCAATAGGAACTTCACGTACTCCCATTACCTCGTAGTTATCCAACGAGGATCGGATTGAGGAAGTGTTTGGAATCTCCTTGCGAACGATAAGCCCGCTTACGTCGTCGCCTTCCTTAACTCGTCTCCATGATTCAATCGTGGATTTGAGTTCGTCAGGTGATTTTGTAGATTCAACCAATTGGTCATGTTCCGACCAAATCACCTTATATTCTTCGCCACCATCGGCTACTACTTTGGAAAAACCCTGTTCAATTGCCAAATCTTCAAGTTGCTTTTGCTGCTTTCGGTTTGGCATCATGACCTCGTTGTGAGCGTAGATGGTATCTCCATCACGGGCGATTCTCATCCATCCCTTTTTCCACATGGTCATAACACTATCGCGTTGTTGCGTAATGTTTCCGTGGAGGGATTGATCAAGTTCGCGTGCTGCCCACGAAGCGTGCGTGTCATGCCCACTAATAGAATGAAATTTTCCAGAAGGGTCTTGCCACGAGTAGGAATCGTCACGAGACAATTCCATCAAGATTTGTTTTAACTTGATCATACTCTATAAATATTCGACTGGATGGGATTTCTACCCATAAACCGCAAGCGGAGTTTCCGGGTCAGCCGAACTCATCGCGCTCGTTTCGACCCCAGCACTGGTCAGCGTGGCGGGATTCGAACCCGCGATCTTATGCTCCCCGAGCATACGTGTTGGCCAGACTACACTACACACTGAAATAGGCAGGGTTATGAGTTTTCCTTCCAACTCAGGCTTAACCTGCGGAGCCTTGGTTAACTGGTCCCCTCGGTGGGATTCGAACCCACCTTTTCAACATCCAAATACGATTAAACGCTTAGAAGGCGCACTCGGTTACGAGGGGAAACTTTCCGATATGTGTCTTTCATCCTGTGAAGGAAGACCGGGATACGGCATCGGTGGCCAACGACAGACCATATTGACACAATCCTACAAAGTAGCGAAGGAATCTACGGCTGCAAACCTTGCGACTCCGACGTTCGTTAATTATTCCTCTTGCAGTGGATATCGGAAATTTCTATAGATTACTTGACCTTGACGGGAAGCAATGCTTTGACTGCTACCGGAACTCCCTCCGATTTTGCAGGAGCAAACTTCCACTTCAAGATTACGGATTCAAAACCCGACAATGCTGGTGGAATCTTTGCGTCCAATACACTTCCGTCTACTCCAATGAGCAATTCAACATAGTAGACGCCTTCTGATGGGAAGGTGTCAAACGTTGGCTCTACGATATGAACGGCTACAGGCTTCACATCAACGGTCGTTCCAAACGTTGCTGGAACTGATGCGAATAGAAGGCTTGCGCCGAGGATTACTGACTTGATGACTGCTGATACTTTCATGTTTGTTTTCTCTGTTTAGGTTAATGTTCCAGTGAAGGAACACCCCTATACATCATGAACCGTGCCAACTATCACGTATATATGGATTTTACACGTAAGTCGTTAGTAATCAACGTATTTTTTCTAAAGTGGAGCCATCACAGGGATTTGCGCCCTGCTTTCAACATTACCAATGTCGCGTGTCGCTACCTACACTTTGACGGCATTCATCCAACACAAACGTCGAGCAGACCATTCGCATCAGATGGGTTTTTGGTGGGCGATAGTGGAGTCGAACCACTCTCTCCTCAATGTCACTGAGATATTCTACCGATAAACTAATCACCCAAAATCTTCAATCTCGGGAGGAGACTTTTTGTATCGAGTCGTTCTCCCGTTTATTCTTCCACACACCGGACACTTCTTGTCGTTCGAGACCATTGCACGATCACATGCGCACCAGCCTTTACCTCTCTTCGGTCTCTGCATCTTACGTCTATTGATGTGTGGAGTTTTCATAATGGTGGTCATAATAGGAGTCGAACCTACACCCCTTTCGGGATATGCACCTCAAGCATACGCGTCTGCCAATTTCGCCATACGACCATTGAACGTCAAGTTCCTGTAAGCCTCATCGACGTTCGTTCCTTTCGGAGTGAAGTGGCTGAGACAGAGTGAATCGAACACCCATCATTCGGTTCAGAGCCGAAGGTAATAGACCGTTATACGATGTCTCAATATTATCGTCTGGCTTTCTTGCCAGAAAAAGTTTCTGTCTGACTGTGGCAATTGGGGCAAATGAACCGGAGGTTTGTAAGTCGGTTGTCATTTGGAATACCGTTGCGGTGGTCTAATTGAAGAGATAATGGTTTATTCAACCAAACTCCTTCATTCCCACATTCACACCGATATGGAATCAAATTCCATCGGCGGATAAGCATTTTTACTCGACAACGCACGGTCGTTGAATTTTCAATGAACACCGTTTTCATCGCGTAATCCAGTGTCACTCTTCGTCTAACGAAAACCCTTCCTCTATTGGAATCGTTTCCGTTTTTTATGTGAGACGAATCTATACCAAACAGAGCGATACGTCGCTTGACGGTGTTGATGTTTTTATATTCCTCTCCACACTTTCGGAGAATTTCCATGTATGTCTCCGACGTTCTAACATATTCCCTAAATACATCATCGGGAATGGTGTACAATCTACTATAACACTTTCTTGGCATATCCAATAAGTATTACACGGAAGCACAAGTGTCAACGAAAATACATGCTTTCGTTATGAAAATTTCCGTAATCAAGCTGCCCCACAGCAATCTACCTTTAGCGTTGGAGGATAGGTTAGACCTCCATCTACGCCGACTATTCTCGGGGAGCAACCCCCTACCTTGCGTCAACACGATCATACCGTGCCGGCCCTTTTGTCATTACGAAATGGCTGTCTCGGTAGGAATCGAACCTACAATCTTTCGGGTCAGAACCGAACGCGATGAACCGTTACGCTACGAGACAATGAAATTGGTGCTGTTCTCTCCGGCCGTCACCGTTCCGAGGACACGCGCTTCACTGCGACCTCGGTATCGTATTGCGGTTTACGTTAATTGGAGCCGTCAGCATGTTCAAAGTGCATTTCCTCCTGATAAGAAGGTGTCCTAGAATTAGACGATAACGGCATAAATGGTCGGATCGGTGAGATTCGAACTCACACTAATCAAGCTTCGCGGGCTCGGTGACTATCCAGTTGCCGACGATCCGAAATTGGCTGGCTAGGTAGGGCTCGAACCTACGGCCCGCGAGTTAACAGCTCGCCGCTCTGCCACTGAGCTACTAGCCAATAAATTGATGGAGTCCCTGTGATGCTATCACTAGCCTTGCCCGTTGTGGCTGGCGGACCCCGTAAATGGTGGTACCTCTCGGATGTGCGCCGAGTTCGTCATTCTTATGAGGAATGTCCATAACTACACATGGTCAGGTACCATAAAGACCATGAACGCTGGAATCGAACCAGACCCCTTGACATGTTTCAAGACTTACAATCCTATTCGCTGGAGAGGTTGGTTATGAGCCATCGTCACAGCGACTTCAGAAATTGCTATCGTCAGTGCGCTACCATTACGCTACATTCAAATTGGGAGCCGAGGTGGGATTCAAACCCACGAAGCCTTGCGGCGAAACCTTATGAGAGTTCCTGTTTTGTTCACTTACCTACCCGGCCATAAAAATCGAAAGAGTGCTATAGCCGCTGTTTTGTCCGGAGCGTTCTCCTGAACCTACATTTCTCTCATCGTGATTAAACGATGGTGAGTTGCTAACCTCACTGCCTCACACCCGCTCAACCTAAACGCCGAAACTACACACGACTTGATTGAGCCTATTTGGAGTTATTGCGGATTTGTGGTATTAACGACCGGGCTTTGAACCCAATCTTCCAATCAACGAGTTTTGCAACAGCGAACTTCCTCTAATCACCGGCTTTACGGCGACCAGCGTAGGTTCACACTCTTTCTGAAATTCTTGAAATGGCTGGTCTACAGGGATTCGAACCCCGACTCTCTGGTTCAAAGCCAGATATGCTGCCGTTACATAATAGACCAATGAAAAATGGTGAAGCCGACAGGAGTCGAACCTGCAACCTGATCGTTAGGACCGACCTGCACTTCCGTTTGTGCTACGACTTCAAATTGGTGGGATGCCGGGGACTCGAACCCCGAACGTACTGATTAAGAGTCAGCTACTCTACCAATTGAGTTAGCATCCCATTGAAATTGGTGCGGGATGAGGGAATCGAACCCTCCTCTGCGACTTGGCAAGCCACCATAATAGCCGATATACGAATCCCGCGTTTGTCGGTCTAATCTCCGACACAAAGAATTGAAGCCCTCATGTGGTCTCGATACACCACACTACAATGCCACTCTGTTTCCTTGCAAGAAAGTTTCCAGCGAGGTTGGTCGTTACCCCAACACCTTGGCGTTTACGGCTTGAAGCATAATCGTTGCAACGATTGGTTCACCACCGAATACCCTGTCTCATTACCACGCACTTTGCGCGGATTCTCGCCGGTTTCAGTCCACCCCTTGTGCGCACGGCACGGGATGAATCTAAAAGTGGTGCCCCCTGCGGGACTCGAACCCGCAACCAATTGCTTAAAAGGCAACGGCTCTGACCGATTGAGCTAAAGAGGCATTGAAATGGAGGTTCTGACATATGTTAGCGCCTATGTCTGCGACGAATGGGACCCGATGAACCGTTGGAGCACGAACTCGGGTCAACGAATCGTGCATTTGTTATCTAACAAAAACTTGGATCGGTCGGGACTCGAACCCGATTCACCGCTTTGCGAGCGGTTCGTCAAAGCCGTTTCCGTTTGTACTTCACGGGCGTATCAGGAGACTACCTTGGTAGGAGCATCGAAACCAATATGCTGCTCGACCCAAAATGGTGGAAGCGACGGGAATTTCACCCTAGTCTCAACGTGGATCATCATACTCCGTGACTTTTAACGCGTGTATTCCTCATGTTTCCGATGTGTTGATCGACGACATATCTCCAGCCTATGTTCGCTGGTGTTCTGGTATTGAACTACGCTTCCAAATGGCGGGATGTACCGGTGCTGCCCCGGCTGTCTCTACCTTGACAGGGTAGCGAGTCTGCTGTTCTTCTTACACCCCAAAATGGTCAGCCCGGAGGGAGTTGCACCCTCACTAATACGCCCCGAACGTATTGTGCTGCTGTTCAACACTACGGACTGATAACACGCCTTCAGGTCGCTAAGGTGTGGAAGACTTCTCCAACACTCTTCCCTCAACGAGCGTGATTTTTTTCTTAGCACTAATGGTAGCGGGACACGGAGTTGAACGCGTGCTTGACGGCTTATGAGACCGTTGACCTCCCCGAAGTCGATCCCGCTATAAATGGATGCAGACCCGAGAATCGAACTCGGCATAGCGTATGCAGAGGTTATGAGCCTCTTCAGCGTCCCTTGGCTTGTGCCTGCAATAAAATTGTATCCATGTCTGAGCCGACTACCTACGGCAAGGATTGTGCCGTGCCAATCTGGTGCACACCAATGCCTTATCGTGGCACGTATGCATTACCTTGGCGTGACTCCTTTCTCAAGGGAGCGATGTATTCAAAAGTGGCGGGGGCCGTGGGATTCGAACCCACACTAAAACTCGTTCGAAGCGAGTGTGACTTTCCGGTTGCCGAGACCCCCATAGTCAAGTAAATCATGTGGCACCACAAATTATCATCTTCGTTCGGCCCACACGGGTAGCGTGGAGAATTTCCTCTCACCGAGGAACTCATTCTTGTGGATTTTCTTTCACGTTTGCCATTACTTGAAATGGTCCCGACCCCCGGTTACGCTCCGGGCTCTCATGCTCTTCAGGCACGCGCAATCACTAGGTCTGCCTGATCGGGATAAGTGCTTGTCGAATTTCGCTCCGCTGGGTAATTTCATCCCAGAAGGGAACCGAAGTTCTCCGGATGGAAACTGTCCATCTGCGTTTTCTTCCGCCACAGATTACTCTCCGACAAATTGGTCGTGCTGGAGGGATTCGAACCCACACTTGATACGGTCTGAACGTATTGCCATCTCCCAATTGGGCTACAGCACGATAATTGGTCGCGTCGGTGGGATTCGAACCCACACTTTGCATGTTTTGAGTATGCTGCCATCTCCCAATTGGGCTACGACGCGATATTGAGTCAAGACAAATGGTTGATTACTCCATCAAACAACTCGTACGGTATTACTACCGATTGAAGAATTTTTGCTACGTGACCGATCTCGGGTGTCTATCACGGACACTTGCTCGGGCTGAAGTAGAATTTAGTTTATCTCAACTCAACTGGTGGGCGAGGAGGGACTCGAACCCTCAAGCCTTTCGGCATTGGCTTCTAAGACCAACGTGTATGCCATTCCACCACTCGCCCATAAATGGTCAGTCCCACGGGATTCGAACCCGCACCGAAGGCTTCCAAAGCCGACACGCTACCAAGTTACGCCAAGGACTGATAAAAAATGGTGGGAAACGAGGGATTCGAACCCCCAACCTTCTCGGTGTAAACGAGCTGCGCTAACCGTTGCGCCAGTCTCCCAAATCCCACACCTGTACAAGTGTGGGGGCCGGCTGAAAAACCGGGGATGTAATGGTCGGCATGGAGGGATTCGAACCCACAGCGGATAGAACGTTTTAAGTGTCCCGGTTGTGCCATTTCCCTAATCCACACGCCGAAAATAAATCGTTGAGTGGGATTCGAGCCCACATCACCCGCTTGGAGGCGGAAGCATTCACCAGTTATGCTGACCAACGAAATTCTCATTGACAAGATTACCTGCGTTCCTGTTGGTGCTGCGTCTCTCAGCAGGTGAGTCGTCGGCAGCACACACAATGAAATTTGGAGCCAGAGTCGGAAGTCGAATCCGATGAAGTGATCTACTTCGTCACCGTAGCAGTAATTCCGCCGGGACAGCCCATGAGAAAAATGATGGACCGAACGGGAGTCGAACCCGATTGCATCTCTGGCATAAAGTTGGTGGGTATTCTCCACATTTCCAGATTACCTCTCGGGTCTGGCGTCTTGTAGTTTAGACGACATGCGTGGTAGCCGAGGTGGGACTCGAACCCACAACCCTTTCGGGAGAAGTTTTTGAGACTTCCGTGTATGCCGTTCCACCACTCGGCCACTTACTTTTTGGTCGCTTCCAACTGTCTGTAAGAGCATGGCAATTACAGCATAGAAGATTCAAATTTTTTTCTTCATTGTTTGTCTTGTCACCGTCAATGTGATGTACTTCAAGCGGGATCGGCTCTCCCAACCACTCGGTACCATCACATCCTTCACATCGATGACCTCTCTTACGAATTAGATGCGGTTTGAGATGTGAACCCTTGGTGTAATCGGACCAATCTTTCAATTGCTGACCGGCGTTCCATCCTTGCCCGGTCCAGTGAGAAGTGTCAACTGAAAGACGTTGGAGGATTCTTTTCATATTTCCATAACTTCCCCCAGCAGGCTTCAAGTTCAATTCTTTTAGCAAACCTGCTAGACTCTTAACTCGTTTAGCCGCTTCTATCACATCATTATCGGTGTAGTTTCTATAAGTTCTCATACCAATAAGTATATGATAGGAAGACGTGTCTGTAAAGTAAAAAACGTCTTCCAAATTCGTTGAGGAGGCACATCCCCCAATCGATCATCGCCGACCGATCTTCCCTTGAACCGCTCAGAGGGTTTTGATGGCGATCCCTCCGCTAGAACGTCCTTTTGAAGTTGGTAGTCCCGGAGGGATTCGCACCCCCACACTACGCTAATCAGGCATAGGTGCTGCTAATTACACTACGAGACCATAAATGGAGTACCCAGCCCGTGTTAGGGGCAATTTTGACTTTACACTCTTAACCTTTCGGGACGTGTTTTGCACTCAGAGTTAGGGCACATAAATTGGTGCTGATGAGAGGATTCGAACCTCCACGGGTTACCCCACAACCTTCTCAGGATTGCGCGTGCTACCAAAGTTTCGCCACACCAGCATAAATGGTACTCCGTGTAGGGATTGCACCTACCTGATGGCTGTGTGTAAGACAACCGTCCACTCTAGCAGACCCACGGAGCATAAATTTGAAATGGCGGAAGGCATCGGTCCCGACCCGAAGCGGTTATTAGCCGCCCAAGTGTTTAGCAAACACTGCCCACATCCCAGCGGGTTTACCTTCCATTTTCTGCCCATCCGTTTCCGAAGACTGACAAGGGAGCGACCCTATGCTTACCGGTGAATCTGACAGAAATGGCGGAGACGGTGAGATTCGAACTCACGGGGGCTTTTAGACCCCTTCGGTTTTCAAGACCGATGCAATAAACCACTCTACCACGTCTCCAAATGGTGGACCCGACAGGACTTGAACCTGCGACATCCTGCTTGCAAAGCAGATGCTCTTCCAACTGAGCTACGAGCCCAAACATAACTAACGAAATGGGGTGATGCACGGGCTTTGCTCCCGTCCCCTCAGCTTCACAGGCTAATGTGCTAGACTACCCACACTCGCACCACCATAATGGTCCTCCGACCGGGATTCGAACCCGGAATTTCAGTTTCGTAGACTGATGTGATATCCAGTTTCACCATCAGAGGATTAAATTTGCATTGGTAGTTCTGCTCGGACTTGAACCGAGACACGGCCCACATCTAGGGCATACAGTTTATAAGGCTGTCGGTGCTACATTACACTACAGAACCATAAGAAAATCATGGATAGTTTTGTTCGGTCCACGATACTGTACACATACCGTTTTTCCCCTGTCTGTATCTACCCACATGTGAGCTACCCGACACGGTGCGCATCGTTGAGAGGCGTCGCGAGTCAAATGGTCTCCGTTGTAGGCGGTTTCACCCTACTTACACCACCTGCGTTGGTGGGGATTCCTTCGGCTTCATCTTAACGGAAATTGGTCGCCGGTGCACGACTCGCACGTGCTTTCTCCATCCTCCTATGGATGGCAATTCGTTTACTTCATCCTCCCAGCGAAATGGTCGGAGTAGAGGGATTCGAACCCACGACCTTCTGCTCCCAAAGCAGACGCACTAGCCAGACTGTGCTACACTCCGAAACTATTCGATAGCGGATTGAAGCGCCCGCATTTCCACCTGAAATGGTGGCGTCCTTAACTCTTAGACGATATCGAAATTGGTGGTAGGCGTGGGTGCCGACCCCACTATCTCACGCTTATCAAGCGTGTGCTTTTGCTGCTAAGCTACCCTACCATTATTGGTCATCTCAGCCAGTTTCAATTACCAGCAGCGACCAACAAATTGGAGCCGTCTGTGAGACTTGCACTCACTTTGACCTCGTTACAAGGGAGGTGCCTAACTATTCGAGCCAAGACGGCATATCAATCAAAACGTGATACCATTTCACTAAGCGCCAGTATAACCCCCGGCGTGGACCGCGATGAATCGAACACCGCAACTTTCTGATTGAAATTGGAAGCACGTACTGGAGTTGCACCAGTTATGGTTAGACCATGCTACTGCTTTGCAGGCAGACCCCTTACTGTTCGGGCAACGCGCTATGAATGGTGCCCCATGTAGGTAACGCTCCTACCCGGCCCGAAGGCGATTGATTTACAGTCAATCCCACGTACTTTAGTGGTCTAATGAGGCGAAAGTTTTAGGGTCACTTCCTACACACGGATCATGTGGGAATCGAACCCACCTCTCCGGTTCAACAACCGGTATCCTTCCGATAGACGAATGGTCCTCGGTCGCTCCCCTTCGGGTCACACTCGACATGTAGCTATCACATCAAATCACCCGTTGTACAAATGGCAGGAACGTGAGGATTCGAACCCCTTAGCCGAAGCGACTGTTTTGGAGACAGTGTGCAATCCCACTCGCGAGCGTTCCTATAAAATGGTCCCTCCAGCGGGGTTCGCACCCGCGACCTCCGGGGTTTCAATCCGGCGCTCTACGTTGATTCTGAGCTACAGAGGGATAATTTCTTCATTATCGGGGTATGGCACACTCTCAAATGAGTGTTGAATGGCCCATGCGGCGCGTTAGGGTCTCGTGACATGGTGACTCCATTATTAGCCAATTAACCGATCCAGTCGGACTCTGGTTAACGAAGAAATTGGTGCATCATCCCGGTAACGATCCGAGAACTCAAGTTTGGAAAACTCACGTGTATCCATTAACACCTATGATGCATATCCGTTGTGGGCATCGACTCCCATCTCTTGAAGGCTCAAATGCGATGTGCGGGGTGCCTTCCGTGCTGCCAGATAAATCTACTTCCCCTACCCTTTATGATATTGTGTTGTATTTCGACCGAAACGCCTGTCCAACCTTTCTGTTGGTTCACGTTTTTTATGGTTGCCCATCGCATTGTTGCGGTTCGGTTTACTTCTCAACCTTTACATATACTCTCAGTTACCTTGAAGTATCACATATACACTAAACGAAATTGGCTGCTGTAGTCACCTGTTCGGTAACGTGTCGTCGATACTCGCGAGATTGGAAACGACGACTGACTCAGCAATGAAATGGTAGCCCCTCCGGGTCACGATCCCGGCTCTTCTGCTTGAAAGGCAGACGAACTCAACCATTATTCTAAGAGGCCATAAAACTAACCGAAAGTGGTAGCCCGAGAGGGTTTCGATCCCTCTTCTCATGGGTGAAAACCAAGTATCCTAGCCACTAGACGACCGGGCCACATAAAAGTATTGTCAATCTTGGGACTTGAACCCAAAGGTCTGCCGAAGACTTAACGTGGAGTTGAACCACACACCGCCATGGATGAGCGTTAGCTCACATTTGGATTTGAACCAAATCCGGTTCCGATTACCGATTGACAAAGTGGCGGGATATGCGAGACTCGGACTCGCTTCTTTGACGTGACAGGCCAATGTAATACCCATATACCAATACCCCGTGAAATTCATGATGCTAACGTCGAAGCACCAACCGGCGGGACTACCCACTGTTGTTTTTAACCCTCGGGAGGTTAGAAATTAATCCGTGTTCCTTCACTACGCCAGACCACAACCGTCGTTATGCGTGGGCGAGGATTGCTACCAAAAGACGGGTGACAATTGATTCCGTCAATAATGAACCCTTCTGCTCAGGAACACGAAATGGTGGGAAAGGCAGGAATCGAACCTGCGATCCGTGCGGATTACATAGTTTACAGCTATGCGCCTAGCCATTCGAGCGTCTCTCCCATAAATCAAAAAATTGGTGGACCAGATGGGAGTCGCACCCACCACACGAATCTTGCGAGGATTCATCGCCTCTACGGAACATGCCAGCCCATTGTCGGGGGTGCTTTTGCCCCCTCCGGTTAACCTTTGCGCACCGTGAGGTAGTAGTTTGACAGGGAAGCAGTCGCCGAATTTTTGTATTCCCCGAGGTTTCGTTCACCTTATTGCCAAGCAAAGCTCGTGAACCTAACTGCCACTAATGATGGTGGACCGTGCGGGTACCGCCCCCGCCTGATTTCAGTTTGCAAAACTGACGAACACTCTAGCATTCCCACAGCCCATATAAATAACGTCGATACACAGGGGGTGAGACCTGTGCACGACGCTCACCCTAGCGAGGATGAGCGAAAATTGGTGCCCCCACCGGGAGTCGAACCCGGTTTCCAAGATTGAGAATCTTGAGTCCTAACCCATCGTAGACGACAGGGGCAGCGAGACACACTTTGTTTTCCTTGAATAGAAGAAGAAGTTTGCTGTTCGTGTCTCTAAATACTCGACCCGCTTTTGGTTCATGTTTGCGAATGAATTATTGTGATTGCTGTATGGGTCGAAAATGTTTTGGTGGATGGTCATATCGGCTGACTCGCTTGGTCCCAAGAGCCGATAAGCCCTCTTAGGGTCCACTCAAACTGGCTGTGCAGGGTGGAATTGAACCACCTACGACGTAGTTTAACAGACTACCGGCATTCACCGATTTGCCTTCCGCACAATGAAATTGGTGGACGCTATCGCGGCCCGGGCGTCGGTGTGTAATTCCGAAGGATGGGAAATTACTCCACCCCAAACACGTTGTTTTGAGCGCATCGAATGCGCTGTTCGACTAACTCAAATGGTGCCTCGGAAGGGACTCGCACCCCCGTTGGTCTTTCGACATCCGCTTAAAAGGCGGGACTGATCGCTACTACAGGATACCGAGGCATTGAAAGAAAATGTGAGGCGACGGCCTCCACGGCGGTCTCTTACGTCGGGAGTGTATGCCCGAACCTCGCGATTGGCTGCCCCGGTTGGACTCGAACCAACGTCCTACGGTTTCAAAGACCGATATAATAGCCGCTATACGACAGGGCAATAAAGTATCTCCGTGAGCGACGGGTTTGCGCCGCCTATCCGCACAGACACGGAACCCACGAAAAATGGCTGCTCGAACTGGACTCGCACCAATACAAGATGGTTAACAGCCATCCGTGCTACTTTAACACTACCGAGCAATGAAAGTGGTGGACCATCCCGGAATCGAACCGAGTTCTCAAGGTTAAGAGCCTAGAGCATCACCATTTATGCTTATGATCCATGTTGGCGTTCACATCGTATTTCTACGGAAAGAACGCCAGATTTGTCTGATTGTTCTAAATGCCTACCACAGCGGGTGGCATTGACTGAAACCGAAGTTTCCCGTCAGACGACTAACAAAGAACCTGTCAACCCTTATTCACTTTTCGGTTTCCCGATGAAGTGGCGGATTAGGGTTTACCTCATATCCGTTCGTTTATTCGTTGATTGACCTCGGCTCAACGATTATTTGAAAGCCTCTTGAAAGTGAAAGTGAAATTTTTTAGAACAAAAAAGCCCGAAGGTTTTTCTACCTCGGGCTCCAAGAATGAGTGAAATTGAATTTCAGGTCTTCTTAGAACCCGGTTCCTTTTGGTTGATTATCTTCGGCGATAAACCCTGCGAGGAACACGGATGCAGCACAGCGATATGGGGCGACCCATAGTGTTGACTGCTTCGACATGTTGTGCGTGGAGTTCATTGAAGATAATTGTTGGTTGTTATGGATAAATATGGAGGCGATTTGGAAAATGTCAAGGTTCTTTCGAAGATTTTTTGGAAATTTCTTTTTGAGTTGCTTGGCGCTTTCTACGTCGGTTGTTGATTAACTGATGAGTTGAGATTGCAGGCTTTTCTGGCGTTTGTCAAGACTTTCGACCAAAAAAGTTAGAGCCCATCCGTATCTGGTTCAGTATTAGCATGATACGGAATGTTATTTTTCGCTGCTATCTGTCTCCATGCCTTCTCCAACTTCGACAAAACGTCATATTCCTTGTCGGAAAGGTTGTTAACGCTGCCCTTTTTCTTTACCAGTTCAAGCATCTGACGGAGGTATCGACGAATCATCTTCTCCTTATCATTAAGCACGATTTCGGAATCTCCCGATGGAAGACGCTTCTTTTCTACTCCGGGTGCCTTCAAATCCTTTGCCGGTGTGCCAGCCATTTGACCAGAGCCACCTTGAAATACAAGTTGCACTCCGTTGTCTGGCTTTCTATATGCCACCATTGTCCATCCACCGTCGCTCTTGTAGACCACACGATTTCTCTTTTGTGCTACCGCTGGAAGAATCATGAAGTAGTTGACCCACTGAAGAAATCTCTTCGGCTGTTCGATGATCTGTGATGAGAGGTATCTAAACTCCACTGTGCCTCGCTCAAAGAATGAACCGATGTTCGTTCCCATGAATTTGCCAGATAGAACGTTGATTAGTTTCTGAAACTGGTCTTCATTCAAATCCATCGACTTTCCGATTATGGGAATGTTTCTGCCCGGAGGTACGGGAGATTTCTTGATGAGGAATTTGATGATCTGTTCGTAGAATGCATTTCGCAACGCGGCCCACTGCTCGAAATTTCTCTTCGGTCCTGCATCAACTTTGATCGCAGATTCGTCAACGAGTGTAATCATAGCAAGCAAATCGAAGTAATCGAAGTCGGCGGGTAGACCGATGTGAACGTGTGCACTTGTATTTCCCGAGGTTTGATATCCGTTGTAGGCTATCATGTTCATGAATCTCTCCATGAGGTTGAAATCCTTCTTCTCCAAGTGAGGAGTTCGGATTTCCACATTATCACCATCTTCACCTACACCCCATTCAGTTTTAGAGGCTTGACCGGAGTTGCTTACTCTCTGTTGGTCGTTCTTCAACCATCTTGTGATTTCAGTTCTTATCGAAATTGAGTTGTTATCGTTGGAATCTCCGTCCGAAATCTCATTATACAAATGCTGCGTGTCATGAACGTATCTGGTGATTTCCTCTCGATTCTGAAGTTCGTTGACATACTCTTCTTTGTAGTTGTTCGATCCGTTTCGATCCCAATTACGATACTCCCACTCAATGTCAGACTTTGAATCCGACCATTTCGACATTGCGTCTTCATATGCTTCTGCGTCTTCGAAGTCGCTTTCATCGGGCTCGGGGTTGTTTTCCAACCACGTGTCTACGTCAATGGGTCCGTGAGCATCATTCCACATATTTCCGTATGACCTACGATTGTCATTCTCACGCGTTTCTTTCAACCATTCATCGTAATCCCATTGGAACGACTGCTTATCACCAAATCGTTCAATGTATCGCAACAGGGTGTATGCGTCAGCATTGGCGATTGCATCGGTAAGGGTTCCATCATCCGGCCCCATGTTCTCCGGTGTCAGTTCTATCTCAACACCAAATGTGCCCGGTCCGTATGTTTGTTCCGGTCCGTGTTTTTTCAACATGCCTGCTTCCACATCGGGCGCTTTGGCAAACGGAACAACTTCGTTGACTTTTTTTATAGGTTGGGGCACAACCTATAAATATTCACTTGTAAACGATTTCCACCGAACCACGCTTCACATATTGAAGCCAATCGGATCGATCACCGGCAGTAATCGCAAGAAACAAGTTTGCCATGGCTATTTCTTTAGTCTTTCCATCGCCACAAGGAGGCGATCCCGGCAAATCCAAACAATCGGCACGATACATCACACCGGTTTCCCGGGTACGGTATTTTTCAATTTGGATTTTCACTCTTCTGTCTTTCCCGTGCGGCGTGATACCACTTGTAGTTAGTCAGAAGCATCTTGATGTTCTCTCTTCCAATAGGATTCATTGAGTGAACATTGAAATCGGGGAGAGCCAATTGCCGGTCATCACAATAATGAACTAACCACTTGGCTGCATCCATACCCGTTTTCTCTTTGTACGATTCGTAGGGGATTGTGCGGGGGTTGGTGGTGCCTCCCTTGGGTTCGTTAAAGGGATAGTGCTCGTCGGCTAGATCGTGGTCAAACGACACGATTTCGGGAAGACCGTTCTCTGTGATGATCTGAACAAATTGTGCATAGTTTCGGGCAATCTTCCACTGTGCGTCAAATGTGAGAGGAAACACAACTGACGGTCTGCGCACATCATCTAAAAATAGCATGTAGCTCATACAGGATAGTCGGGATGAACTTCCTTGAGAGCACGGTCGATTTCCGCCCAATCAGTCTTCCAATTGAATCCTGCCTTGTCGTCAAGGAGGATGTTGAAGTAAAACTTTCTCTCGAAGTCGCAGAGTTCCGTGTTCGGGCACTCCGGATTCTCGTTCACGTAGTCGAACTTGATGCCTTCGCTTTCAAGCCACTTCAGGATATCCGCCACCGGCTCTTCATGGCTGCTCGTCCAGAGAATCAGCCCGGAATCTTCGCGTCGAAGACCATCAGCCTCGCCGGTCAGAAAGCGTAGAACGCGACCGGCATAGGGTGCCAACTTGCGACCTTCATTGAACTTGCTGTAAGTGCCCTCGATGATAACATCGTGTAAGTCGATGCACCAGAACAAGGTCTTCCAGCCGCGAACGTTCTTCTGCTCGTAAGTTCTCTTGATTAGATCGTAGTATGTGCTCATGTGGGTAGATTGCCGTCGTTTTTCTATTCTGTCAAGCGATTTCTTCAATCGCTCCACTATCCAGCCAAAAGTGAAGGGCGGAAATCATCTCAATGGATTCTTTGCGACTGCCGTCTTTTCCAATGAGCCAAATCGTGTGCTCATTCGCTTCAATGATTGTTCCTTCGCCATACATGAAGGATTGTGAATCCTGCGGAGTCAAAAAAGTGAGGAGAATCTTGCCGATTACTTTGTATCTTTTCATAGTGGTGTCAGCCCGTTTTCCGGAACATGCTTTACCGAATCTCTGATATACATCAGGATGCTTCCGAGTTTGTTCTGCCCGCCCTTGCGAACGTCAACGCCCCAATAGGTATCGCCCCAATGGTTTGTTTCTTCGAGGTGCTTCTTTCCGGTTTCAAGGAGTTTCTTGCGAAGGTCATTATTTCGCATGAACTTGTCAAAGACGACATAAAACATTACCGAGTATTTGACCTTATCCCACTCATCGGCGGTGTATCGCTTAGTGAATCGCTCTTCCTGCCAGAGATTCTTGCTCTCGTATGGAGTACAAAGTTGGAAAGGCTCACGCTGGTCTTCGACGACCTTCGCTGCTTGATAAGCATTCTCAGAGGAGACGAATCCCAAAAAGTCATAGTGAACTTCGCATACGTGGAAATTGGAGAGCCAGCGGTAATCTCCAAAGAATCCCTTGATCTGCTTGTCGTCGTGAACGGCATAGGATCGCCAGTCACCTTTCTTGTATGTGCCCTTCGTTCCGTCAACTCCGATTTCGTCGAATAGCCAATCGCTCATGGTTTGAAAATCTCCTCAAGTTTACGCCAGTGAGAAACCTGAATGCCTTCGTCAAAACGGGTGTGAACGAACACATCCATCTGATTTTCCAGCATGTCAGAATCGTCATCAATGATGGCGTATTTCTTTACTTCCGGGTGTCTCGACAACCATTCAGCAATCTCGTCGCCACGAACCTTTCCGTCGCAATGGCGATAGATATCCTTCGTTCTCCAATCCGGATGGATGTAATTCATCAAGTCATACTGCTCCAGATTCCGGCGAAGGTCGGAGTTGTAATGACACCTCTCCTCTTCGGTCTTTGCACAATTCAAGTCGGAGAAAAATCTCCACGTTGAAGAAATGACGATCTTAACGTCAAACTCTTCACAAATGCGAGCGATAATTTTCGCACCGATGGGATCGAATCCATGCCGGTCTTCCAGACGAGCGAGAAACGTTCTCGTCGTAACCATCACGCCGTCGATATCTAGGAAAATGACATTCATATCAGCACCAGTAGGTATAGATCATTGGAACGAGGTTGTTGACTTCCAGAGGGTCTTTGAAAACGTTGAATGTTTTGCAGAACTGACGGATTGAATATGGAACCATGGGAACCATATCTGTGTAAAGTTGCTCCATCGTAGTAATTCCAGATGCATTCAGGTCTGCAATTGCTTTGTCGTTGAAGATTTCCTCAAGCGTCTTGGTTAATCCCTCACGCTTGTACATATCTCTGATGCGGCATATCTCAGTTGAATGATAAATCAACTTTCCATTCTTTCTGTTGACGTATAGAGCATGTGGATAGATGGGGCAAGGATACCCACTTCCATCCGTGATAATTTCCACATTATCCTTCGGGCATCTTCCCGCCTTGTAGTAATCGATAATATCGTCATGACGATACCAATCATCACACTCAATCGGAACGAAAACCAGCGGTGCAAGTCGGCGACCTTCAAAAGCGTATCCAGACATATGAATGACATCGTACACCGTGAGATGTGTCATCGGCTTTTTCTGCTCGTACCAACCCGTTCCATTGATTCTCTGAAGAATCATGCTGGCATCCGTTTGTGTAAACGAATCATCATCCTTAGTGGATGCCACCTTTTCAATGTCGGATTTTAATTCTGGCAAGATATCTCCACGATCCTCGTGCCACAATTTCAGAAATTCGTCAGTGAAACGAGGGTCTTTTTGCTTGACCTTCTCAAACCCCCAACCCATTGCAATGTTGATTCGTATTCCCATGTTATTCGGCTGTAATAAATTCAGCGGTTATGGTTGTCTTCCAGTGGTTGTCAACTTTCACGGTCTCTTCTTTGTACGTTCCCTCGACCCATCGCAATCCGACTTCGTGGAATAGATTGAGGGCAAATTTCTTCGACGATTCGGCAGTTTCTCCAATCCCGACAAGATGAATTACCATCGTTCGGCTGGGTACGGTGTGAGTTATGGTCGGAACGGGTTCGTCGGCTCTATGGCGGATTACTCCAACCGTAATAACGACGGAAACAACCATCGCTATGGCAAAAAAGACGACTTGTGAAATAAAGGTTCGTGCTTGCATTTTAATCCTCATGGGAGCACAGGCAATTGTGCTCCGGTGTTCCACAGATATGGCAGAAGCCAATTGTTTGGCAATGGGTATCTACCTTCCTGACATACCATGTCGGAATGTTGTCTTCAGTTGTTGTTTGAATCTCAGGCTCGTAGAAGAAATCGCGAACTGCCCGTTCTACTTCAACGAGATTCTTACGAACAAATGAATTCTTGAAATCGTGCCCGGCGATGATGCCACCGACTTCAATCAATGGCCACCAGTTGAATAGGTCGTTTGCCACCGACCGATAATCGTGTCGGGCATCCAAATAAACAAAACTCAGCGGGGCTCGTGATTGAATGAAGTGCGTAGCCGTGCACATCGGCGAAAATGTGCGAAGGATGACACTCCGCTTTCCAAATCGGCGAAGTTTCTCTTGTGTGATGGAGTAGCAGCGATTGTGTTCGGCTTGCTCGACATTGCTCTTATCCATCTTCACTTCAGGCTGATAGGTCCACGGGTCAATGGAAATGAGTTCCCGACCATTCCAGTTGTCAAGGATGTGCTCCGAGAACGAACCCTCGTGGACGCCGACTTCCACCCCAACACCCGTTAATTCAAGGGAGTTAAGTAGTTGTGGAAAGTCGTTGCGGGTCTTGAGGGTCATAGGAGAACTTCTCTGGCTAAATTGATGATATGGTTATAGTCGCCTTCTACGGATTTGTCAACATGACAAATGTAGTAAAACTTTCTCTCTCGGCGTTTATCACCAGCCCATACCCCGATGGTTTTGCTTTTGGTCAACCATTTGACCAGCCACGCGCCGTTTACAACTTCATCACCACGAATGAGAAGCGAAATATCCTTCTTATCCCGAGAACCGAACAATCGCCTTCCAGAAGGATTCTTCCGATCTACTGGAAATCGTGCGTCGGTCTTCATATCAGAGCACACTCAATGGTGTTGGCGTCGGTAAGTTTGACCCAAAAGCGACCTTTCCACGTCTTTCCGGTGGCGTCTTCAAAGCGACAATAGAACGTCATGCTGTCGTAATCTTTGCAGCCTTTCTTGATGTAGATGCGGTCAACCTTGAGAATCGTGCCGAGAGGTAGTGTGCACTTTCCAGCCGGACCGGTCATGAAGTATCCATGCTGTGAAACCATGTTCTTGGGAACGGTGAACAGTTTGGCATCAACGAGTGCTTCGACAAACTTGTTGTTTCTGTGCTCCAAGTGAACGGTGAATGTCCACGGTGCGGCGAGTTGGAGTTGTGTTCCGATTGATGGTACGAATAGGTTCATGGTATTGGTTATTTGACTTTGACGAATTGACTCCAGAAATAGATGCTTTCGGCAAATTGTTCTGCTGTGTAGGCTACTGGAGTTCCGCCTTGCTTGGCAAGAAAATTCCGAGCCATGGTAAGCGGAGACATTGGTTCATTATCCCATGGACCAGCCATGATTGCGACAATTTCCCAATCACAATCTGTAGAGCGTTCTCCACCATTTTCTAATAGCGTGTCGGCAGAATAAAGCACAACCTTTGCGTGCTTGACCTTGAGGCGCTTTCCCTGACCGTGAACTTCAATGTATGGGTCTTCGCCTTCCTGCCGGGTGACTACTTTGGCGCGAAGGTGATGTGCATCCGCAACGTTTGACCACGGCGTTGAGAACTTTCGCAAATCGCTTCTTCCAACCGGAACAACGACAACCTGTGTGCAATCGTTTCTTCCAACACCCGGTTGACGGCAATCCCAATTTTTCTTGACGATCCGAATCAGTTCTTCGGGCGTTCCTCTGAACTTGCTATGGTTGCCCTTCTTGTTTCTCTTGAGGGCAAATGCTGACCAACCTATCGAGAGATTTTCTTTTTTGCGTTTTTCCATGTTTCAATGGCACATTGTTGTGCTTCTTTTTTAGTGTGTGTTGTGCCACAGGACGGACATATCACTTTACGAGTTTCAATCTTCATCGACGCCGAAGGTCTGAGGCATAATCACTGTTGGGGGATGGTTCAACGTACCCGTAGCCCAAATCACCACGAGGAACCCCCTGTGGCATGTCAATAGGCGTCAGAACCATCGGTTCATCTTTCTTATCGGGCGGTTGACTTACCCGACTACCATCACGAAACGCCTGTGCGGTCAAATCCTTCATTTGGATAAGATCGTCAAGTGATAGGTTGTGATGATTCTCGACGTACGCTTCAATGGCTCCGATCAAATCACAGAGTTCGCAGAGAATAAGCATCTTGGCTCCCTGACTGCTTGCGTCAGAAAGTTCCATATACTCTTCGTCAATCTTGGAAAGTTCTCCCAAGACGCCTTTTGGAATGTCTCGTGTGTGGTATCCCATGTTATTTTTCCTCTATGCCGAATTTCTGTTTCACCATTGTCAAACGGGGTTCGGCAACGCCCGTGCCATAAATCCAGCGAAGGTGGTCGCACTCACGAATGCCGTAACTTCCGAGTTCGATTCCCTTGTAAACAATGTCGTATGAATGCTTTTCGACCGGAGTTCGGTCAACCAACAAGTCGGGCGTGTCTTTCGACAATCCCAATGAATCCAAAAAGAACATGTACGCATGGTGAATCATGTTATGAAGGGATTCTTCGTTGACGACTTGGGTATCGATCAACTCCGTCTTGATGAAATACTTTGTGTGAAGTGAGTCGAAGTTTTCATGACGGAAGCACGGTGTCGTTGCCTGAAACTTTCCTTTCGGCAGAAACCCCTTCAGGTAGAGATACAGAAATGATTGTTCTGCCGAAGCAACAAGAACCTTACCATTGTCATGAACAAGTTGAAACTCTCGTGCACCCTTGGGCTTTGTGATATCGGAAACTTCCTTGGTCACCGTCCACGGGGCTTCGATCCGCTTGAACCCGCACTGCTCGTAATGTCGAATTGCGTCTGATATGGTTTCGTAGTTGATCATACCGCAGTTTCCTCCAGTTCAACTTTGACGTTGTTCTTAATCAGCCGGAATCCTGTGATCTTGCTTATGTTCTTGCGACGACGATCATATTCATACGGAAAGTCGGCATACTTCAATGCACGCTCCTTCATGAGTGCGATTTGCTCTTCGGTTGGCTTCTTTCCAAAGAAGATAGCGACAGACAAGTATGCAGGATACTTTTCAAATGTCTCTGCCGCTTCCGCTTCACGAGCAGCCTTCTCGTGCTTTGCAGCGGCTTCCTGAAGTTTTTCCAGAGTCCAGCCCGCATGTTCATACGCCTTGCGCACAGACTCGTCTTCAAGCCATGCCTTCAAATAAGTGCACTCGTACGAGTTTCTCTCATTTGCGGCAGCGACTTCACGAAAACTCTTCAGAGCCTTTTCATCTTCCCCGTCTCTGAAATGCTCTCCATACCCGTGATTGAACCAGCCGGGTGTGGGATAGATGACTGTGGGTCGAAGGCATCCGTTGTCTTCATCCGGCTCTTCGACGACATTCTTCAACGGCTCGCCCACTTCTTTCTCGAAGTGCTCTGCCATTTCATCACCAACGCCACACTCACCGATATGACCGGTGATATAGGCGCAAAGTTCACGCTCAAAGTTTCCGGAGTAATCCTCCGTGTCAATGACAAATATCCAAGGTGCTGAGTAGGTCATGTTAGTTTTTGATTGGAAATTGAATTTCGTCGCCACGGATTGAATCAAATGCGTGGTTGCGAATGTGTTTGCAGGTTCGGTAGTAAACTTGACCGATGAGTAAATTGGTGAATTTTTCGAGCGTGATTTTCTCCGATGCTGTCATGGCAATGACGATATCACCACGCTTCCAATAAACCAAATCAAATTCATGACCCCAACGAACGTCGGGATTGCTCGAATCCTTGACAATAGCAAAGCCAGCGGATTTGAAAAATTTCTCCTGTTGAGCGTTAACCTTGTAGGTTTTCTTCTTCATGGCATCATTCTCCGTATTTCTTGGCTTCTTCTTCGCCGAAACGGCTCTTGAGTGAATCTAAATACTTCTGTGTCTTGATCTTACACATCCAAACTCCACCGGCAAAGGCTCCGGATCGCTCCGTTCCCTTGCACAGAACGCCTTCTTTAACGTCGTAAACTCCTGCACGAACGTCACTTATGAGTTTGTCGGAGAGGTTTCCAGTGTAAATTACCCTTGGCGTTTTGACAATAGTGGCACATTGCTTGAGAAACTCTTGTGGCGTCAAAAACTTACTGACCTTGTGCCCTATCATCAAATCGAAAAGAACAAATTCCATAGGGTCTCCAGCGGCGTGTATTCCGGCATAGGAGTTGGGTCCCAGATACTCCCCGAAGGCTATTGCCTCCCGTTCGTTTCTATAGTCATCCCGAAGGAGTTTTTCCAACGGCTCGCTGAACTGGTTCATGAAAATATCCACCACCCCACCCAAATGCGGATGGGTCTTGTCAATCAATTGGGTTCGACTGCCAAAGAGGTTCCAGCCCTTCTTGGCGGTGTATTTTACCCGAATGTTTGACCCGTCGAGTTTATCAAAGGCTATGCACGACTTGCGCGGAGCCTTCGACGAGTTGATAATTGATGGATACTCTTTCACTATGCCAGTTTTATTGGAACATGTGTCGAACGTCAAGCCCAAAAACCGGAGGATTCTTTAATGTTCCCGGAAATGGTTATGGTGCAACTCCCGCTTCGTAGGAATATTTCCCATCCTGCTTCATTTCTTCAACCCACGCAAGATAGGCGGCAGAAGGTTCACCAACAGAGATTCGATCTTCCGGCTTGTGGTTATCCCAACGAGCCTGAACGACGACGATTGGCGAACCCTTCAGGATGCGGGCAACTTGATCAAGTGCCCATGCCTTGTGCCACGCTCCATCAAACTGACCATAACGTTCGACGAACACCATTGCCCAATCAGCCGGTGTGTATTTTGAATAGACAGGATGGGTTGAAATATCAACGGGAAATACCCCGAGATAGTGCTTTTCCGACTCTGCAATCATTTCCATGATGTTCATTTTGAAATTGGTAGCGGGAGGGATCGGACCTCCCGCAATTGTTTGTAGTTTACCTTTTAGACGGCAGCGTTCTTGCGAACTTCGTCGAAGGTGTATGTCTTGGTGACTTCGCCGTTCTCGAACACGGTTTCAAGAACGTCGGGGCGAGGATCGCTCTCCGGAACGGTATCCCAGCCAAGACCGTGTGCACCAGCCACACGAACCAACTTGAGACGACCCTTCTTCGAAGCCTTGCTCAAATCCTTCGGGTTCTTGAAAATATCGAACCAACGGTCGTTGCGCTTCTGTGCACAACTCTTGAAGGCGAACCTCTGCGTGTCGCGATTGACCTTCTGGAGAAGACCACCACCCATGCCGAAGCACGCGAGGTTGTCTGTGCTCAACTTGGCATCCTTGAGAGCCTGAAGAATCTTGGTGATTCCATCAAGATCGATGCCGTCGCCCCAAAGAACACGAACCTTCGGGTTAATTGTGAGGTATCCCTTGTCGTTGACCGTGTAGCCGAGTTTGTCGGCGAGTTTCTGCACGATCCACACCATCTCGGCTTCCGGCGTCATGTGAGTCGGAGTGATCGAATCGGGGCGAACCACGAAGATACCATCACGATTGAGAATCGCATTCTTGAACTTTCCACCAACAAGATTCTCAACGAAGTTGTAGATATCATAACTATCAGCAACGACCGAGAGAATACCAGTCGGATATTCACGAAGAAGGTTGTCGAGAACTTCCTCCTCACCATTGACACCGAGAGCGGTCATGACCGAGTGCTCAGTAGCAGCGACCGAGTAGGCAAGCCCCTCGGGATTGGCGCTGTAGTAGAACATCGCGAATTCCATGGCAGGAACCGTGTCGGTGCCCATGAAGTTGACCAAGTGAGCGGCACCACCGACACATGCACCTTCGTCGGTGTTGACTCCACGGTAGCCGAAGTCGTGCAACTTGAAGTTGAGAAGGAAATCGACCGTGCCGGTTTCCTCAAGGAACTTCTTGATAACAACCTTCGTCTGACGGCTCAGAGCGGCGACCGTCGAAGGATACCATACGTGAGTCAAAAGCGACTCAAGTGCGTTGGTGAGCCAGAAGCACTTCTCGTCGGTATTTTCAACCGTCATGAGAACGTTTCCGGTCGGCACCGGGGTACCCTCCGGAACTGCCTTGATGCGAACCGGGAGTTTTCCACCGTGAGCCTTGAGGATATGATTCCAACCGTTGAAGTTGAACATTTCCTTCTGACCCGTCTCGGCGAAGTAACGCTTCCAGTCGATACGGATTTCAGGATTGATAACCTGACGGGCACCAATCTGCTGACCATCCGGCGTGAAGGTCGGAGCAACTGTCATAAGCGACAGGTGCTTGTTGAAGATGTACGGCGTGATCTTCTCAATGGTCGTCTGACCGAAGTGCAGAGCGACGAGAAGACGAGCCTGATTCAGTTTATCCTCCGTGACTCGCACACCTTCAAGGTAAGCCTTGAGGATGTACTGAAGACCGAAAAACGGGGTCTGGTCGAACTTCGCACCTTTGCGGCTCTCGAAGTAACTATAGACCGCCTGAGTTCCAGCGGGATACTGATTCCAGTGATTCAGTTTATAACTGTCAGTCTGTGTGATGATGTTAGTCATTGTAGTGATTTCCTTATCTCTATCAGGTTTCTATATTGGCTGAACCCTTATTTGGTATCTTAGGTCTTCGCCGAAGTGTTTGTTTTACGTGCCCATTCGACGAGCATTTCCATCAGAGGAATGTGCTCCGGTACGATCGACCACGGAAGAGGAGTAATCGTCTGAGTACCGGTGTCGGTCTTGATCGTCTCCTGTTTCTGGAGGAAGTTTGCCAGAGGAAACCAGCGCACTTCCGCAATATCGTCATCTGCCCGAGCCATGCCGAACAAGCGGTGGGCAAGGTAGAAGTGAGTGATGATCTTGTCAGTCTCGCCGCGATAGCGCCAGTCGTCGATCTTCTTACTACCGATGTAGGTCAAGTCTCCGACCGAAAGCCCGCCTGCGGTCTCTTCATAGAGTTCACGCTTGGCAGCGGCTTCGTAACTGTCATCATTCGGCGAAACGAATCCACCAATGAAGCGGTACAACTGCTCATTGGGTTTGCGAGCCAGAAGGATCGAACCTTCCTTGTCGTCATACACCACGATATCCACGGTCGGGATAGCAGCGGGATAACGCTGGTGTGTGGCCCAGATTGCACCGGCTCGGAACAAAGGCGAGGATTGTGGAGCCGCAGCGAGTTTGGCTCGTGTCTCCGTTCCCGAAACAAATCGGGTGGCGACCAACTCACGGGTCTCGAAATGACCCTTGTAAGCGGTCAGGAAAGAATCACGGCTACCGTAGAGAACGGCGGTGTCATTGGGGGCAAGGTTCTCATGGATAAGACCATCGAGTTTCTTGCTCCAATCCTCGTCCGACGCCATATCCTTGATATAGTGGATCGAGAGATTGGGGAAATCCTTGGGAGGATAGACCTCCATAAGCATCTGCTTACGAGGATTGAAATCCAGCGGGTTGCTGGTAGTGCCCCGGAGGGGCGAAAGCCCAAGAACGATCATGACCTTGGGATGTGCAGCGATAACGCTGTCGATTAACTCTTTATGAGCCTCGTGGAGTTCGTGGACCTGAAAACGTCCGACGACTACACCTACGTTGTGTGCTTTTTGTTTCACGTTCATATCTTTATCTGAATGTTGATTGTTTGGTGTCTCAGGCATCTAAATCGCCTTTGACATCACCAATAAATAGGGAACAGGCTCGCTTGTCAAGCCGTTTTCCCCACTTTTTGTATTTTTTACACTAAGGAGGGGGTGGAAAGTCGTCTGATTTGACGTTTTCCATGGGGAGGTTTCCCCGAAGTTTTTTTACAACTTCCCCCGGTCTGTGTGGAGCCGTGACCGTAACGGAAGCCATTACAATGGCTTCTCCCGTTCTTTTACGATCCCTCCGCGCCTTGGATTCTGCCCAAAGCGCGGAGTTATCTTCTTTCATGTAGTCTTTTGTCATCCTACCAGCCCACAAACTTTGCGACCGAGTGGGGTAAGGCGTGATATTGGAACTTTTCCCAAAGCGACGGCATCACGTAGCCGAGCCTCTTCCTTAACTTGTGCTGCCTTGTCGCGACAGTCAACACAATCCATATCAAACTCAACTTCCCAAAATCCGCGAACGTGGCGTTGGCATGTTGGGCATAATGCTGGAAGTCGGGTGTTTCGCATGAGATTAAAACAATACTCGAAATCCTCCACGAAACTCGTTCCATTCCGAATGAATATCGTCGTTGAGAAATTGCTCAAACCCGCGAGCAAAGCCAACAAACAGAGCAATCGGTCCGACCGTCACATCAGCATCCGCGCCGACGTAGTAAGTGTCATTCTGCGTTCCTTCAACGAAGTTGTAGCGGAAGTATGGATTGATCTGAAAGTAATCATTCCCGATAACCACGCCAATTTGCTCGAATCCCACCCACGAAGAATACGAATCCGATGCACGGAATGGATCGGTGTCGTCATACCACAAGTCGCGAACCGTCACAGTATCCTTACCGAAGGCATGACCAATGCCTACCGTGATATAAGGCGTGAAGAGATTGCGCTCGGTGTAAGCCGGTGATCCAACAACGGGCGAATACGTTCTTGGAAAGTAGAACGATCCGAACACGGAAATCGTCTGAACCTTGCTTGTGTAATCAATATCAACCACACTCGGAAAGAGGGGAAGATCAAACGCGCCATCGCTGTAGGAATAGATTCCACCCACATCCGCCCACTCAGCAACCGGAACGTTTGCGGCGACGGCGAAAGTGTCGATGGAACGGTCGTAGTCAAAACTTCCATCGGGAATATTCAGTTCAAACGAGCCAGCGTTTGAATACATGGCGGAAACGGAACGTTCCCCCACGATAGTCTGAGCACTTGCCTTAGAGGCAAAAATGCTGAATGCCGCCATCATGAAGAAGGCGAGAAGTAGATATAGCCATGTCGATCTGCTTTTCATAGTTTGTCTTTCTTTGGATAAGGTTCTGTCAAACGGTAGTGCTTACCATCGTATTTGTGTAATTGGAACATTTGGCAGTTGTCGGGGTTCTTCATCGTTTCAAATTCCTCGACCGTCAAGTGAAGCCAGCGCATCAGAAGAACGCGAAGGGAGAAGCCGTGAAGAACAATCAACACGTTGCGCGGAAACTCGGGATTCTCGAAATCGCGATAAAGCGTGTCAAGGAATCCTGTGCAGCGGTCATACACATCCGCGCCAGATTCTCCAAGCGGAATTCTGAAGAAGAACGTGCCGTAGTTGTTTCTATCGAATTCGACCTTTTCACTTCCACCGGAAGTTCCGAGGTTTCCCCATTCCTGCTCTCTCAGGCGAGGGTCTTCACGCTCTCGTTCAATGTTGTATGAAGGAACATCCATACCGAGTTTCATGTTTTGCCATGTCTCGCGAGTGCGCAGATAAGGAGAAACATAAACGGCAAGACGATCCCGAAGAAATCCACCAAATTGTAGTTTTCCCCGCAAGAGTTTTCCGGCTTCAACCGATTGCTGTTTTCCAACCTCGGTGAGCGGAATCTTGTAGTCGGGCACCGTGTAGTTCACAGAGTTGTCAACGTTCGACGCAGATTGCCCGTGTCGAATTAGAAAAATGTTGTCGGGTCTCATAGTTTGGATTGGTTGGCAAGACGAAACATGTCGTCTTCAACGGGTGACGCTTTCACTTCAGATTCAACGACCTTCTGTGGCTCCACCTCTGGTAGAACGTTATTCTTGGAATACTGAATCTGATTCATTATGGTGATAAGGTCAGCCTTTTCTTTTAATTTGGTCTCGTGTGTGTCGCCACCCCACGAAATCACATCAAAGATATAGCGATGGTTGGAGTAGACCCAAGCGAAATCTTTCTTCTCACTCCATTCGAGTGGGTAAATGATGTTCACCGACTTGTCGTCAATGGCACAGAGCGATTTCACCGCTGCCTCGAAGTGAGGTCGGAAGTGCCAGAAATCGTCTCCACGAATGTATCCCATCTGAAGGTCGAAGTTGACGCCTCGATCTGTTACGAATGGAGGAAGCCCCCGCCCACGCCATTGCCTGCGTGCCACCACAAGAATAAATATCCAAAACCGAATTGTAGAATTTGTAGCGCGAGTCGAATCGCGGCTCTCTTACCTTCAGAAGCTCGATGATTTTATCACGAGCCTCCAAATCCATGCGCATATTCTCAGCATTGGCATTCTTCAATTCAACCGTGATAACACGAATATCGGTGTAGGAAGAAGAGAGTGATTGTAGTAGAACAGCGGTTGAATCATAACCGCCCGACCACATGATCACAAGAATGTCACTTTGCTTGCGGTCGTTCATATGATTTTCTCCATAATCTCCGGAGCCAACGGATCATCTTTACGATTCCGTAAATGAGCAAGCCCAGCACCACCAACAGAAAGACGATGCCGAGTTCTAATGCGACGGCATCATCCATTGACATTTCCCACTTAGCAGAAATCTTTCGACCGAAGTAGTAGAACGGATAGCCACACACAAACATGAATCCTCCAACGACCGTCAACGCCACTAAAAGCATTCCCAACCCCTTGAGAAAGTCTAGGAATCTGTAGAATAGGTCTCCGAAGAGAATTGTGAGGAATCTACCGAAGCGTTTCATCAGAAATCCACCATGATTGTTTGTTCCCACTCAACATCGTGAAGATGCTCAATGGCTTCGTCTCTAACATCGAATTGGAATGGGCACACCTCATCATGAACGACGAGATTCCACTTATTGTTGTTGGCGAGCACAACCTTGACATATTCCACCGATAGATTTCGGCTCTTTGGCTTGCTCGCATCCAACTTTACCAGTTGGTTGATGATGGATTTCTTGATTCTCATGGATTGGCAACAAATTGCTGGAGGGCGTTTTCCTTTTGTGGAATCGGCATCGGCTTGAACTTGACGATGATAACATCGCCGGGATAGGTGTCAAAGGCAACCTCGATGAGCCTGCTGACGATGTTCCAGTCGCCACCGGCTCGGTCGCATCCCATTTTCCATGGAAATCCAACGGTGGGATATCGCCCGGTAGTCGAGTGTCGATATGAATCCTTGTTGAAGTATTCGTAGATGTACCGGTGCATCTTTTCGAGTGCGGTGTAGAGAGCGTCGTAGTTCGTCTGGCGAGCCTCACGCCCGAAGAGGTTCTGACCATAGAGATTGAAAATCATCATAAGGTCGTTCGGAACCGGCTTCGATGTAATGTTGCAATAACTCAGATGACCGAGTTTGTTGTGCCCCATCTTGGCAGCATTTGAATCCGCCTGATATGCCTCGGGATACCACTCTCGTACCGTCTTGGCGATGCCGGAACCCATTGTGTTCTGGCAATTGGCTTGGTGCCCGACAATGTGAATGTCGGGAAGAAGGAAAATGTCGCCATCAACGTAGGTCAATTCTTTCATTACGGTAGTGTTTTTTGTGATTTGAGTGCTGTCTCGATGTTCTCTATGTAAACGTTCATCAGGTCTTTTGTCAAGTGCCGTTCGGTGATTCCCGAAACTTCCATGTGAATGAACGGAGACATGTACTTATCCGTTGGGTGATAGCGAGTTGCACCACGAATTTGGAAGGTAGGAAACCACTTAAACTGCCGTTCCCACTTCAAAGTAAGACGAAGCCATAGAGGATCGTCAGCCCGTGCAAACACGAGTTCGAATCCTTCGCCATATACATGCCAGTGGTCCCAAAAGCACCAACCAAGACTCTCCAATTTTTTACGAAGTTTGTTGTTATGTGCTACAATTTTTTGAGCACGTGCCTTATCCACAATGTCGCACATCGGTTGCTGAACCATGTAGTTCTTGACCGTGTTAGACGTTCTCCAAGTTGGCTTCTTCAAACTCATGCTCCCATCTCCATTTCATCGTCCCCTTGGTCGGGGTCGTCGTTGTTGAGTGCTTTCCGAGAATGCTTTTTCAATTGTGCAAGCATTGTCGCTACACGACCGTAAATAGCGCCTCCGACCTTTCCACATTCAAGGTCGTTATCCAGCATGTAGTCGGAAATGTCTTCCAACAACTCTACAATTTCGTCTTTAGTCGGCATGGTTGTTTTATTTCTTCTCGAAGCGTTTCTTCAGAGCGAGGTATTGCTCGTAGTCGCGTTGATGTTGTGACTTTCTCGGCTTCGCTTTTTTCTCCGCTTTGATTTGTTCGGCTGCGATGAATTCAGCCTTGCGTTGGGTTAGAACTTCAACGATGTAATCTCGGGAGAGAGGAGCGAAAAGTTGAACATAGTTTCCATCGTCTCGGTCGGTGAAGTATTGAACAACCCAACCATCTTCTTGGAGTCTCACGATCTCACCGATCTTCTCAACGAGGTCTTCGAACGTCGGGCAAGTGGAAAGATATTCCGTCTTTGCCACATCCGGTTTATGCCCCATCGCCAACATCCAACCAAGAAGTTCCCGGAGATTCCACTTCACATCGTCGCTGACGGTGTTTACGTCAATGTAATTTCCAAGTTCCCATCCACGATGCATGATGGCATAATTGTTTCCAAGAGCCTCCTGAACGATGAAGTGCTTTTTGATTTTGCACACTTCACGTTCGGTCAGATCGTGAACAGGGACTATCAGAACATTGTCAACCGTCTTGAGATGGTTGTTGATTTTGGCAATTGACCATTTTGTATTCACGACTCTCACGTTAATTCATCACGTTTGGCAACCCGATTTCGCTTCGACGAACGCGTTGCTTACGTCCTTTGAGGTGATATGATGCGGTGCCGCAGAAGGGCGAATCGTATCGCTTGGAAATTGTGACTTCGCGACCGATTAATTTGCAGACACATCCCACATTGTCACCATGGTCACGGGCTTCACACTGAACTACCTTGAATCGCTTTCCGATGATATCCTTATCAGCATCAAGCGGGTTAACTCTTGCGATGTTGTCTTCCATAAATCAATCCTCCTGAAGTTTATAGTCTTGGTCTTCCGGGGCGAGTTCTTCTACCCTGATGAGTTTGAGGGTTGACTGAACGTATTCAGCAATCGCAAGTTTCTTCTTCAGATACATGTGATGCAACTTTTGCTCCGCACTCATATCTTCAAAATCACATTTACACCGGGCAAAGTGTTTGGATATTGCACTGAAGCAACTGGTGACCGAATCCTGAAGAACGGTTCCGATTATGTCGCTGGCGTGTGTGTCAACGGGAAAGTCGGGATTGTAGGCTCCATCTCCGTAGATGATACCGGATGATTCTTTTGTGTGTGGCACGGCTTTGACCGCAATCTCATACACAAACTTCGCGTTTTGAAGTATTTTTGACTTCTTCATATAACGACATCCTCACTGTCGAGCGAATCATCACGAACGATTAAAATCAAATTGAACGTGCGAGAAATCCACGCTGCGAACCGGAAGGTTGTGGCGTGAAACTCCCACCAGTTATAGGGAAGGTAGTTGAAGGTCTTGTAGTACCAACGAAAATCCATTACTCGTGCACCTGACCGGATGCCTCTACGTTTCATCGGCTCAACTTTCTGTAGAGTTCGGCGAGACGGGAGGAATGCTTCGACATGGCACAAACCCATTCAGGAACATCGGAAATTCCCACACCCCTCTCGTGTGCAGTACGTGCCATTTTCACTTCGAGGTCGGTCATGTCGGTGATGATGGCATTCAGTTCGTCTGCCAAGTCGAGTCGCAGTTTTTCTTTCTTCGTCTCGTCTTTAGGGTCTACAACCTGAACGAGAAATACGTCTCTTCCACGACGTTGGTCGGCGGTTTCCTTGACCATCTCAAGTTGAGTTTGGGCATCGGAAAAATACGTCAGTGGGCGCGTGTGGGGAGTCAAACGCGGACGGCGTGACGTTGCCCGACAATCTTGAACGACGATATACTTTCCTACATGCTGTTCCATGTTAGCGGTCTCCCTTAAAGCAGTTATCCGGATCGATCCGGGCGTAGTTCGGAATGCCGTAAGCGGTCAATCCCGTGTATTTGTAAGTGACTTCTTTCTTGAGCCACTTGTGTTTTTCCTGCCAACGCTTTTTGGCATCGGGCAGGCTTCCCATGAAGGTGGCATCAAAGGTCTTGCCGGTCTTCACATCGCGAAGGGTGGCGGTCTTCATAGCACCAGCCCAATCCCCGGTTCCCTCATGTACCGCTTCGATAATGCCCTCAGAATCGTGTTCTGGCTTATACTTTAGCAGGAACTTGGAACGCTTACCAACCTGATATGGAGAATTTGGAATGCGGATGATTGCTCCCTCTTGCTTATCTTCGAGGTAGCGACCATAAATCACATCAACTTCCGCCATGGAGTAAACCAAATCGGTTTTTACGTGGCGATAGTATTTGCTGAACTTCGGTAGAGTGTCGTCGATCCATGCCTTGCGCTCGATGTAGTCATCTTCCTCACTCCAGCCGTCAAAGCCGAAGCCGTCATAGACGTAGAACTTCACAATCTCCTCACTTCGCTTGAGAAGGGCGGGAGAGATACTCTTCGCCTTTGTTTTACGAACGATGCTGGTGAGTTCGTTCAGTTTTTCGCGAAGGTCATTGTTGAACAACTCGCCGTCAAGAACGGCATCGGGATACTTCTGAAAGAAACTGACCAAATCCCGGTTGATGTGGGGAACGGCGATCCAAAGTTCACCCTTACGAGACTTCAGAACGACTTCCGATCCGTCGAAGGTAGCCGTGCAACGCACGCCATTGTACTTGTTCTGAACAAGCACGCCCTTGCTGAAATCAATCTTCTTGATATACTCGTCAAGTTCCTTGGCAAGCATGGGCTCAATATATGCCGCACACGAGTCGATTTTGCTTACATCCGTGGTGTAGCCGGTCTTGGCTTTCTTATCCCACTTGGCTTGCGCCTCAAGTTCGGCTTGCTGCTCGGGTGTCGTCGCGTTTGCGCGACCGACATTCTTTGACTCACAGATTGTCCACTCCGTCTCAACCTTGGCACCGTCAACCTGACCGGAAATGGTGCGGAACTTGTTGCCAGACGTTTCAATGGTCCATTGCTGGACGGCTCCGGTGGAGGTGCGTGAATAGAGTGTTGGTAGTGTTTTCATCAGTTGGAGAATCCCATCAGAGAACGAAACTGACTGGTTGAGATTGAGGTGTCAACCTTTTGTTTACGAACCGGAGCGGGAATGGGATCACGCTCCAGCACATCAACACAACAGCCACACGACCATGCCTTGTGATGAAACGAACCAAGGGTTCGCCCTTCACGCTTTGCGCGGGCATGAGCAACGTCGAGGTTTCGATTTGCCTCGATCAAATGCTGCCGACTCAGGAAGTAACGGTCGTTCTTCCGAGATGCCTTGGCTGGGAATGATGTTCTCATGCACCCCAACTCTATAAGAAGTCGGGTGTTTGTCAAGCCCTCAGAAAAGATTTTTGTAAGTTATTACAAACCAGAAACTTGCAAACCTTTATTCTTCAGGTGATTTGCAACTTCCGTCGCCACGCTTCTATCTTCAACATACCAAAACTCGCCCTTTTCATTGAAGTAAAAACGCTTCGAAGGGTCGATATTGTTTGGAATGGTACGCTTTGAATTGCTTGCCTCGAATACATCATCAAACTTTTTGGCATCGCCTGTGAATGCAAACACCAACGGTGCTCCTGATGCTGCCCATGCAGGGGTTTGTTTGATTTCAATCGTCGATACTGGAATACCCGTGGGGGTAAGTTCCTCGAAGAGTTTGTGGAGGTAATTACGATTGGTTGTGAGAACGCGACGAATTTCTGCAAGTTCCTTCAAATCGACGCGACCGGTTTCTTCAAGAAAGTCATTGACCAGCATCTCAGCGGTCGCACGATCCATGTGCCATTTTCTCATCAACTTGTCTATGGTTGTGGAGAACTGATCGCCTGATGATGTGGATTGTTGAATGTCAGCAAAGACATCCTTCATAAAAGCCTCTGTCAAAATTTGTTTGTTCATGGTTATGAGTACTGCCCGCCTTCTGATGTACTTCCAGCAGCGTTGCCGGGGAAGTATGTTGCGCTTGCGCCTGTTCCAGTTATCAACGAGTTTGCTGCCGAATTGTATCGTATTCCGGTCGCTGTTCCTGTGAATGTAAATCCCGTTGCTCGAATCATGGAATTCAAAGATGCTCCGATAAAGTAAGCAGAGAATGCCCTTGATCCGATCAACGCACAATTCAAACTGCTCATTCGAACGACACCTTGAAATTGAACGAGCATATGTCGCGGAGCATTACCAACGATTCTGTAATCGTTTTGAAATGCGACTCTTCCACCGTATAGAACCCAAATATGAGTTGTGGTCGCTTGATTGAACTGAACATTGTTCAGCAGCAACGTTCCCTTGTTTAGAGCAGCAACGCAGTACGCCCCTGCCGGATTGTTCAATTCTAGGTCTTTGAGAACCCATCTACGGGAATTATCCGAATACACTGACTTGACCACGACCTCTCCGGGTGTTGCGCTTCCTGAAATCGTAACGTTATTCCACCCGATGTGGGATGGCAAACTGACAGTTTCATCATAACTTCCTGATGCCAGTTGAATAGTCACGATGTAGTTTGTTTGATCGACGTTGTATGAAACGTAGTTTACGGCTCGCTGCACCGTTGCAAACGCTCCCGCCGATGTATTTGACAATCCACTGTTGGTGTCGTTTCCATCAGGTCGAACGTAGAACACCGTATTTTGCTTTAGATAATTGCGTGCCATGTTAAGTGTATAGACCTCCGGATACTGCCGAACCGGTCAAGTTTCCGGGGAACCATGTTGTTGAAACTGAATTGATGTATATGGTTCCATTGGTTGCCGCTGACCATCGGGTTCCTGTCGCCGAACCTGAGTATGAGAATGTATCCGCTCTTATACAACCCCCTTGAGATGCTGCCACAAATCGACTTCCCCATGTTCTAGCACCGACCAATGAGCATGTGAGGTTGGTGAGATGTACGTATGAACCATACGAACAAAGTATGTGGTGTGAACCGGCACCTGTGTTTCCGGTTATGCGGTAATTTCCGGAGAAGATAACATTTGCTCCATAATACGCTACTACGTGGTGACCAAATGATGAACTGAATTGTACATTGGTGAGTGTCGCGCCGCCTTCGGCTTGTGTATAAATGCAACTCGCACCTGACGACGTTACAACCGCTCTAACCTCAAAGTCTTTCAATGTCCACTTATCCGACACAGTGCTTGTGATGGTAACTGGATTGGTGTTGTTTTCGATTACCGTGGCACCAAATGTGGGGCTTCCAGATATAATCATGTTGTTGGAACCCATGTGCCTTGGAAGTGTGACATCCTCCTTAAACTTTCCTGTTCCTAGATGAACCACAACCACGTATTCCGAAGGATCGATGACTCTTACCGTGTCGAGTGCCTTGGATATGGTCGCAAATGCACCGCTTGTGCTATTCGACAATCCGTCGTTAACATCAGAACCGTCAGTTCGAACGTAGTATGCTCTATCACTTGTTAGTACTTCTCTTGACATGATTAAATATAGAGTCCTCCGGTTGCTACCGATCCCGCAATTGTTCCGGGGAAGTATGTGGCAGATGCATTTCCTGCGGTTAATGTTGAAAGTTCACCAACTCTATATCTCGTCGTAGTAGGCGTTGTGCCTGACCAAGTAAATCCAGTTGCTCTGATGGTGGATTCCAATCCAGCATAAACAAAGAATGACGAGAATGTTCTACTTCCAACGAATACAATATTCGTATTCGAAAAATCGACGAACGAACCATACGATGCTTGGATCGCAGTTATAGCATTTCCAGATATTCTGATATCAGAATTGCCTGCGAAAATGGATGCGCCGTAGTATGCAATAATGTGAGCGGCATTGCTGACAGTCGATCCAAATTGAACTCCATCTCCGATGGATAGAAATCCAGAGAATTGAGCATACACGTTGGAATATCCTGCCGATACATTTTTCACCTCCACATGACGAATTGTCCACCATCCTTCGCAGAATATTGTGTGATTCGTCGAACCTTGAATTACTACTGCACCTATTGTGGTCTCGTTTCCTTGGAGAATAATCGAACGGCTTCCTATGTGCCAAGGTAGGTAAACAAATCCTTCGTCATATGTGCCATCACCAATTTGAATAGTGATGGAATAGTTCATTGGATCAAGATTTACAGCACGATCAACGGCGTATTGGATCGTAGCAAATGCACCGGCACTGGTGTTTGAAAGACCGTTGTTCGCATCATTACCATCTGTTCGAACGTAGTAGATACGGTTTGCCGTTAGAGATTCGCGCTCGGATGGTATATAGCCAACACGAGCGCGATTAACTCGATGGAATGTGCGAAGAATGACTGCCATTATGATGCAGAAACGTGGCGTCCGATTCTTTGATTGAATACTGGATCGTTTGTGAGACCTACAGTGTCACCCTTGTCAGAAATGTATCGTGCTGCACCAGCAAGGGCTGCTTCGATTTCCTGAAGAGTTGTCAAGTAATTCGAACCTGCTGCATCGGCAACGGGTGTGAATCCGGTTGGGTCTACGACAGGTGAAGATGCCAAGGCATTAACCAAGTCGTGAAGTTGGAGAGAGCCGCTGGCTGAAGCGGTGAGAACTGCGTCGATTTGTCCGATTGTAATCATTTTTCGTGGTTTCCTTTGAAGTTAAAGCGGAACCGCCGAAAAACGACGAATCCGCCATAAAATAAGTATGGCGGATTCGGATAAAAAAACCTTGCGATTTGAACTTTTAGTGGTGATCCACTTTTCTCGGAACCTTCTTTTTCATAAGGGCTTCGATTTCCGACCATTCGATCGGACCGTTCTTACGATCCCACGAGGCGTCGAGCCTCATGAGACCCGGATCGTCTTCCAAATTCATATGGCAGTGACCGTGAATCATCCACCCACCCTTCGACAAGTGATTCCACGAGGCGATTGGATAATGGCAGACAACAACGTGTCTTCCGTTGATTTGGAACTCCGCATAGTCTCCGAGGAAGACGAATCTTCCATTCGAGTGAGTAAGCGGATAGGTTTCCGTGTCGGGGTTCTGGTTAATCTCTTCATATATCTGATGCATACCAGCGTTGTGGTTGCCCCAAACATAATAATGAGCCTTGCACGGAAGGTTGCAGATCATCTGCGCGAACTCCCGGCTGTTTAGTTCTGCACCAACAACGGCATCGCCGATGTTGATAACAGTGTCGTTTTCCGTGATCGTGGCAAGCCACTTGTCGCGGAAATCGCGTTTTGCCGTCTCAACGTCTGGATATCCTCTTGGATTCAGAATGAACGGCTTGTTGTGCCCGTAATGGATATCGGACACGATGAACACCCTTCCTTCGTGGGTGTTTAGTCTTATTTGCTTTTTCATATTTCCCCACCATATTGAAGAAAGTATCGTCGTTTGTCAACAAAAAACCCGCCCCTTTTGAGGGCGGGTTTATTTTAATTGGTTGGTCGATTACTTCTCAACCGAAACGGCGCTATAGGAAGAATCTTCCGGTGGCGTCGGCTTTGACTCGACGGCTGGCATACGAGACAAGTCGATGAACGGCATGGCTGCGCCACCACCAATGAAGGTCGGAAGAACACCATTCCAACGGGCAACGGCATTCAACTGAATGACTTCAGGATTGGCACGAAGGGCAGCACCACGGATTGTGATAGCCTTCGCCTCGGCTTCAGCAATTGAGAGTTTGGCACGGGCTTCACCATCGGCGCGAGCAACTTCCTTATCGGCTTCTGCCTTTGCCTGTGCAACTTCGTTCTCACGCTGTTGAGCCTTCTGCGTAGCCTCGATCTTGAGGTTCAAAGCGGTAACGACTGACGGAGGAAGGCGGAACGTTCCGATAAGATAAATCTTCTCGATCTTGATCATATCGCCGACCGATGCCTGAACATCCTCTTGAACGGATAGAATCAACTTTTGCTTTCCCTCTCCATAAACCGATTCCACAGGAAGAGTCGATGCGCGATTGTTGATTGCATCACGAACCATGTTTCGAAGATACGTGTCGGTGATTTCCTCAATGCCACGGCGATACTTCTGGAAGAGAGCGGGTACCTTGTCTTCATTGACGGTGTAAGTGATGCCGAAGTCGGCACTTACTTCAAGACCTTCCTTCGTCTGGAAGGAAATCGATTCGTCGTTCGGGGAACCCTCAGTCGCATCCTTCGTCCACACATAATTCTGCGAGAATGTCGGGAAGATGTACAACTCTTCATTGAATCCCACGTAGTAACGACCGGGTCCGAGAATCTCTGTGTTGGAGACGCCCTTATCCGATCCGAGAAGGTAAACCTTCACACCCACATTTCCTGCGGGAACTTTGGTGCATCCGACAAACATGCCGGAAATACCGAGAAGGATAGCCAAGAAGGCGAAGTGTAGATACTTTTTCATTTTTGCTTTTGTGTATGTTGTTTTACTGACAGTGGTGATTAACTTTCGCCGCCCGTGCTCTTGTTCTTACGAGCACGAATCTTGGATTCGGCGTAGTAGAGAACGGCAGCGATATACGCGAGACCGACCAAGCCCCCACCAATCACCGAGAGGGTTGACTTGGCGGAAACGAGTTGAGGAATGACCAAGCCCCAAATCGCAAGGGATGCGACGAGGATGCCGAGGTATTTGAGTATCTTTGTAGTAATCATGTGTGTAGTTTTGACGGTTTCTTTAGTGTCTGTCAACAAGAATGAATTTTTTAGAGCGTAAGTGCATCTTTACCAAACTTCTGGATGATATCTTCCATCGTAAGGTCGCACAGTTCATCCTTCCAATCGCCAATAAAATAGAGGCGACGGGAACGACGGCTGACGCCGAACAGGATCGGGTCTTTCGCACGAGCCTTTTCGGCTTCGGTCATTTCAGTTGAACGACCATTCGGATCGTAATGAAGCACAACATAATTGTCGAAAACTTCAAGAAGGTCGGCTTCCTCCTTCTTCTCAAGCACATCACGAGGAATAAGCCGGGTGAAATTCTCAATCCAATCCAGCCGAATACCACGCTTGGATTCCTGAACGAATTGAACCAATTTCTCTTCAGTGATGAATGTTCTGAAAGTGGAATGAACCAGTGCCATTTCCACTTCCATAACATCGCGGTTCTTCTTCAGTTGTTCCGCCAATGCTGTCTGACCATGCTTCTTCGCACGATTGATATACTCGTCAACATCGTTCATCTTGTTGGTGAATGATACTTGCTGTGCAGCATTCGCAACCTTTCGAAACGTTTCTTCAATCGACGTACGACGGAATTCCTTCCATAGACGGGAAACCTTCTCGGCGAACGTCTCACGGCTATTCGGGAGAATGTTTTCACCCGAGTTTCTCATTACGAGATTGTTTGTCCACACCGAAGTCGAGTTGGTCGATGTGGTCACGAACATGGAATCGGAAATCGTTACGACTCCACCAATCCCCGTCACACCGGGAGTCACAGTCTTCGGTTTGTTCTTCGGAAGGTTGTGGTCAACCTTGAAGTTTTCGAATATCGCAAGGCGCGTGGTAAACCCGCCGTTAGAGTTAGGAACCTTGGTAAGCATGTGTTATTCTCCTGTCTTGAGCAGATATTGATTGCTGATGACCTTGAAACTGAGACGGTCTCCGTGAAGAATCTTGGATTTTGGTTCTCCCCATGCACGCCAGACGACTCCCTCAGCCGGATGACCGTTGGCGTACTTCTGAGCATCCGAAAATGCCAGCAATTCTTCAATGGTGTTGAATTCGAATTTTCCGTCAAACACAACAGGCACACTTTCGATTCCGTAAATATTGGAAAACGACTGCACGGTGCCGAACGAGAAGTGTCTCCGTTCGGTAATCGACCAAACGTTGAAAAGGAAGAGTTGATTCTTTAGAAGACCGAGACGGTTTGCTTGAATTCCGGGCCCGCAGAGTTCTCCCTGCACGGCAAAATTTCGAAAGCCGTGATCGCTCTGCCATGTTGCCCAATCTCTCATGCACGCTTCGAGATTGAGCGCACGTGCCATGTCCCAGTATTTATTGCCATCGGTATCCTTGAGTTCAAGGTTTCGAGAGCAAATGCCAAACACACCTTCGTTTAGGTATGCTGTGAAACTACTTCCATCTAGTTTAAGTGTTCCATATGCTCCACCATTCAAACGAGATTGCTCCTTCATTTCCTCAAGAAGACCGGGCTCGGACTGAAGACGAGTCTCGTCGGTTTTCTTAATGAATGCAGGGAAATTTCCCTTGGCTTCCTGAGAAGCAGGAGCGGGTGGTTCATATTTGGCAACGCCAATCTGCGTGGTGAGGTCATCACCGGCAATGATCAAACTTTGCATCAGTTCTGGATAATGCGGAAACACCATTTCAATAGGCAGTGCCACACCCTGAGAAATTTGACCCCTGAGACGAATGGTACGAACACGTAGCGGTTTGTCGCTTCCCTTTCTCAGATGGTCATTCCATGGTGCCACTGGAAGGATTGAATCGATTTCAAAAAATACACAACGATCACCGACCTTGAATTCATCTGCTTTGACAACAACCTGCCAACCCAATACACGAGCCAGCTTGATCTTGTCCGCACCTTCAATTGGTTGAAGGTCTGTCACGATTTGCATTGATGCTAGTTTGCGTTCCATAATCCTGTCATTACAGGATGCCTGTTGAGGAAAGTCAATGCTTATTTTTCACTCTGTACAATGTACATTACTATTTCTATAGTACTCAGTACTTTAAGTAATGTACTGTAATTAGTACTTGAAAATGATAATGTTTGTACTGTGGGGAATTATAGAAACAAGTCAAGTTGAAACAACTCTCAGTCGCTATTTATATTCATGTTCACCTATTCAGTTAAAGTAATTCGAGTCGTTGACGGCGACACAATTGAAGTAATGGCAGACCTTGGATTCAGTGTTTGGATCAAGATCACCGTGCGTTTGTATGGAATCAATACTCCAGAAAGCCGTACCGCGAACCTTGAAGAAAAGAAGCGTGGTATTGCCGCTAAAGAAAGGCTTCACGAACTGATTGATGGGAAAACCATCATTCTTGTCAGCAAAGAGGTTGATAAGTACGGCAGAGCCTTGGGAGAACTGTTCCTGACCCCACAGGATTCAATTTCTATCAATAAGCAACTCATCGAAGAGGGTCACGCTAAAGAATATTTTGGCGTGGGCCCAAAGCCCATCTAACATGTCATGCCTACGAACAGACTTTCCAAGTTCATCATTAAAAATACTCTGCGCCTCGGTCGGCAGATACTCAACACCGTTTGGAACTTCCAATCGGATTTTTCAACTACCAGCAATCCGAATGGATTATGGTCGTATGGTCAGAGTTTCACCACAGGAAGTACGCTAGTCTACTTCGACAAAGTGACTGGAAGTTTATGGCTTCCGAGAGACAGAAATGTGTCGGGATTTTACCCATGTGTAGGTACCGATGGAAGTTGGTTCGGAATAGTTCCCGCCGACTTTTCTGGTCAAATCGTAGCATCTCCTCAGACCTTAATTCGATATACGGTACCGTCAACCGGTCCATATGTCGTGAGTGCATCAATGTATCGCAAATTTAATCAGGGCGATAACAAGTTTTCGGCGTGGTATCGCGTTGGAAACACTGTGAAATCGTCGCACCAAAATATTGCATTCGGTACGACGGCATCATTCACAACTTCCAGTATTCTCACCAAGGGAACAACAATCGATGCCATTGTCAACTCAGCGGGCGCTATGTCGTACGATAGCATCGCTGCCAATTTCACGGTTGTAGGAACGGATTTGCCAGCGACTACCCCACCTGTGGTGTATTCATCAAGTGTATGGAACTATGCCACTCAATATTCAACCGTGGCAAATCCATTCGGAGGTGGTGCGTGGGAGGTTGGTCAATCAACCAATTGGGGCGTCACATTCAATCGATATACCGTTTACTTTGGAAGCGCATGGTGCTCGTCGTCATTTTACTTCGACGGCGGCACATATAGATTGCCACAAGCAGCCCAAACATATGTGCACCCCGGAGTAGTAACATCAACCGACGTTCAAACTTGCGTCAGATTCCACGTTAAAACCACCGGTGAATATCGAATCACTGCATCATGTCAAAGAAACGGCTCGGCGGGTACAAACCCATATGTAGAGCCAAGAATCACGATTAACAATGTGCCGGTCACCTCTTCCGCTGCCATCTATTTTGGAACAACATTCTCCTACAGAAACAAACTCTGGCTCCAGTCAGGTTCATTTGTTACGCTATTGGTAGGAAGTGGAAATCTCGACCAAAGCAATGACACCACGGGTCATTCGTTCATAGTATCCGCAAGTTTCTACCAGTAAACAAAAAACCCCGGAATTTCTTCCGGGGTTTGTTTCAATTATCCCTGCCAGCCGGTAGGTGGCTTACAGAATCCCCCACCAAACGCCTTGGGCATTCCCTCGGCGATCTTCGGCTTGTTGTCAAATTCGATGCCGATTTCTTCAAGGCTTTTTCTACTTGCGTAGTAAATGCCAAACTCAGCAACGACATTGCCAACCTCAAAGTTGACGAATGAAACGGTGTCGTTCACCTTTTCACCCCAACCCGTGCCAGTGTCGAAGTTTGGAGCAGCACCGATACGATCCGATGCCTTTCCTTTTGCCGACACATCGAGACCCTTCGACATGCTGCGCATGGAAGTTCCACCGCCGCGTGGGCTCTCAACAGAAGATTGAACAACGTCGCCGGTCGAAACCGTAAACGATCTGAGTACGTCGGCGTTTGCGGGTGCCGAATCATTCAGTGAGCAATTGTAAGAAGTGACTTGATCGCCGATATTGCCGAGGGTTTGACCGACAGCACCGCTACCGAGACTGCGAATGAGACCATCATCAGTCCACTTCGCCGAACCCCAAGTGATTACCGGGTCCCATGGATTTTTGTATGGATATTGCGGCCAGTGATGATGTTCGTGAACCACGATTGGCGACGGTTGAGGAATCACCTTTTCTTCAAAGACGCGAATACCGATAACACCACAATTCTGTGTCGTGCCGGTGACTGCCTTGGCATACGTTCCACCATCCTTCTTGCGGAAGAACTTGAACGCTGCCACGTTGTCTTTGTCAACACGATATCCCTTGATTGTTTCAGAGGAGTATCCGTTGATAATATAACCACGCTTGCATTCCTCGGCAGGCTTGCCTTCAAGAACGTCGATTCCGTCAACTGACAGAACGACCATGATTCTCTTCCAGCCGTTATTCTTGACTCGAAGGGTGTACTGCGTACCGCCCTTTGCTTCTACATAAACGCGACCATCGCTATGCGAGTACTCGCGGACAGGCTTGCCGTTAACGGCAACGTCTAATTCAAACATACCTTGTTTCATATTTTTCCTTATTGGTTGTTGTCTAGCTCCCCTACAGGAGACTTCACCAATACATATGAACGACGAATTACATTTCGTCAAGAATTTTTTGTATCAAATCCCAATCCGTTTTTATAGTCCACGCGAAACCTTCGAGCCAACGTTTGTCGTTGAGTCGAATGTCTTCAAATTTGATCCACTCGAAAGCATCGTGTTCGTTGGAAAGGTTCGGTGAAAACTCATTCCGAATTACGAAAAGATGGTTGTGGTAGAACACATCACCATTGTCATTTGCTGTCAATTGGTGAATAGCATCGATGTTTGATTTGAAACCGGTCTCTTCTCGGAATTCACGGATTGCAACTTCCTCTGGAGACTCACCCGGATTCATGAGCCCGCCCCACTGAGCCCAAAGGCTTGGGAAGAATCGCATATTCTTCGTACGCTGACCCACCAGAGTACGCCTCGAACCACGAGATACGATAAGAGCACCTGATGCTACTTTTTTCATCTGTCGATAGCGTTTCGAATGTTTCGGAGACGAGCAGCCATTTCCGAATTGCTCTGTGAAAGAGTGATAACTTCCGCGCCCAACTTTTGACGGTCTTCAATCACACCGTTGAGAACTTCCTGTGTTTTCTTGGATTCTTCCTTCAGTCTCTCGTTTTCAGCCTTGAGTTTCTCGACATATTCCGTAAGGGTCTTGTTCTTGTAAAACAAAGCATCTGCTTTATCGGTAAGTGCTTCGTTTGAATGTTCGAGGGAACCGATTCTTGCATCGACTTCACACAACAACATAGTCAGAGCGCCGTTATCGATAATCAAGGGCTTGTGCACACCTCGAAGTGCATACTCGTTGCACATACTAACAACTTGCGTATTACGACCGGTTCGGTCCTTGAGAAATTTCACTTGTGCTTCGTTTCCTGCGAGAACGAGACAATTGGGATTTTTGCGAGTTGCCTCCATCAATGCCGTAGTGTGACCAACACCGCGAGTCGCGAGAAGATATTGAAGAACGTTTTGATATGATAGTCTCATGATTTGATGACGTTTAGGAGTTGAATGATGGTTGACATGAAGTTGATTTCTTTATCCGCAACAATCGTGCCCTTATATTCCATTTCGGCGAGAACAAGAATACATGGAGCGACGTTGCCCGGTGCCCACTCTTCGATGTTGTCGTAGAGATAGCGGTAGTAGTCTTCAAACTTGGTAACCGAGTTATCAGCAATCAACTGGCGGATTGAATTGAATGCCGTCTTTTTATCCTTTGACGATTTCATCAACTCAACCATCTTGATCTTTCCATCACTTTCGATGACGCTGTGTTTGTCAATAGTCAGTTCAGAGCCTACACAACTCTGTTGAGCCGTGTTGATGATCTTTCGGATATCCGGATAGTAAGCATTGACAAGAAACGCCAAGTCTTCCATCTTGAAAGTTTTCTTCTCAGCCTTCAGGATGTTCATCACATGAATGGCAACCATTTCCTTTGAAGGAGGAACGATGCTATCCGCCTGAGAACGCGAGAGAATGGCAGGAATGACTCGCTCATGGTAATTGCAAGTCAAGATGAAGCGGGTGTGACGGCTGTATGTCTCCATGACATTGCGCAACGCCGCTTGAGCGTTTGCCGTCATGAAGTCAAATTCGTCAAGAATGCAAATCTTCAACGAATAGAATCCCATACCAGCAGCAAAGTTTTTCACCTTTTCACGAATCGCATCAACGCCGTTTTCGTCAGAGGCATTGACGTAAAGAAGGTCGCATTGAATCAACCCCGCGATGAGTTTGGCTAGAGTTGTCTTACCCGTTCCCGGTTGCCCGTAGAGGAGCATGTGCGGAATATCGCCACTTTCAAGATACCCCTTGACACGCTTCTTGAGCGCGTCGTTTCCAACGTAATCGTCAAGTCTCGTCGGTCGATATTTCTCGACCCAAAGAGTTACCTCGCGACCACCCGTAAACTCAACCGGAGCATCACGCTTCGTTTGTTTACGTGCTTTGGGCGCAATATCCCCTGCAATCTCCGTTGCTGCTTCTTCAAAAAAACTCATGGTGGATTAAGCCTGAACTTCGGGCATGTAATACTCAGCCTTGAAATCACCCTTTTCGAACTTGGCATATGCCAATCCCTTTTCTGCGATGAACAGTGTTGTTGCATCGACTTCGGAATTCGCTGCAAGGATTTCCTTGAAATACTTCGCGGAGAAATTGATCGGGCGAGTCACCGTATCCTTACCCGCTGCACACTTGACAGCGAGTTTGATCTTGTTGGAATTCGTGCCTTGGCTGTGACCGATGACCAATTCAACCTTGTTGTCTTTTCCGGGCAACACGGTGAACGAGTTAACGTCGGAAAGAGCATTCTTCGCCTTGATGAACTTGGTCACGAAATCCTTGTCGAGAGTGATTTCAACCGAGAATGGGGGAAGAGTCTTCAGATTTGGAACACTCGGAATCACATCCAAGTCGGCGGAAGCGAAATACACTTCCGTAGCGTCATCGACGATTGAGAGACCGACAACACGATCATCACTCTTCACGGGGGTAATCTCAATGTCTTCGCTGAGAACGGCGAGAACGCTCTTGAGTTTGGAGGTGTTGTGTATGCCAACTTCCAAATCTTCGGTTGCATCAAAATTGAGCATCTGAATTTTTCCGAGGAAACTCTTTTCGTCTGAGATACATCCCACGTTTAGAGACTTGTCACCCGTCTTGGTGACGATCTTGACGGCTTCAACATTGTTGCCGAGAGAATACTTGCTGATGAACGTGAGTAGTTGGGTCTTCTTAATTTTCATGTGTTATTCGCTTGTAGGGTTGATGTTGGTTGATGTGTTTGGAGAAGTCAAATCAATTTCCTTGAAAAAAGGTTCGTGAACATCTCTGAAATGCTCGGTGCCCACCGACCATAGTTTATTTAGGTTCAGGTCGTAGTGATATCCAAAGGGATATGTTTTCATCTTAAAGAAAGCATCCCACGTGTTTTTTGTACCACCATCTTTCAGTACGTGCCCATTACCAAATGTGAACGCGAGCAGAACATCAGATTCGCGTGCTACGAGATTGTTTCGTGTGAAGAATCCATTAGAAACATCATAATGCGCACCATGGGCGATGGCTTCCTGAATGTCAGCCATCGTTGAAAAGCCGTTCGTCTTCGTTGTGAATAGATGATGATAGTAGTTGGAGGTCTTACCCGCATCGGTATTTTCACGATAACATCCAGCCTCAGAATCCCACTCAGCGGGAAGATGGAGAGATAGTTTCTCACATACCCTGCGATGAAATAAGTCAACTGCTACGTGGTCTGCCCACGCCGCACCTCCCGACACAAGTTTTGTGAATCTATGTCGGGCAACAACTATTTTCGCAACCTCAAGCATTCTCGTATAAACACCGGTATTCAAACGGATCATATCGGCACCGCGGCCGGCAGTGCCTATGATTCCAAGGCTCTTGTAGGTTGTATTATCCTCGAAGAATTGCGAGAACATGGTCAGAACGAGAAAAACTCCTCGGCTTTGGCTGCGTTTTCGTTGAAGATTTCCCACTTGAGAGCACCGTAGAAATCCACCAACTTGTTTTGAAGTTCGGCTTTGAAGATTTCCTCCGGGTCGATATACGTTTTGATGAAGTCGAGAATTTCCTTGGGATCGGTGCCGTCATCCTTGAGGGCGAGAACATCCAAACCGAGAGGATTATCCTTCAGGTAAACAAACTTGATCTTGGCACCATCGAAAATCGGTTCGACAATCTTCTCCTTACCGATCTTCTTGAGAAAGTCGTTGTATGCCAGCGCACCCTTGGTCTGCGCATTGCTTCCTTTGATGAATCGGAACGGCTCACGATCCTTCGGATCGAAGTTGACCCGCTCCTCACCACTCTTTCCGGTGAAGTGAACACTGGTGTTCTTGGCGATTTCATTTGGCTTCAACTCGTTGATGTGCGACTTGAAATCGAGCACATACTTATCCATCTCAGCCTTCGGTGTCTTCTTCAGAATCATCTTGAGGAAGAGCGTCAGGAATTCACCAAACTTCTTCGGGAAACTGGAACGTACCGTGTCAATACCCAAGACCTTGAGTTTGTTGTCAACGTCTTTTCCGTCTTCCATGTCAAACACGGTGTTCATGGCATAACGCTTTTTCGCCACCCAAATTGCGGTCGAGGCGATAACGTCTTCCGCAATCTTGATTTGATTATCCTTGGCGAAGAACATATTCGGCATCATGACGCCATAGAACTTGTTGATGTTTGTTGCGAACATGGTCGCCGTTTGAACGGTGAATTTCTTCAACGCTTCAAAGTCGTTCTCATCAATACCCATCTTCTTAGCCAGAGGAAGCGCCGTGCTGTAGTTTGAATCGGTGTCAACGTAAATGACGTAATCAACGCCTTCAGTTTCCATCAACCCGTTGTAAATCTGATTCACGAATCGCTCTGTCGTCTTGATGATACTCTGACCCGTCAGTGTAACCGACTCGGCGTTATCCAAGTCATAGAAACGGAAGATTGGAAGACCAAGAACACCATAAAGTGAGTTGAGAAGAATCTTCTGCACTTGTTGACGGAGACGGTAGAACGCTTCGGTTTTCTTATCACCGGCTTTCTTTGCCTCAACCATCTTGTTCTTAAACTCAACACGTTCGGCGTACCACTTGGTAAGAACCGACTTCAAAATTCCATCGTGCGTCTGATCGTAGATGACACCGGCAGAGGAGATGCAATAGTTCCGTTCTTTCAGGAACTTCTTGAAGTCTTCCAAAGAGATATTTCCCAATTCCCAAGCCAACGTGCTGTCGTCGGTGAATTCGAGTTTTTCTATGCTATCTGACGCAAAAGCATCGGCGTCGAAGTTCTTGACCTTCAAACCAACCTTCGTTTCCGGGCTGATGTTCAAGGTTCGAATGATCGACGGATAAAGTGAGTTTACGTCGCATGAGAATACCCACTCGTAAAGACCGGGAACTGGAGGTTTGACGTATGCTCCCTCAAATCCCTCTTCGTCTTCCTCATTCTTTCTTTCCATTTCTTCGCGACCACCAACGGGCTTGTTCGGTGCCACAAGTTCGTGACGACGTAGATACGTCAGCAGAGCACCTTCTAGGAACCGAGAACTGATGGCGTAATCTTCATAAGCAACGTGCCCAACGTGGCAAATGGCTCGGGCAAGATCGATGAACTCAAACTTCTTTTCGAGTGCCACGACGATCCTTACGTCATTCAAGTTGTATTCGATGTATTTCAGAAGGTCGGCTTTCAACAAATCATTGAGAGAACCGTCGTAAGTCAACTTGGCGATGTTGACTTCGAGTTTACCAACCGTATCGAGTCGATAGTTTGGAAGTTTCTTCTGTGAGAAACGCTTGTAAAGTTCCATATAGTCGAGGCAACTACGACCGGCAATCAACATGCGCTCTTTGTTCTTTTGCCAGTATGCGATTCCAATCGGGCTCAACTTCTTCGCCGTGCGGTCGCCCTTAACCTTCTTGAGTCGGTTGTAGAGATATGGCATGTCGAATCCATCAATGTGCCATCCCGTGATGATTGTGAAATCCAGAGCACTCCACGCAATCAAGAACGCATCCAGCAAATCTTCCTCGGTCTTGAAAATGAAGACCTGAACATTGTCTTTTTGGTAAGGCTGAACCGTTCCGGTCTCGTCAAGAATGAACGAGTAATACCGGTCATTGTTGAAATCGTAAAGCGCGATAGCGGTGATCTGCTGTTGAGCCTCTTCGACGACTGGAAATCCACCGTCAGTCTTACACTCAATGTCGATACATCCGAAACGATGCCCGGTCGAAAGGTCATCGCTATCACCATACGCGTCAATCAAAACACGGGTAACCGCTGGAACGTCTGCTTCATAGAGACCTTCCTGACCATATCCGAACTTGGTAATCTTCTCCAACTCGTCTCCATACATCGACTTAAACGATCCACCCTTCTTCTTTCGGTATGCGTAAGGGCGATAAGGCGCACGAATCAAGCCCTTTTTATCATCCCAAAGAAAGATTTCCGACTCGTTTGTTTCCCGGTCGGTTACTACGTGAATGTTTTGATACATAGGGATATTTCTACCCACCCATGCCCAATCCGTCAAGTTGAAATAAGTGTCACAACTCTTCTACGTCGGCTAACCCGAACGTTTTCGGCTTCACAAAGGTATCTGCCCCAAACTGCTTATTATAGGCGGCACTCTGCTCCTTTGTCTTGAATGAAATATGCAACCCACGCTCACTATCGGCGTGTCTAAGATATTGAACCATACGGGCAGGAATGATATCCATTTTCAACCGTGCGGCATGAACTCGCTCCAGAAGATTGCTAACATCCATTCCCCAAGACTCTATCCGTTCGTCATACCCACCCAAGTTCAAAAAATCCGTCTTGAACATGGCAATCCTTCCAAGCCCGCCGTCATCACACGTGCGGTTTGCCATAAGAATGTTCTTGCCCTCCACGAGACTTTTCTTAACGAACTCTGAGTGCCCTTTAACAATCCAATTGTCTGCGTCTAGGTTGCACACAATCGGATTACTTGCCTGCATATGGGCAACATTCTTTGCGTGAGAAACCCTCCATCGATTTGGAGGATTCATCACTCTAAAAAATCTCACTTGAATGAACTCGGATTTGTGTGTCAAATACCAATCAATCAAACCATCAGTCGATCCATAATCGACTATGATGACTTCATCTTCCTCGTCTATGCTATCGACTGACTTTCTCAGCGATTCTTGTAGATGGTGAAGCCTGTTTCTACAAGTTATGCAATACGATATCATGTTTCCTGTTGATCTTCTACTCGTCTCGACAGATAGAAAATTGCAGAACTGGATGCGGGATTCTGAAACTGCATTCCATAACACTGATTGATCGATGATGTTGACGAGAAGATGAACAACTCCATTTGGGGATGTGTGTCGTTTGGTGGTACCGATGCGGTCGCATTAACGTAGAAGTTCCCAAAAACGATGCTTCCGGTCTGCCACACGGCTTTCATTTCGGTTGGAATTTCCATCAGAACCGATCCGCTTCCTCCGAGAACTGTGAAGAAATACGCGCTGTTTGGGGCAGATGCAGTAATCCACATGGAAACATCGAGAATGTCTCCGTCAGTAAACATAGACGAAGAGAAGTTTGTCATCAAGGTTCGACTTACGTCCGGATTGTCAACGTCATCGACTTTCCATAGCAAAATATTCGTGATCGGGTTTGGTGCCGTCTTCGCGGGACCATATGCATATCCCGTCTTATTGACAGTCCATTGCGTGAGATTGACCAAACATGTGGTGTCGAGTCGATATACTGGAGGATTGCTAACCACCGGTTCCGCACTGGCAGAAAGTTGAACGATGAGAGGGGAACCTGAATCGTTGCTGGTAATCGTAAGTGTTCCGAAGAAGGGTGTGGACATGATGGTTATTTGTTGAATTCTACGAGATTAAGTTCGTCTCGTGCGATGTTGATATTTCCGCGATGAAATACGTCTGACTGTTTATCAGGAACAATGCCCCAACAATTGATTGTCTGTATGACCTTCGCCTTTAGATTCTGTCGGCGAACCGATTCAGCCAATGCCCAATCTTGAAATACACAGTTTCCTACATACTTTTCGTCTGCCAAAATCTTAATGGCGGCATCACGAGTGAAGTATTGGAATCCACCCAACCAAATCCACTTACCATGGTGATATCTAAAATCACCGGCTACATCACATTCCCCCGGAATCTCCGGAAACTTTCTGATGATTGTGTCGGGATCGATCTTCACCATGGAAGGCTTTCCCGATTCTATGAAGTGCGTCAACATACGCTTTGTCCAATTGACATTGGATTTGTTCATATTGTCTACCACAACTACTTCCGCATGTTCGAATATTGGAAGTAGATTGGTAAATACAACCAACTGTTTTGGGAATTGAAAATCGAGTTCACAAACGCGATTGCGCTCAGACTCTCTTGAGAAGTTTATGTAGATTGGTGTCATCCGGGAATAAAGTCAAATGATGCGGTTAGGCGAGTTCTGTACGGAGAATCTGGTCCTCCGTGGTACAAATTGATTGATCCATAATTCACTTCCACAAATTGTCTGTCAGCGACGACGTTCAGTTGAAGAATATCGAACATAACTCCACTCATGGTCAGAGGGAACGATTCTGGATTTCCATTCAACAAAACGTCTACTATATAGAACGGACCAACAACTGCTGCACCCGTGATAAGCAAATCCTGACCTGTCTCATTTGTGTACACAAATGCGGTCGGAAAAGGTGTCATGATAGGAACACTGCCATAATCGAATGAGGAACTGTTTGGATAACTGCTATAGTTGATGCTCAATGCCAGAGACGATCCTGTGAATGGTGCTGGACCAGAAGCAGTGGCTTCAGCACGAATAGTGAATAGCGTAAAACTACCTGTGGCAATAGAGGATGAATTGGGAACAACAGTTATTGAATATGAACCCGTTCCTGATGTAATGAGAGAGGATGTAAGTTCAAGAGGAGCACTACCACTGTTGAAAATCTTGAACTGAATGTCGGAGAACGATCCTTCATTAATGACTCCAAAATCCACCGATCCAGTAACGGCGGCATCATTCAATGCGTAGAGAAGTTGGAGAATTGGGCTCATCGATCCTGTCGGAATCACGCCCCCGCCTGCGGCTTCGTTTCCAAATGGGTCGAGACCGAGAAATCTCCATCCATCCATTCTCAACTCATTGGTTGTTTTGATCCATGTCGCACCCACATCAACTTGATCGATAGCCATCGGGTCGAGAATCTCATAAATGGTCTTTACCCACGGTTGACCGGGTAGTTTGATCCATAGACCCCATTCATGTCTTCCGAAAAGAGTTCCGACAGGGGCTTTGACGTACCAATTTGGGTCGCCATCACCGGGAAAGCCGTGCGTTTGACCTCTTAAAAATGAATCGAATGTGAATAGGGATGGTGTTGCCATATTTCTATAAATATGTCAACGAAAGCATTATGCCCAGCATATTTTCGCATAGACATTTCCCTATGTTAAAAATAATCGAAGTGACTAATCCTTAACGATATCGATTCTCCCGTCGAACGAAAATCCGGATGCTTTAAGAAAATCCTCAATTCGTTCCAGAACGGTTCCAATTCCTTCACACGAAAACTCTGTCGTGTTGGTGAAATTATGCTCGGTATTTGTGGTGCCTACCCACTCGTGCTTTAATGTAAATTTATCCATGCCCATTAGCGTGGATTAATTCTATACATCTGTCAAGCACAATATTCCCCACGCACTACCTTTAGTGCCTGACCGATAACAGTTCCCGTGCCGGGAGCATGAACGATAAGAGGCGTGGTATTGGTCAGGGTATTGTAGATTCCATCCTTTGTGTAAGCCAAATCAAAGTTCGCTCCACGACCACCGGTTTCATCCCACAAGTTCTGAAAGATTTTGCATGTCATATCAACGGCGATAGGAAATGTTTCCGTTTGTTTGATATACTGCGTTGACCACCAAAGTTGGTCGCTGAAATCGGTTTGATCAAACTCGATACTTTTTATGACAGCGGATGTGTAATCCAAGAACGTCTTCTTGTATCCGAAGACTCCACCAACGTTAAGATAACGATACTTGCGATTGTGATAAGGATAGTGAGTACGGAGAGCCTTCTCCGGGCGACAGCATGTGTCTCCACAAAAAACGATCCGATGTTCATCCAGAAATCGTTCGGCTCGCCGCATGAATGTTTCTTGGTCTCCAACGAATAGAACATCGCGAGAATCCACATACAAGAAAAGTTCACGGTCACTGGCGGAAAGATAATCGTGGAGGATTTGAACCTTCGTCTTCCATCCCTCCCACGTCATGCCTCCACCGAGCACATTGATGTTCCAATTGAACCTGCCTGCACTGAATATAAGATTTCTCAGACCGACCGGCACCTTACTTGATGCACTCGGATAATCCGTTTCGACCGTGACTACATCCCAACTGGCTTTATCCAAAAAATTCATTACTGTTTACAACGGGGTTGTTCCAAATATTTGGTTGAATGATGATGCCTGTACCTTCCCACTTGTCGTTAAATCTCTGTGCACGCTGTTGCAGAACGGTGTCGGTCGCAAAAGAAATCTCGTAGAGCCTGAACCGAAAGTCGCCCTTGCTTAATGCTTTCTTTAGTTCCTCGGGATATTCGGAAACCATTGGCGTCATGACAACGAGAATTCCATAACGAGTTGCCAATACTGCGTCAAGCAATCGCTCAATACCGGAAAATGACCGGCAGTACGTGATGAAGAATTTGGAGTCGGAGTTGTTCCGAATCGTTTTCTCGGGTTCGTCTAACTGTGTGATTGGCAGGTTATTTGTCATTCAGTTTGACGAACTTCGACACATCATCGTTTTGACCTACCTTAACGACTTCACTGAAACCTTCCGATTCGTCTGGCATCTGAAACGCCTTGTCCTGCCGGTCAATCACATGACCGGGAACTACACGATTTCTTGCGCTGTTCAAAACTTTTGCCAACTCCGTTGGAGTTGTCATAACATAAGCGCGGGCTTCAGCACCATTTCGCTGCGCCGCTTTGATGAAAGGTTTACGTGAGCGTTTGTCAACGTTTGTTGCATCTGCCACAACGTTCTTTCCTGCGCGCAACGCGTGCTCAATTCGCCCCATGAAAATGCCAAATACTTCGTGGTTTCTTGTCTGGTCGCTGGCGTTGCCAGTCAATTCCTGACGAATGTCATCCATGTTGGCAATGGTCGCTCCCATATAGTCGGCGATCTTCTTTCCCATGGTCGATTTTCCGGAGCCAGAAACTCCGATCATAACGGCTAAAATTGGCTTTTGTGCGGTGTCGTTCATTGTCAACCCGATAGGTTAGAGGTTCTTTTTCTTCTTGTCAAGTTCTTCCTGCTTCTTGAGTTTTTCCTTGGCATCTTCCTTCGGAACAACTTGCTTATTAGGCTTGTACGACATTTTGAATTTCCAACCCGTGCGGTTGTCTCGTTCATAATAGTAAATGACGCTATCCTCTGGCAATTGCGTCAGATAGCCATCTACAAGAGCCTTCGATCCACAAATCATCGGCGTATTCAACTCATAATCGAAAAGAGAGTAGTTGGCAGGGTCGAGTTTGTAGTAAAAGAAAATCTTGTTGTCTTTGTCGAGTTTCTTTGGGTATGGAGGTGGGCGCATGTCTATAAATATGGAGCAATCCCATGTTTGCCAAAAAAACAACCCGGTGGAGTGAACCACCGGGTCATTCGAATTGTTTTAGGTCTACGGATTAGACCGATGCTGAAACGACAACCTCAGAAACCGGAGCGACAGTCGTTGTCTCAACCACTGGAGTAGCAGGAGCATCAACCTTCACAGAAGTCGAAGGCGTCATGAACTCGTCGAGATTCTGACCGCCCATGGCAACTGCTGCATCGCGCTTTTCTTGCGTAACCGGAGCGGTGGCGTAGACAAGAGCCGGGCGACCGATTTGGCGAGGAATCTTGGCGATTGCCACGACCTTACCATCTTCGACTGCCTTGTTGATACGGAACCGAAGGGTAATTTCAACCGATTCGGGATGCTGCTTCTTGATATCCGAGACGGTGAAAACTTCGGGGAAATTGATCACCAACTTGGAACGTGTGGAGACCTTATCTGTCTTCTTGATTAGTTTTTTCATTTAGTATTGTTGTAACCTCGTGTTGATTGTTGATTATACGTCGTATCCCTTGATGCGGTAACCGTTGCGGTAGCCGCGTGCCCACTTCTTGCTCACGCCCGTAGGCACCGAGTAAGGAATTCCATCGTCGGCATCTTCCATACCGTGAGCACGACCGATGAAGTACGCCTCTTCGGTTTCGGAATAAGCCTGATCTTCGCCGCGAGTGCGATCATCGGAAGACTCGTCGCTAGACTCGTCATCGTTGACGCCCCAATCGTCATCGCCATCCTCGAATTCATCATCAGCATAAGAATCCGGGGTAGCGGGCTTTGCATCGGCGGTGTAAACCGCACGTGAGAGGATGCTGCGAACGTCATCGATTTCGCCGATAACTTCGTAACGGCACACACGGAGTTTGGTGCAGTTGTGGTCGCCCGGAACCGACACGGCATCTGCGGGGTTGACCTTGACAATCAGGAGACGATTGCCGCCAGCGTGAATCTTCTCTTCGCCGAGGTGACCGTAGAACTTGACATATTCGATGGCACCGACATGGAGACCATGCGAACAGTGAGCGTTCTTGTCCTCGTCAACCTGATTGCGCGGAATAGAAACCACCTGACCGATCGAATTATCGAACGTGCCAGAATAGATATCCTTGTAGTCGTTCCGTACCGCCTTGTAGGCGAGGAAGCAACCATCCTGCGTGATGGGGAGAGCGTGGTGCTGGAGGAAGTCGTAAAGTTCGTTGACCGCACGGAACGACGGATTCTGGTGGAGGTTTCCGATGAAGTTCAACAGGTTGTCGAACTCGAAACCTTCGCGCATCAACTGCTGGATGCGGGTCGTGATGGTGTTGTGAAGCGGCTTGCCCTGATAGTAAATCATGCCGTTCTCAACCTTGACGTCCGGGTGGGTGGCGAGATAACTCTTGAGCGGCTTCGCCAAATCCATGAGCGTGTCGAGAAGGTGCCACGCCTTATTGCGAAGAGCCTCCTTGATGCGATTGAAGTTCGGGTGAGTCGAACGAACGGGTGGGTAAAGCACGCCGTTGAAGTAAACGGAGATACTATCTTCCGTGATGGCAAACGTGGGTGTCGTATTCATTGGTGATATATTGGATGGTTATTTTGGATTTGTCAATCGTTATTTTGAGGCACTTACTTTATTTATTGGCAAGTGCGAACTTCGCGTTGATGTAAGCGGCAAGTTCCGCTGCAACAACCTTGGGAGCAAGGTTTTCCATCGAGGTCTGCAAGACGGCGATCAAGGGATAAGTCGCCATGATGCGCTTGTATTCCACGAGGATCGCGTTGTCGGGAGACACCGGAGCGAGCGTCGGAACCTTGATATCAAGCAAACGGCACAGGTCGCTATCGATACCAGTGTAGTGCTTGTTAACATAATCGTAGTCGGTCTTGAGAGCGTCAAGCGCCTTGATGTAATTCTCAATCGACTTGTCGTTGATCTTGGAAAGCACATCAGCGAGAGCGTTTGAGCGGGTGTCGAGACGATTCGCCGAGTTGTAGAGGCGAGAATTTTCAATCCGCGCCTTATCCCACTTGGCGTAGTGAGCCGCGATCTTTTCCTTGGCGAACTCGTAGATACTGATCCAGTTCTTGCGCTTCTCGGGCAACTTCGACGTATAGAGCACACGATGAACCGCAGGCATCTTGACATTGATGGCTTCAAGAGCCGTCTTGATCTGCATCAGAATGTCGAAGTTGTAACTGCTACCGTTCGTGGTATCCTTCGGACCACACGGACTGAAGCCTTCACAGAGAACATAATAATGCTTGCCCGCCTTCGGATCGACTTCCTCATCGTTCCAATTGTAGGTGACACGGTAGGAGCGGTGGCGACCATTCCAAACCTTCGACTTGAGCATACCGTTGCCCTTCGCACGCTGAACCGTGCGCTTCGGGGGCTTGGGCAGGCTGGAAGCCAACTGAATCTGCGTCGGAAGAATGCCGGTCCACTTGATGAACTTCTCTTCGAGAGAGTCGAACGTCTCGGTGACGGTAGCCTTATCGTTGTGCAACTTCACGCGGTCCGGGTTGTGCGGTCCGACAAGAACGATAATGTCGTTTCGGTTGGTGAGGAGGTGCTGACGGAAACGGGCCCGGGCACCACGGTCGAGGTCGTTACGGAAGAACTTGACCTTCTTCGACGAGCACTCAATGGAATTGTGCTCACGGATGCGAATGGTATTCTCACCACGGGCGGTGTAGACCGTCCAGTTCACACCGAGATTCATCAGTTCGCGATTGTAGATGGAATCCTGAGAAACGTCTTCGCCATTGAAGGTGAGATTCGTGCCGGAAATGAGGCTACGGATGCGGTAGCCGTTGAGCGTGCCACCACCGAGGTTCTCGTGATAGAAGCAACGAGCCTCCCACAAGGTCTTGCAATCCTTGAACTTCTCCTGAACCTGCTGGCGGATTTCGTCGGCAGCGGTCTTCAACTTCGCCTTGATGGCTGCAACGGTATCGTTATCGTACTGAAGTTCCTCGCGAGACACGGAAGGTGAAACTTCGCCAATCTCGAAATAAAGGTCGAGACCGGTGCCGAGCAATTCCCTCTCGCGATGATCGAGACCGTGCATCTTGTAGGCATTCATCGGGTATTCGATGTTGCCCATGACAGCGAAACACTGACGGTCGTCTTCACGGATCGCCCAATTGGTGCCCTTCATGAAGTACTCGGTCTTCTCCCACTTGAATTCAGCCGTGCCGACAATCTTCGGCTTGACGGTGAAGCGAGAATAGACACGCTGCGCGGTGTGGATGAACTTGCTGAAATCTTCCGGCTTGACGGCGAAGGAAACTTCGAGACCGTTCGGAGCGTCGGTGTCTTCCTCGGCGAACTTGGCAATGCACGGCTCACCGTTTTCGAGGTAAGCGGTGTAGATGTACTTCTTGCCGTTTTGGTAAGAAATCACCGTGAAGGAGTCGGAATAGCAGAAAGGCGTCTTGGAGCCGAGACCGTAGCCACCGATCTTGTCAGCCTTCTCGGCGGAAGGGCTCTCGAAGTAAACGGTGTAAACGTCTTCGACCATCTTCTCAGAAAGACCGGTGCCGAAGTCGCGGATGCTGACATACGGTTCGAGGTTGTTCGGAAGGTGAACGATGAACGGCTGGTCAATCGTGCCTGCCTCCATCTGCGCGTCGATGGCATTGGTGCCCAACTCACGGAGAGGAGCGGCAACCGGATCGGGATAAAGCGTGCTGGAAAGGATGCGGAACGCCTTGGCAGAAGCCTTGATGCGGAACTTGATTTCCTTACCAATGGCAGACTTTTCGACGGGCTTGGAGGTAACTTCGCGGATGAGCATGTTTCGTGTGTTTGTGAGTGGTTGTTGATTAACTTAACGACACTGACTATAATAACCGTTTGAAGAAAGTCAAGCCTTTCGAGCAACTTTCTTTAGTTTTATGTCTTTTTCAGGAACCGCTGGTTCATCTCCTTCGCAACCTCTACCATGTCAGTAGGATTGATCATAATCCCAGCCTTGCCATACATGATTGTAAAAAGGTTCTTCACTTCCTCGATTTTTACAACTGCGCCCGGCGTGTTGATAAAATAACTCATGATTTCCACGCCCATATGCGCCATTTTGCGAACTTGTTTGGCGGTGTGCTTTGCAGCAGATTCGCCCATGTAAAGTTCGTTCTTCAAAATATTAGCGAACTCGGGGATTCCATCGGAGAAGTTAAGAAAGAATACCCTGCGGTCAGGGGTGACCGGAGGAAGCATCTTTGCAATGGCATGGAAGGTGAGACCTTCCGGAGTGCTACCGTTAGGCAAAACTCGGGAGAAAACGCTCTGAATCTTGGTGAACTTATCCCGGCGAGAGTCGTAGGCAATCGCGACGTAGGGAAGGTTGGTACCAGTTCTTAAAGAAACTACAACTTCGATGTTCGGAATCATGGCAGCGGCTTTGCAAATGGCGATGACAGAAGTGATCGTTTCCGCCCACTTCGGACCATACTGCATCGAACCACTGCTATCAATGGAAATGTGAAGGTGGATATTGTCATACTTGTCTTCATCCACGTGGAAGAAGACCTTCTCGTTCCCATGACCCAATTCGTTGATAAGTCGCCCGTCGATCTTTCCCTTATCCCGGCGTGAAGTTTTCAAGACCTTGGTTTCACCACGCATCTTGAGTTTGCGGGAAAGAGCCTGACCGAGACGAATTCCACGAGCGATGGCATCGTTCCGAGTATCGCTTGGAATCAACGTGTCGAAGTGACCCTTGAAAGGTGTGGTGTTAGAATCAAGAAGTTCCGGTGTTAGATTGTGGATAACGACACACTCACAACTGGAAATCGTAACGTCATCGATTGTCTCGGGAATGCTAAGTTCAATCTCGGTCTCCGAATCTTCAATGTGTTGGAGGATTGATGAATCTTCCTTGGAAAGTTTTCCCTTCTGGAACTTACCTTCAAGAAAGTTCTTCTGCTTTTCGAGAGTTGATTTAATATCCTCGTGAGCGTCTTCTTCACCTTTCTTATCGGATTTGCAAAGTTCGTCTTCCTTATCTTCCTGAGAAGAAGCAAAATCGCCCGGATCGGAAGCCTTGTCCGCTTCGGAGTTTTCGCCGCCGAGGAAATCCTCTTCCTGAGTGTCGTCTTTGGTCTTTCCACCCGCTGCCGGATCGTCTCCCTCTTCCTTGGAATTGTCGTCGGGCTTGCTGTTGGATTTGGAGTCATTACCTTCGGTCTCGTCACCTTCACCGGATTCCCCCTCATCGGATTCTGTAGAGTTTTCCGAGGTCTTGTTCTTTGCTGGGCTTACATCGGGCTTACCCTTGCGCTTCTTTTCTTTACTTGCCTCATCGACGGGAAGGAGGTTGTCAGCAACAATGCTCACAACCTGCATAGCCACAGCCAATCGATCCGAGGGTTTTTCCAGACGGAGAATGCAATCCAAATCCACAACTTCGAGAATATCACGAAGACCGGGAAGAGCATCCAAATCACTATGAGCGTTGGTCAGATTAATAACGCGAAACTCGTAGCACGGAAGAACCTGCGCACGGTAAGCCATGGAAGCGACGCCGATGGAGACCTTTTCAGAGTGCCAGTATTTGTTATACATGGCGTCATAGTATCCCTGATAACCGGGTGCCTCGTTGTAGGTCCACGCGTCGATGAAACGATCCTCAACCCAATTGAGCATATCACCAGCGAACTTGGCAAATCGTGCATGTTCAATGCCAGCAGCCTTCGCTTTGTTGACAGCCGTTCCGGGAACCCTGCCCCAAATGGTTTTCTTTAGATCGAAGTCGCTCTTGACGCAATGAGATGCCTCGTGAAGAGCAACACCGACCGTTGCATCAAACTCTCCCTTGGAAAGTTCGGTGCCGATGATGATTTGTTCGCCATCCGTGCACGATTTGTCGGTGCCGTCATAGAAGTGAACCGGGATACTCTTCCGGGTAAGAATGCACACGAAGTTGGATACTGCCTTTCGACATTTCGAGAGGTAGACCAAGTACTCGTGCTTTGACATTTGACTCACATCCCGAACTTCAGGAGTAAGCCAAAAATCAGAGTGCTTTCTTTTGGAAACGATAGCCATGATCAGTACGGAGGCTGATTCTTGCTTGGAGCGGAGAAGGGTTGCTTCTTTGTGGTACCACCGGTAGTACCGGTGTATTTCTGCACCAATTGCTTGACGTAGGTTCGCTCGGACTCGTTGCCGCCATCCGGAGAATAGTTCGGGTAAACAATTGCCTCGGCAATTTCGGTAAGGTCAAATCCATCGTAGGCAAGCGACGCCATTTCCACGCCAAGGCGAGTCGAGAGCCCGGTAGAGATACGAGCACCATCCATCTTGGCATGAACGCGAGTATCCGATGTAATCTTTGAAATGTGCTCAAGCATCTTCTTCTCGACGCCCGGAAACTTCAACGAAAGGAGGGCATACTCCTGTTCCTGAGTGAGAATGTCTGACTCGATCTTGACGGGAAAGCGATTCAAGAGAGCGGCATCCATCGTGCGAGTAGAGGTGTATTCCACACCAACGTTGGCAGTTCCGATGAAGCAGACGCCATCAGCAACGCGAACCGTTTCGGAACCTTCCTTTTCATCCAGACGAACATAACGCTGGAGAGGGTCGAGAACGGAAAGTAAAATATTCCAGCCGTCCGGGTGGCATCGGCTAACCTCGTCGAGAAGAATGACAGCACCCGGAGTGCGAATGGCACGGATGAATTCAGATTCACCAAAGAGTGTGCCGGTATCCTTCTTGAAGTGGGTATTACCAATGAGAGAAGACCGAGGGTCTTGCATAGCACCGAGAGAAAAGGGGAAGAAGACGTTCTCTTTACCAAGAACGCGCATGACAGTCTGAGCAGCCAAGGTCTTTCCAGAGCCAGTATCGCCGAGGAGGAGGATGTTCAAACCGCGCAGAGCCGAGCGTACCAAATACTTCCACTTCAACTCCGTCATAACGAAGTCAGCGGGCTTCAGTTTGTAGCAATCGTGAACGAAGGTGACGATTTCATCGTGGTTTGTTGGAAGTTTGGGCTTTGAACTCATGCATCCAACATAGACCTTCGTTAGAAAAAGTCAATACCCAATACGAAAATAGTTGCAAACCATTGGTGTTTAGTATGTAAGGTATCTAACAATGATGATTCCAGAACCACCATCTCCACCTTTTCCGGTAGTTCCTGTGGATTCTCCACCACCACCGCCACCACCGCCGCCTGTATTGGGGAGACCGTTTGCACCATTTACGCCATCGCCACCATTTCCACCACCACCAAGCCCGCCGGTACCGGGTGTGTATGCCGATGAATATCCACCACCTCCACCACCACCAGCGAAGTAGGTTGGAGTGCCTGTAATACTGGTAAGGTATCCATTGGCTCCATTTCCGGCGACAAGGTTTGAAGCATCACCACCATTGGCACTTATCGATCCACCTCCACCACCGACATATCCGGTTCCGCCCGGATCACGATCTGTGTATCCGTATCCACCAATACCCGCACCAAACGTCGATCCACCACGAAGAAGAAGAGCGGTTCCTGCCGAATTCAACTTGCCTCCTGCACCACCACCGGTACCTCCGGTTTGTCCCGATTGTAGTCCTCCACCTCCACCTCCACCTCCGTGTACGTTGTAAATGCTGTATATCGAATTTCCACCGTTGGCTCCCGTGTTCTGCTGGGAACCGGCACCACCGAGACCGACCGTGAATGAGTGTGTGGCAACTGACATTGCAAGGTTTGAATTGTACCAAACGGCACCGGCACCACCTCCACCACCGTATCTTCCACCACCACCTCCACCTCCACCAACGATGAGCATTTCAACATTCATTGGAATGTTTACGATGAAATTTCCACTTGTTGTGAATGTGTGGATAGTGTATGCGCCCGAGCGAGAAACCGTGCCTCCAGATGCTTTGTTTGGAGGGGTGAAGTTCGGGGTTCGAATCGATTTTGCGGAAATGATCTTACTGAGTGTTACCTTCAT